ACTAAATACTGATGCATTATTAGCTGATGCTGATTGTAAGAATGAAATTGAATTCCAATTAGCAGAATTGGAGTTAACGTTAGTGAAAACTGATTGATCGTTTGCTGAAATAGCCTGTAAGAAAGATATAGTATTCCAATTTGCACTACTTGAATTAACATTACTGAATACAGAAGCATTGTTAGCTGAATTGGAATTAACGTTACTATAAACTGATTTATCATTAGCGGATAAAGCCTGTAAAAAAGAAATACTATTCCAGTTTGCGGAATTAGAGTTTACATTACTGAATACTGAAGCATTATTAGCAGATTGAGATTGAAATCCACTACCTGAATTCCAACCACTACTTAAAGAAAATACCTGACTATAAACAGATTGGTCATTTGCTGATAATCCCTGTAAGAATGAAATGCTGTTCCAATTGGCTGAGTTGGAATTTACATTACTGAATACTGAAGCATTATTAGCAGATTGAGATTGGAAACCACTGCCAGTATTCCAATTACCACTAAGATTAAATACTTGACTATAAACCGATTGATCATTTGTTGATAATGCTTGCAAGAAAGATATAGTATTCCAATTAGCACTACTTGAATTTACGTTACTGTAAACAGATTTATTATTTGCTGAAATAGCCTGTAAGAAAGATATGCTATTCCAGTTGGCACTACTTGAATTTACATTACTATAAACTGATGCATTATTAGCTGATGCGGATTGTAAAAAAGATATTGTATTCCAGTTAGCACTATTTGAATTTACGTTACTATAAACTGATTTATCATTTGCTGATAATGCTTGTAAGAATGAAATACTATTCCAGTTTGCTGAATTAGAATTTACATAACTAAAAACACTTAGATTATTTGCACTTTGAGATTCAAAAAAATTAATGTTATTCCAATTAGCAGAATTAGCGCAAACTGAACTAAAAACAGAATTCCAATTAGCTGAAGTTGAAAAAACAGAACTATAAACCGTATTCCATAATCCAGAATTAGAAGTGACTGAGCTATAAACAGAATTCCAATTGCCTGAAAGCGATCCTAGTGTTACAAGATTAGCGGAATTATTTTGAACCCATGTTGCATAATCTAATGTTTCGGTATAACTCGCAAGATCAGTAAAAGCTGCCTTTTTAGTGACACCACCTTGTGAAAGAACGAATAATTCAGTACCAATAAAAGGCGTTGATGCCTGTGTTAAATCGGTAATTAGTTTTATTCTATCTGAAGTGATATTGTCAGCCATATAGTATATTTACCTATAATTGATAGGTTTCTGTTGGTACATAATACCAAGAGTTAGCATTACCCAATCCTAGTTGACCGTAGTTGTTCATACCACACATATATACTCTACCTTCTTGTGTTATTATTTGTAAGAATATTTGATTTGAATAACCAACAATAGCAATACTTTGAGCATTTTGTTTAGGTAATTTTACTTGTGTTAATGTTGTTACATAAGGCTGTTCACTATCGAATGCCAAACCACCCCAACCATTATATCCACATGTGAATACTCTTCCATCATTTGTTAATAGAGCAAATGCACCATCTGCTGCTGTGAAATCTTTAACCAATCCACTTGACCAAGACCAATTTGGTACGGCTGCAACACCAGTTCTATATGTTGGATATACTGGATTGTGCATTGGAACAGGTGTTGGGTGAGCAGCCCCATCTGTTGTTCCGATACCTAATTCACCCCATGTATTTCGCCCCCAACTCCATAATTGACCATAACCATCTAATGCGTAACATGCGGTATGATCGCCTATTAAACTAAATGTTTCGAATTTTACAATATTACTAAGAGAAGTGATTTTTGTTGCATAATTTCTATTTGTTGTATCACCCAATCCTAATGCACCAATTCCATTATATCCAGTTGACCATAATGTTCCATCGTTACATAAGAAATATGTTGCACCAGTTCCTGATACGCCACCATTACTACCATAAACTGCTTTAACATTACCAATTGGTAAATTCACACCACTCATTACGTTGCCGAATGTTGGTATATAAGAACCATATCCTGATGATCCTCTACCTAATTCACCATAATTAGTCCATCCACAACCCTGAACTTGTCCATTATTAAATAGTATAAATAAACTTTGACTATTACTTGAGTCACCAGTATTTAATATTTGTTTTATTCCACTACTATTGGTCAATGATATCGGTATTGGTGTTGGGTGTGCAGAACCATCTGTTGAACCTATTCCAAGTTGTCCATAGCCATTATAACCCCATGTCCAAATTGTACCATCTGCTGTCATCGCAATACATGTTATGTATGCTGCCTGATCTTCAGATTCATTTACTGCGAATTTAACAACCGCACGTTTTGGATTAATATTACCTTCTTGTCCACCGAAGTAAACTTTATTCATGAATGTTTCATGTTCAGTGCTACCGTTTCCAAGATTTCCGTAATTGTTATAACCACTTGCCCATAAAACACCATTTGAATCTAATACATATAAAGATAATCCTGCTTGCCAATATTCAACAGGTCTTCCATATGGAGTTGCCGAATCTGTTGGTGTTACTGATACTGGTGTGTATGAGTATATATCAGCATAATATCCCATTGGAATGGTTCCATAATATGATCTACCTGCGCTAAACATTCTACCATCCCAATATAAAACAGCAGAAGTTTGTCCACCTCTTCCATACTTGTTTGGTAATGCCGAGTAATCAGCTAAAGCATATGCTATTGCACCAGATCCACTACCACCACTAATAGTTACATTGGGGTGTTGTAAATAACCTTTACCAGCGTTTGTTACGGTTATACTTGTAACAACTCCACCTGCAATATTCGCTACAGCAGTTGCTTGAATATTATTACCAATGATATCAGTTGGTGCATCTATTGTAACACTTGGTGGTGTTACATAACCACTTCCACCATTTCCCACGATGATATTTCTAACTGAACCGTTTACAACGGCTCTACTAACATTTGTAAGATCACCTAATACATTAACGCTACCACTAATAACTACATTGTTAGTATAGATATTACCTGTTGTACTTAAATTATTAACATATGTAAAATTTGGTTGCGTTGCGGTAATATTTGAACCTAAAATAAAGGTATTAGTTTGATTATTTGTATTGTTACTAACACCACCTAAAATTGCTGAACAATTTCCGGATGCGATATTACTACTACCACCAGCAACGGTTGACCAAGATCCAGATGCTGTATTGATAGCACCACCAGCAACGGTTGAATATATTCCCGAAGCAGTATTACTATTACCACCAGCAACGGTTGAAATATTGCCATTAGCGATATTACCTGCTCCACCACCAACTGTTGATTCATATCCAGCTTGATTGTTACCACCACCAGCTATAGTTGATGCACGACCTGATGCAGTATTACAAATACCACCGCCAACAGAAGAATATACACCGGATGCGGTATTGTTTAATCCACCATCAATATGTGAATAACATGCTGAAATTAAGTTACCAGCACCACCAGTGATTGATGAATCAACACCAGCCGAAGTGATTAAATTATTTTGTCCACCAAAAACCGATGAGAAGTTAGCACACGCACAATTTCCACCATATACATATCTCAATGATGAAAGAGATGTGCCAGTTGTAAAGAAACTACCTGATGCAAGAACACCAGTTAAGTTTGAACCATTACCAATGTAATTTCCATAAACGTAACCGCATGAACTTATATTATTAACATATGTAAAATTAGGTTGTCCTGCTGTGATATTTGAACCTAAAATAAATGTATTTGCTTGATTATTTGTATTGTTGGCTGAACCAGCAGCTACGAATGAAACCAATCCATTTGTTGTATTACATGAACCACCAGCTACTGTGGAATATCTACCGGAAGCCGTGTTGCATGAACCACCGATTACAGTGGATGCAAAGTTACAAGCGTTATTAAATTGTCCACCTAAAACAGAAGCCGCAGTGCATGTTGCATTATTACAATAGCCTCCTCCGATATTTGAATATGCACCAGATGTTGTATTATATTGACCACCAGTAATGTTAGAATAACAATTACAAACATTGTTGCATCTTCCACCAACAACACTTGAGAACGTACATGCTACTTGATTTGATGAACCACCTGTGATGCTGGAGCAATTAGCCGTTACGTTATTTGAAATACCACCAGCTACAACTGAATAGTTTCCAGTTGCGGTATTATTATAACCACCAGTTATAACAGTATAACATGCTGATGCTGTGTTGTTTTTACCACCAACGACACTTGAGTAATTAGCAGAAGCGGTATTATTAACACCACCTAAAATATTCGCATAACCTGATATATTTGTATTGTTATTGGTTCCAATCGATATTGATTTATTGCCACTAATTTGACCATTTACGGTAAGCGTTGCATTTGGAGTTGATGTATTAATACCAACATTTGCGTTTTGATCTATTGCAAATGCTGTGATTGATGGTGTATTACCAAATACTGAACTAATGTAATATTTGTTTTGTAATTCATCATAAGATGTAATGAAACCAGACATTGCGTATGTTCCGGTTCCATATTCACCAATAAAAAGAACAGGAGCTAAACCATCATTTGCAATACCATTTGTTAAATAAACATAACTTGTGGATAATACAGGTGTAAAAATATTACTTTGTGCGCTAATATTTCCTGCAACGGTTAAATTCGCATTTGGCTTTGATGTACCAATACCAACATAACCACTTGTTGAGCCATCAACATAAAAAGCAGTATTAGAATTAACAGTCGCTACGATAACTGGATACGGGCCAGTTTGCGTTAAATTTAATGTTGTTCTGGTTCCATTATTAATTATATCTAAACCTTGACTAGAGAGAACCGCTGTTGTATTTGTTATAATTCCACCAGAAACATAGAAATTACCAGTTACACGCAAATTACCATTTGCATTGATGTCTCCAACGACATCCAATGGATAAACTGGGTGTGTATTACCAATACCCACTTTACCACCCATGAATGTTGCTACTGGTACACCTGATGGTGATTGTACATATATACCATTGCCACCTGAAATCATACCAGTAACAGTTTGGTATCCTATTACCGTAGAATTACCACTTAATCCTAAATTTCCTGCTGCAAAAATATTACCATTTGTTACTAAATTGTTGATATTTAATGCACCATTTATATACTGATCACCAGTTGAACTTATATTACCAACAACCGTTAATGCTGCATTTGGATGACCTGTACCAATACCAACATTACCACCCATGAATACGGCAGAATATGCACTTGTGGGTGGAACTACAGCACTTAACCCACCCGATAAAACGAAATCACCATAAAAGGGAGCGTCAAAACTGGCTATCGGATCATGAGATGAATCAGGATTTGTAGCTGATGCATAAGTGTGGTGATTCTGTCTATGATATTTGGAATTCGGTCTCATTACTATTAATAATTATCCTTAAGAACTTGCATTAGGGTAAAATGTATCATTACAACAATCTGATGATGCTTCACCCCATGTTTTTGTTAACTGTTGACTTGATGAAAATGAATATGAACTTGGGAAATTACTCTGTAATTCGGCATATGTTATTGGATTAATGTTACATATACGAATTACTGGTAATGTGAGATTGTAACACGACATGCCCTTCCAAGACCAACAGAATGGATTACTGCAACCAGTATTAATACCAGAAAGGTTTCTGTTATCGGTAACTGTTAAATAACCTGCCAAGTAATTTAAAGCATTATATATTTTACCCAATTCTCTATTGAGAACCTGTGGGATATTAAATTCATTTACGCCAACTTGAACATTTTCATTTTCTATATCATCAGCAAAAACTGGTCTACTTGAAACTAAAATTGGTGTTTTTGAAAAGTATTGAATTTGACCATAAGGTGTTGATTCCGTTACAATAACGAATTTTGAATTCATTGTATTTCTAAATGTTTTAATATTCTGAATCAATCGGGTAAATGCACGATTGTAAACATTATCCATAGTAAATTCATCTCTTGATATTAGTATTTGATCCTTTGTCCAATATTGGTAAGGTAATCCTTCACCAACCTTAAATAAGGTTACAATATCCTGACATTTTATAATACTATTTGATGTCGAAAATACTAGAGATTCACTATTTGAATATTTAGCGGAAGTAAAATTCAAAAATTCTACACTTGGTATTTTATCAACATATGATATAAACGTTCCAGTTAATGTAAATTTGATTATTTCATTACTATATAAAACATACATGAAATTTCCATTTTTATCAAAGATGATCTTAATTGGTTTTGCTTTAAGATTTATTCCATTTTGATCGGTTAATTGGAAACTGGTGATTAAATCACCCATAGTATCAAAAACATAAATCTTATTACTGATTGTTAAAATATATGGAAATTCTGTCGTTGGGTGTACAGCAAAACATTCTGGATTATTTGTATAAATTGGTTTAATTGAAGTTCCCACATTTATATCAAATTCTTCGTTATAATATGTATAAATCCAGTTTAAATCTTCAGTATAATGTTTTAAACAATGGTTTTGATAGTCTAAAACATAAACATTATCATTTAAATAAATTAATTCTGTGGGAGAATTAAATTTATTTGGATCTTGTCTTCCACCATAGTTTCCAACCACTAATTGAATATTAATTTCGTTTATGTAATCAAAACTTAAATTGAGTTTATATATTTTATTGTAATATTGATCTAAGACATATAAATTTTGACTCGGTTCATCGTAATCGATTGAAACCGGATTCACTAATAATTGATATACTTCATTTATATTATCAAAAAATATTTCCGTTGGATTTGCACCAGTTGTAAATGCTCTCGCACTCAAACCATCAAGTACAAATGTGTAGTAATCAGTTTGAACTAAATCTTTAATATTTGAAAATGATGGAGATACTGCATTTTGTGCAGAACTTACGGTTGCGTAATTTGGATGAACGTAATCACCTGATAAGAAATCCTGAGTATGCCACTGAATACCTCTGCCTACATTATTTTGACTAGTACCAAGCCACCCATAGAATAATGTTGGTGAATCAGTATTAATAGTTTGGGTATTGTATATTAAATATTCCAAATTATCATAGAGACGACTCATTGCGGTATTAAATATATCCGCATCAGCATATTCATTTGGTTGAATATCAACTTGATCCACTGTCCAAGGAAGAGTTAAATATTCCTCGGTTAATAATCTTATTTTCGATTGATCATAAGTGGGCCATGTATTATAAACTGTAATCGCATGTGTATTAGGTAATTGAAAACTTAATGATGAACCATTGTTATAATTAACTTGATATGATAACGTGTATGTTCCCTCTGATTGATAAGAATGTTGTGTTATATCATTGACTAAATGATAAGCTGATAAGCCATCTCCAAAATATATGTTATAAGAAGTTATTGCTACATTTGCTTCTGGTGTATTTTGTAGATAAGGTGTTTTGAATTGTATAAAAATATTATCGCCTGTTGTTGCGTAATAAGATGAAATATAAATTTCTGGCTTTACTGCTGTTGCATAAACAACAAATGATTCTGTTGCTGTTGTAAGTTTCTGTTCAATCACATTCCATGAATCATATGATCCAGTATAGCTAGTAGCTAAATTGTATGTAGTTGATGGGATGTAAGCTGAGAGTGTAGCCGATGCATTTAATAATAAATGATTTTGAACATAGTTATCAACCGTTAATGGTTGGGAACCATCTCCAATATTTAAGATAAACAAATCATAAAGACCATTTACCATTGGCACATTTATCTGACTAACCCATCCACCCGAAAGCGACGATAATGAATATGTTACATATGAATTAGGGTTTTGTAATGCTCGTACAGGTGTATTTGCTGTATTAGGAACAGTGAGTGTTTGTAAAACACCAACGAATATATTATTATCAAGATCGATTGATGTTACTGGTGTAAATTGTAAACCTAGTTGTGTTACTGTATTGTAATCAAAAACAACAGCTGTATCTACAGTTGAAAACTGTAATTGTAAAGTATCATAACCAACCAATTTAGGTGATTGATTAAATGCTGATAATCCATTTTTTGAATATGTTAAATTATTAAAACTATTAGTGTTTGATGCAATTGAATAATTTCCTAGATATAAACCAGATGTAGAATTGTTTGAAGTTAACCCGATATAATTTAAAGAGTTAACTGATCTACGAGGGAAAAAATTATTGAATGCCGTTAGGTAAACAGTTAATCCTCTATTTGATGATAGATCGTTTACATAAGGTAAATTAATTAAGTGATTATTGGTATTAAAAGTGGAAAATAATGATACCGATGGGTCATTTAAATTTGCATAACCGTATTGATATAACCCACCTTTATTTGCTGAAACATAAAAATTCTGTGAATTTGTATTATTGTGAGCATAAGCAGTTGGTGCTTGTGATACTGTAAAATTATTATTATTAACAATAGTCAGATATCCACTATTTCCTTGATGCCAAGTATATGGTGGATATATTAAAAAGTTAGTTGGTGCAAAGAATTGTGCAGTTGGTAATGTGTATATAGTTTGTGTTGAAACTAAATTATGAGGAATTGTCCACCCAGCAATTGTTGCACTCAATGCACATAATGATACATTTGTTGATGTAACACTAGGTGAGGAGATTACATAATTAAAGGTAGAAATACTACTGAGATTTGCTGATGTTGAACTCAGTGAATAATAATGCCCTGTATTATCCGTTATTACCCATTGAATAACAGGAGCAACTAAATTGGATACGATTTCACCAGTTGAAAATTTAAAACTATTAAAATCTGTATTTGGTCTAGATAGTACATTATTCGCAGATGTATTTGCGATAAATGGTGAATTTTGAGGAGAATAAATTATATATTCTAATTGATAGAATTGATTTATATCATACCAAGAAATTTCCTGATTAACCACATTAGTTACAACACCATTGGTGACTGTTATTTGAACTGGAACCAATACGGGTCTAGGACCTAACCAAGGATATAATTGTATTATTGGTTGTGATTGGAAATATATGTTTACAACTTCTCCTGTAAAGTTATATGCTGTTCTAAAATATGTATTAAAAATGTTATCTGATGGATAATCTAAAACACTAATATTACTATTTCCTATGGTATATGGATTATTGTAATGCGATATCGCTGATACCGATAAATTGTGAATATTAAATGAGTTTAGAGATGAACTTAATTGTACATTTAAAACTATAGAGCTTAGATAATCAGAAAAATTAGTACTACCGTTACTATATGTATTTCCAATAAATGGTGTATTATTATAAAAAGCAGTAATTGGTAAATTAGTTGTTTTGTTATCGTAACTCCAAACCCAATACATTGGAATGCCTGTTGGGATTTGATATGAATTTTGGTTGTATGGAACCGTTGCAGTTACGGTATATGATACAGTTTTTCCCAAAATTTGCGTATTTGCGACACCAACATTAAATTTATTATGTGAGAGGATATTGAATAAATTTGGATTAGATGAAAGAGTTGCAGTTTGATTATATTTCTGAGAGGAAAGAGTTACGTTTACGGTGTTAGGACCGTATCCCGAAACCGAAACCGTCCAACTGTTACTATTAAATGGAATTGGTTGATTTATTGGAATTGCTGATAAAAATGTTCCATCTGGATTAACTGATTGTAAAGTGATATTACAATTTGGATTAACATTATTGGAATTAAAATTCCAACTTATTAAAGAATTACCTTGTAATGATGAATTGGTATCACTTAATGTTAAAAGATTTTTTGATGGGAAATCTGGGTAAGATGTCAAGAATGAAGAATCTACTGTTATATTATCTGCTTCTTCATTTATTACCTTTAATGATATAGGATAACCGAGTGCTGCCTTATATACATTATTTTGTCCTGATGCAAAATGTATAAATGTTGCATTATTTGATTCGGAAATATAATTAAAGATGCTACTACTTAAACGGGTTCTTAATGTTATATTAAAGGGTCCGTACGATGATAATGGATAAACTAAAAGGAATTGTGATCCTTCTGATGTTGGGACAAACGGTGAATTTATAATATCATAAACCTGATCTAGATTAGATCCATAATAACAAAATATCTCATCTAATACATATGGTGTATTTTTTGGAAAATCAATTACATTTAAAGAGATGAAATCATTTGGAGCATATGTTGGTAAGTCAACATTTAATATACCAAAATCACTAGCTAAACATGATGAAAGATAAACAAATTCGGTTTGTCCATATTGAGTAGCACCGGATGCGGTGTATTGTTTGGTTACACCACTTGATAAGTTAAATCTTAAACTATAAGTGTCACTTGGATTTGGGAATGCATTATTGGTAAATGATGTTTTAAATGAATAATAATGCGGTGAATATGGAATAGTCCAAACCATAGTATCGAATGGTGTTGACCCATCACTAATCGGTACGTTTAATGGAATTAAACCAGAATTACTTGTTACAAATGTAGTTGAGCCAACACTAGAAAGTGTATTGGATAAACTATTAAAATAGTAAGGAGATTCCGCTATATATTTTAATTTTAACGATTGACTTGCTGCGTTGAAATCAGGTTTACAATAAGGATATCTATTTCCGAAATTATCTTTATATGTAGCATTATTATATCTGAAACTCGTAGGGGAATTACATGATAATGATATTGATAAAATACAATTGCTGAAATCTTGAAGTGGTGCGCTTGGGTTTATCGAACTCTGTGTTAATTGTAAAGTCTGATAATTTATTGAGTTTAAATTAAAATTATTAATGAATGATGAACGAAAATCATACCATAAAGTAGGTACTTCTTCTGGAAAGAACTGACCAAGTGGAATCATCTGATTCCATAGGTAGTTATAAGTTGTAATATTGTATTTTATATTAATTGAATTTGGTACAATATAAATGTTATTATCTTCCAATTGAACATTGAAACTAAAAGGATTAAAATTAGGAGTATATGTTAAAACATTGTTTATTACGTTTTTTGATGCTGATAAACTATAAACCAAATTAACTGGTATAGAATTTCCTCTTATAGGATTAAAATATGGTTGATTGAATTTATAATTGGTATGTTTAACATAAGAATCGTGATCAACAACATTACTACCCACGAATAAAACATTAGTTGAAAGTAATACGGTTGAAGTTTGTAAATTAAACGTTCCGTTATTATTAGCTGAAAGTGAAATTGGTTTTAAAAATAATCTTTGTGGATACAATAAATAAGCAGCATCAAATAGATTATTTGCAGTATTAGTTTGATTAATTGATGATAATACTGGATTTTGTGATGAATTATTATCAAATGAACTAATTGAAAGTATGAAATTGTTAAAAATATCTCCTATATTATAGGTTCTTAATGTTGATGGTTTCCAAGTAAAAGTGTTATTACTTGTTTTTGATGTGATTTGATAGGTATCAGATTCTGGATCAACATAAGAATTTGCGTTTCCAAAATTAAAATCAATTTGATTATAAACATCAGTCACGTTGTTTATATCGTTGATCGGATTATCTACAAATCTGAATAAGTTCAAATACTTCATTGAACTCAATCCTGCAACTTTACTGTTAAAGTATGTTGGTGTTATAAGATATTCTTCCATGGGCCAACTGCCGCTCATTGCTACAGTGTAATAACCATTTGAAGCTATGTTATAAGATGACATAATAATATTTATTATAAAAGGTTAAAAAATCCCCTTTAAATCAATCCAAATCCTTTATAAAGTTGATAGGTGAAGATAAATTCCATCATACCGTCACTATTATTCCAATTAAGGTAAGAATCTGGGTATGCTCCAGAAATTTGATTAGTTAAGGCTAACAGGTACTCGTCTTTATTAATGTTTGTAAATTGATTATTCCAATCTATAGTATTTTCCACGTATACTTCATTTGTAGCAGGTACAAATTCATAAAATTCATATAATTGTGTCCAATCATAGGAGTTATTTTTTATACCAAGATAATAGGCAAGTTCATCCAAACTATAAGATGATACACCAGCAGTTGATAAATTTGTAACCTTATCATCATAAAGTGGAACCTGTCCGGTTGGGATTAAGCGATATGAATTTAGAGATTTTGCTTTTAATACAACAGGGGTTCCAGCGGAAACCATATATGTATTTGTATCTAATAAATCACCCCTATTAAAATTATCATATTTACTAGGTGATGAGAAATTAAAGGAATCATTTAATACGCTACCAAATAATCTACTTTGATTTATACTTAAAAGATCCATAGATCTTTGTATATCAATTGGATATTGTAATCTAAAATCATCAGTGTTTAAATCAACCGATTGAGCTAAATCATATAGATTATCAACATTACAAGTGTCTAAATCCATAATATTAGAAGTATAATTTGCAATTTTTTCGTATGATTTTACGCCTAAGTCGTCATGGGACGATAATCCAAATATTGATGTGAAGAAATTAAAGAGATTTGTACTTTCTTGTAATGTTTGTTGGAAGGCAACAGATTTAAGTTGTCCTGACATATCAAAATTTTCATTTATCTTATAAAGATCATAATAATTTTGAGGGTAAAAGGATATATAATTTGGTGCAGTCGTTCCAGATATATTTTTATATATGGTTCCTGTTGTATCACTTATATATGATGGATCATTATTATAAGCACTGAGGTAGTATTTGTTCGTCCATCTAAAGCCAGACCAATCCCCGTTTGCTTGCGCTGATTTACTCCAAGGATTGTAATCATACATTGTTGCAGTATTAGCAGCACTAATATATGGAACTATACCCTTTGGATTTATATAAAAATTATCAATTATACTTTTAGAATTTGAATCAATAACATATATTTTATTTTCTATGGAATTAATAACATATATTCTACCCAATAAATCACAACTTATACCTTCTAATGCTGTTTCATCTGCATTTTTATTTGCATCGAACCATTGCGGTACGTTATTAGCGTAGTTGTCGCTTGATATAGCGAAGGTGACGGTGTTACCATTAGTAGGATTTATACTGCCAACATAATGATAGCTATAAGTGAACCAAATATTCTGATTAATGTCGATTGTTATATCATTTATTGAATTGAAAGGACCGAATGATGTTAATAAAGCACCATTTGTGTTAATATATTGTAGATAACTTGAGTCAGTACCGGATGTTATGTGATTTGTTGATACCCATAAATTGTTATTGTTATCGCAAACTATTTCATAGGGTGAACTATAGTGATATCGAACTGATGTCAATAAATTACCATATGTATCATAATTAACTAACCATCCACTGAAAGGATTTGAATAAGTTACCCAAACATTATTATTTAAATCTGTTTCAATGCATGTTGGTTGAATTGGATAACTGTCATCTGAATCATATGATAAATTATTTGATTTTACATTGGATTGATCTATCCATGATTTTAAGAAATCTGGATTTTGTATTGGTGCAGCATCAAAGGTAACTGTTGTTATATAATTTCCTAAATTATCGAATTTAAATACATATGGTGTATCGAAACATGCAACCCAAACATCTTGATTGCTATCTAAAGCAATCGACAATGGTGTTAATTGATTTGGAATTAAGAAACTTAATTGGGCAGTTGTATACTGAAGTAGCGTTAATAAACTGTTTAAGTTTACATTAATTAATATATCACCAACTGAATTTATTCTATATAAACTATTGAGTTCACTATCAGCTACCCATGCATGATATGTTGGTTCCGGTAGTGCCGCAATCGCATTAATACCATGAATACCCGAAACTGCCATGACATCATTTTTGAATTCAACATTAAACGGTTGTATTGTTGGTACGTCAAAAGCATTAACATGAACCTTATCTAAATAACCCAAAGAGACCGCAGAAAATGCTGGATTTGAATAATATTGAGCAGTTGCTAACATTCCTGCATTTGGATTTGATATCCATAATATTGGATTTACATATTTTGTTGAAAGTGATGGAACTGGAAAATAACCACTACCTAATATTTCACAATCAACAGTACTTGTGTAATTTACAAAAGATCCTTTATAATAACCTCCAACTTTAAATCCATTAGAATCTTGAAATTTAAATTGTAAATTATCTGGTGTATAGGTAAAATTCAATGGCGTACCATTTAAATCAAAAGCAGATAAACTAAATGGAATATTATTTGAACTGAATAGATTATAATATGTTGTATTATCAAAGGGAATATAGTGAATGAATTCATTTTCATTAGCTATAACGGTTCCGTTTCCATCTATGAGATCATCCGCATAATAAGTTGGATTAACTTTCATGTTAACCAACATTGGATTATCCTGCCCAATAAATCTAAGTTTTGAGAATGGATTTATTCCGTTTTGCGTTATATTTAAATAATCTGGTTCCCTGAATGTAAAAATGTGTGGTAATGTAACCGAAGCAAGACTGTTTGAAAAACTTGGTGTTTTATTATCCTCATTAAATGAACCATTAAATGATCTTAATCCTGATGTTCTTAATGTTGCAATAATTGTACTGTAAGGATTTTCATTGAAATATAAATCCGTATTATACAAATCATCAACAAAATAAAATTCAGCAGTTCCGGAAACACCTACAACGTTTCCACTTGGATTTAATTTACCAACTTCATCAATTGCAATTGGAGAATCTACTGTTTGAATGAAATCTATTTGATTACCACTTAAATCTAAGAATCTCCATTGTGGTCTTAAGAAAGACCAATTATTTTCAGGTTCTTGATAGCGATAAGATTTTGAAAATTGAGCACCCAAATCGATAAAATGAGGTTCGGTGCTTGATGATGTTATGTTTATTTTAAAAGGATATCTATTTAAGTGACCAGCAAATGTTGGTGGTGGTATTAAATCAAAATATAAAGATTCATTTAAATATAACTGTACGGGTATTACATTTGAATCAGTAAAATATTCACCACTACTAGTATAAACTGTTAACGTTACATTATAGTTATTTGGTAATGTATATAAATGTTTTGGATTAGGTTCTCTGCTGCTAGAATAATCACCAAAATTCCAATAATATGTATTAATTCCTAGTGATGATAATTGAACGTCCGTTGTGAATTGAAAATTTGTAGCGTTTGCAAAACCACTATTTAAATTTGTATTAAATAAACTTACTTTTACATTAGTATTAGCTATGGCTGTGTTGATGATAGTATAATCATCACCAACTACCTCATAAGCAGTCATTGAAACTGTATAATTGCCAGATGAATTATATATGTGATTTCCGGATATTTGATTTGTTAAGGTTCCATCACCTAAATCCCAATAAAAAAGATTATAATTTTGTGCAGTATAACTATCTGGAACGTATGTAAAATCAGTTGTTAAGGTATAACCGAAATTTGGGGGATTTAATACTATACTAGCTGGTGCTATAGTTGTACCAATAGATAATGTACTATTTGTTGGTACTATAGTTGTAGTTTGTGTTGGTGAAGATGTAGCTTGATTTGATATAGTTAATAAATTAGGAACTTTTGGTGATCCAACACCTGTTACTAAATCATAACCCTTTGCTGATGCATAACCATTGCCACCATCAACGATATCATTAAAGTAATATGATGAATTTTGATTATATAAACTATAAATTTGTTGATTTGCAAAAGATGAACTTTTGGTATATAACCCAGCACTGCATCTTCTAGCCATTATAGCAGCCCATTGTGGTGCGGCTGCACTGGTTCCAGCTAATGCTTGATAGTATGATATATTTGTATATGGATTTGTCCAAACTATCCATGCAGCTGCACCGGAATTATATGATACATCAGGAACACCTCTACCTGATAATGCAACATTATTTACGGTTAAATTTGCTTGATAAGATGGTACTGGATTTACTGATGCTACTGCTTCACCACCACCACTTCCACTCCATGAAACTTCACGGTACGGACCGGGTGAACCAGAATAATACAAATTATTTCCACCTAATAAAACAGTTCCACCTACACCCAATACATTTGGTGAAGATGCTGGGTAATTTACTTGAGCACCAGAATCACCAGCCGCTGCAATAAAAATTGTATTTCTTGTGTTAAAGATATTATCAAATCCACTTTGATAAAAATACGATTGGTCAGGACCGCAAGTAAAACTCATTGATACAACATCTGCGCTCAATGTGTTTACAGCGAAATTAACTAATGCTGGTAAATCAGCTACACTATTTTGGTAATCGGTAATTAAAACCAAATTAGCAGATGGAGCCATCGCATAAGCATATTGTATGTCTAAACTTGTTTCTTGACTCCATCCAAAAGCATCCGCTGAAAGTGCTGGATTATTCTTTAAACTTGTCCAATTAGTAGCACCAAGTGGTGCATATACTTGTATTGTCTTTTGGGGTAATCCCATAGCAGTACAAAAGAAATTAAGATCACTTTGTGCTGTTGGACTACCATAGAAATCTATGATAGCTATAGTTTTACCGGAACCGCTATTACTAAGAGTTGTTAATTGGTCAAATCCATAATAGCTTATAAAATTTTGAGGGATAAGAACACCATATCCACTTGGTGCTGATATCTCTTCTTGATTTAAATCAGATATACCAATACCATTTGAAAAGGAATCACCATTTCTGATGCTACCAGTTTGTCCATTTAAATCCCCATCGTTTTCAAGGTATTTCCAACTTAACAGGGGTGTAGCTTTTAATGCAGATAAATCCATATACAAAAACTATTAAAAATCCGCAGCCTTGATCGAACCAGTTGTTTCTTGTATAGTAATTCTTGATGCTATATTTGAAACATTATTAAATACTGGATATTGGAAGTAATCTAAATTTACGTTTTGAGTATAAACTTTAGCATAGTTATCAGGATAAACATAATCCCAGAATAATAAAGAAACACCTTCTACATATGTGTCTAAATCAGCACGATAAGTTTGTACTCTTTGAACTCCATCAACACTTAATATACTTGTTGATAATTGATAGATATCAATTGTTTGACCAAGAGTATTTTTTGATCTATCAAATGTATTAGTAAAGATAGTTTGAATATCGTTTAAAATGGCGGTATCGGCTCTTCTTGTGTTTGGGTTTTTTGTTATGACTAAACCTGAGTTACCAAGATCACTTGGTGATGGTTTTATATATGGACTTGGTGTATAAAAATCAATATAAATGTATACAGGGTCCATTGGTACGATTTCAGCCGTAATAGTTTTATGTGAATTAATTCCATTTAATATAATTTCCTTTTGTGTGGAATTTAAATAATTCTGTAAAGGACTACTTGGTACTGAATATAAATAAAGATTATTAAAGTTACAAGCATTTGAAAAATTAACTTGATTAATTAAAATTCTATTTTCCAATTGTGGTGTATTTAATCCTATATCATACAAATAAGCAATATGACCTGCCAAGTAATCATCATTACTAACAAGCTGAATATCGGTTAATAGATTGGAATAGTTTTGTTTAATAAATGTTACATAATCATTGGTTGTAACTAATCTATATTGTGATCTAAAGGCATTGGGTGAATTTTTACGAATTGAATCAACTGATTCTTCAGCAGTATAAACAGTTGAAGGATAGTCGTTGTTCAATGACACCTGACTTAATTGATTAATTGTTAAATAATTTTGATTAATTGAAATGTCTTTTATAATTTGATTAAAAGTTACAGAATTATAAGGGACAAGTGATGAATTGTTTAAACCATTAGGTCCAATTCCCTGTGAATTTTGATCAATTTGTAAATAAAATATTTGAACCTGATCACCTGTACTTAATCCCTTACCATTAACATTATCACCAAATGTTATTTCATAATTTTTATTTTGATTAAATCTTACCTCGTAAACCAAATCATTAGAACCATATAAAAATAAATCTGTTGCTCTTGTCCACTCTTGCCAAACTCCAGTTGCTGCTGGCTTAACATATACGAATATATTAAAGTGATCTAAAAATACATTTGTTGGCAATGTGATATAGGCTACTTCATTATCAATACCTAAAGCAGTATAAAGTGGATTTTCTTGAAACACTCCTTGATATGCCAAATACGTATCAGCTATATTAGAAATAACTTCCTCTTTATTTGTAAACTTGGTAAAGTTTATATCTTGATTTACTGAATAAATTGTTCCACCAACGTTTAAATAACTATATCTTGGTATTGTATAATTTCCTAATGTGATTGCAGGAGAAACAGTCATGGTAAATGGAACATTTGCTCCCAATCTACCAATTGGATTATAATCCAAAAGTTTAACAATACGATTCATGTTTTCATAAAGCTGTGCTTCAGTGAACATGCTTTCTGATGATGTTTTATTAAGATAATATAATAGTGTACTAAAGGAATAACCAACAACGTCTATCAATGCTGATAAGTTAGAACCCTGATAGTTTTGATCAGTAAAAACTTTACCCTGATTTAATCTACTGATGATTAAATCACGAATACTTGTGCCATCGAAGGCAACATATGAACTTTGGTCGAAAACAGGATTGGTAGCCATTATATTATATTTATCTTATATTAAGATTTGTCCTCCCAATTGAGCAAAAATACTTAAGTTATCTTGTACGCTTAACGGAAGAATATCATATACTAATGAAACAGCATAACCAGCACCTAGCGAATTGATATCCGATACCGACTGAAGCGTTAATTGTGTTCCATTTAAATTTATAACTGGTGTTGATGTTGGATTAGGTAAAACATACACACTTACAACACTCACTCTAGGTTCAAATTGAGTTATGGCATTATTAATATCGTTACCTATTGCATTTGCACCAAGAACCGAAACTGGTTCAAAAAGGTATTTTAATAAAGAACACCCAAAAGTTGGATTTAAGACCTTTTGACCCGGTATTGTGGTGAATAAATTTCTTAAAGAGTTTTTAATTGCTTGAATATCTGAATCGGATGCAATATCTCTTGATTCTACTGGATTTAAACCTATACCAACTGATTGATTTGGGGTTTCACTAGTAGTTAAATCTAAATGCAAATCGCTATAAATGGGTGTAGTTACCTGAACCTGTTTACTCACGGAAATACCAGATGAATTAACTTGTTTTGGTTGAATTAAATTATTTAAATCGATTATTGCCATGAAAAGGGTAAATAGTTATGTAAATATACTTATGGCAAAGTTCAATAAATTTGATACACTTTTAGAAACAGCATTTTCACACTATTCAAATGGTGGATTTAGAGAAGGCTCACCAGTGAGAATTAAACCAGAATTCTTAAAGCATCCTTATTTCAAATCACATTACAGTGGTGACGAATTATTTTGTAATTGGTTAAAGGATTTAATGGAAAGAAAGTACTTCTTCTTCATTAAGAGAGTTGTTGGACATGGTGCTATGCAAGATGTTAAGGATTCTAATGATAACGAAGGTGCAGGAGATGCTTTCTTAATCCTTAAGCTTGATCCTAGAACAGTAAATGCACCAACGGAATTAGGTGAATTCACCGTTCCTGCTGATTTCGGTGTTGTTGAGGTATTAAATTTTGGAGGCAACTTGCCACCAGTTCAATCTGTTCCAAATAGATATGAATTACCAATTGGATATCAGAAGCCTCAACCAGTTCAGATTGATATTACTATCAATAATCAACCAACCGATAAAGATTTAGCAAAAGGTAATACAGCGATACCAGCATCCCCTGCTCAAGCTGCTAAATTTGATAAGCCGCAGAAGCTTAAGTTAAGAAAGTAAGGCGTTCTCTATTGCTATAAGGCAACAGAAGAAATTAATTTCGTGATCAATCACGAAGTTATCCCTATACATATGTTCTCCTATCTCTAGGATAATCCTCTTCTTTGTTGCTTCTTTAATTTTGGTTGTATCGTAAAAGAAATCCAAAATACCTTTTAACAAGGTTTGATAATCCGCTGCAAACGTTCTCTCGTTTTCGATTACAATCTGTCTTATCTTTATTGAATCAACTTTTGATAACAATGCAGTATAAACATTCTCGGCAATGTTTTTAACATCATTAGCCCGATTAATAATGAGAGTTCCAGTAATGGAGAATCTCTGAAGATCATTGATAATTCTCCTCATATCAGGAAAATTATTCTTTACAAATGTAATAAATTCTCTTTGTGATCCTATATCAACATTCTCCAATTTCAGAATATTCAAACATCTCTTTGCACATTCGGCTAAATCGGGAATGATATTAAAGAGTAAGCATCTGGATTGGATGGGTTCGATGATTTTGTTTATATAGTTCGACGTAAGAATGAATCTAGTTGTATCTGAATACTCTTCCATGACACTACGAAGGATTCTCTGGGCATCGTTTGTAGTGCCACAGAACTCGTCTAGAATGATTACTTTCTTCTTACCATCCAAAGATGAGGTTTGGGCAAATAAAGTTACCTTATTTCTAATTGTATCAATACCGTTTTCATCGGATGCATTGATATAAAGAGATTGACATTTGAGAATATCATTTACGATGATCTTTGCTAGTGTAGTTTTACCTGTACCAGCATGACCATAGAGAAGAAGATGAGGTGTGTCCTCATTTATACCAGAAAAGAATTTCCTATTCTCTTCAGAAAGAACCAAATCCTGTAACTTCTTAGGGCGGTATTTCTCTACCCAAAGCTGATCATATAAACTCATACCCTATATGATAGGGTATTTTGTCTATTTGTCAACCATTAATAAGTGATCTACCATCCAAGTTAGGATTGTTACTGAGAACTTCTCTAACCTGCTGATGTGGTTGTTCAACAATCTTATATGCTTCTAAAAGAGAAACAATGTGTTGAACCTTATCATTAGGAATGGTATAATTTCTACCTTGAACTGTAATTGTAGTTGTCATATATAAATATATAGGTAAATATTTACACATGTCAAGCGATAACGAAATAGATTCGATCATAGAAGAATTAAAGGGTAGTGCTGTTCCAGCCGAACACGCAAAACCATATAAACCAGTTCCAACAGAAGAAATAACCGATGATAATGTTGGTGATTATGTTTATAAAAAATCAGCCGAATTAGTTGAATCAACTTTAGGTGCGGTTCAAAATTTAAAAGATAGTGTATTAACCGGAAGTGATCCAAGAGAAATTGCTGCGCTATCACAGCTTATAAATTCTGCTACAAAAGCATTGGATCAATTAAACAAAATCAATATACAGAATAAACAAAGTAAAAATAATATTGAGGTTAAGAAAATGGAAATTGCAGCTAATGCAGATAGACCCCAATTACCTAATACAACAAATGTATTAATTGCAACAAGAGATGAAATTATGTCACAGATTTTTAATCCTAAAACACCAAAAAAACAACCATTAGAAATAGTTGATGCTGAGTTTAAAAAAGACAATTAATTTAGTCTGATATATTGAAAGCGAAGAAGGTTCACCACAAGTGAACCTTTTTTGTTTGTAATGTACTATACACCTTATAGGTGTATTTCGATATACAAATCAATCTAAAAAAGGCAAAGAAATGCCCCCATGCCTAGCAATCGACATGGGGGCGAACTTTCTTTGGTTGAATTAACTCTTAGAGGTAGTTTGCAGCGACTGCATTACCTTGGAAGTTAGTTCCGAGACCCTTAACTATGATAACGTGGTAGTATAAAGATGCACCGAAGATATGATCAACTACGCCGTAGCGAGTCATAAGACCTACACGTGGTGCAAAGTCATTAGGACCAACTGTGCGTTGGATCATAACTGGGATGTATGGGCAATATACAATACCTGTATCGTAGTATTCGGTTCCCTTATAACCTAAGAGGGCATACTCAAGCGGATTTGCTCTTTGACCTGAAAGATACTGCGCATCGGTACGTGTGTCACGGTAAACGGTGAAACGTCCACCAAGTGTTCCAACTTTGGCAATGCCTGTTGGCTGGGTGTTTACGTTTCCATTTACTGGCATCCACTGAAACTCTGGCAACATTTCAAGAATTGCACAAACACGAGGTGTAGCGATAACGAAGTTAGCACTACCTCTACGGTTGCGGATAGCAACACGGTTTGCTTCTACAATAACCTTGGAATAGAAGTCACGGTTTCTCTCACCAAGCCAACGTGCGTCAGCTGATTGAGCGTACCAATATGTGTATCCGTTAGGTGTACCTGCATTGAGACATACTTGGATCATTCTCATGACCATTTCACGGTCGATTTCAGCCTGAATTTCATATGACATTGCATTTGTTAATTCAGAATCGATATCTAAACCGTTCATGTTCTTGAGATCCTGTTCAAGTTCAACTGACCAACGAGCAGCGAGGCGGCGTGTGCCAGCTTCAACTGCTGTTTTGCTGAACTCAACAACAACCTGTGGGATGTTGCCAGTTAATTCATAGTCACTTAAGAGTGCGGCAACACCCTGATCTTGACCGAGAACGGTGAAGTCAGCGGAGTTTGCACCAGTAATTCCTTGGAAATATGATGCTGCACTTGTGCCTGTGAATCGTGTATCTAAGTATTGATAGCCTAACTCCTGTGCGTCTGAGGATGTACGGTCGTAACCGTCACCTGTCTGCACAGTTCCTGGTCCGTACTGGGTAACACCTGGGGTGGCTACACCATCAAGACCATTTCCTGCTAAGCTGTCTGCCTCATAGCGGTAACGTAAAGCAAATGCAAGTCCGACTGGGCCGCTCATTGGCTGGACACCTACGATCTCGTTTGTGATAAGCTCTGGGAAAGTACGGCGTACCATTGGGATGAGTACCTTTGGTAAGCGACTGTCTCCAGCAGCATAGTTATCACTGGAAAACTGATTGTATGATGCAGCTGTGCCGAAAACACCACCCTGACCGGATGAGTTTGAGGCTTCTTCGATGCACCATCTTTCTTGGTTTTCCATGAGAATAGCAGTAGTTAAGCGTTGGTGCTCGTTTTCGATTGCTGCAACCTTATCGGATGAATAATCAAGAACTGGGGCCCACTTTTCAACTAACTGCTGAGCACGAGAACGATCAATGTAGCCTGTGGCTGGATTAACGTTTTTCATTTGTTTGTTTACTCCTATGGATAGAATACTGTAAGTTTAAAAATTACCTAAATTACTTCTTTGCAGAATAACTTTCGGTTTTCTTTAACTCACTCAGATATCCGCTAACTTGGGACGAACCCTCGTTAGAAATAGTTACTGATTCAGTAACTACTGAACTTGTAGGAACCTTGGCATCTCTGGTTTTAGCAGTAGCCTTGGCTTCACTAACAAGTTCAGACGCAGCTTCTGTTTCGCTACGTTCAAACATCTCAACAACATAGTTAAAATTCTCTTCAATATAAGAACTGTCTTTGTCGTTTAACAATTTAACAATAAAATCTTTTTTGCTTGATGGCATACCCTTGGTCTTTTGCTCAAGGATAATTGTTGCCTCAACAACTTTAAGCTTCTCTAAGAGAGCTTCATTATCTCTATAAGACTCATTGAGCTTCTCATTAAGAGAATCAATGGTCTTTTTACCTTCAGCAATTGTGGTCTTGATACCGGAGTCAATAGCCTCCTGATCAATTCCGACAATCTGACGGATTTTGTCAAGCTGTGTACGAGCATATGTATTCTCTACAGCTTCTTGTAATTGTGCCTTTGGAAGAGCTTTATCCAAAGAGATATCAATGAAGTTTGAAACTTCATCAATCATAGAATTCTTGAAATTAGCAGCCTTTTCATTTAAGGCTTTGCGATAATATGAGGAAAGTTTTTCTAACTTGCTTGTGTGATCTTCATTAATCGCATCAACAACCTTTTGGAGTTTGTCGGTGTGATCGGTATCAATAGCTTCTAAAAGTTTTTCTAACTTTGCAGCGTGATCAATGTCTTGCTGTGAAAGAGCACTCTCAACTTGAAGAGTTACTCTGGCTTCAACTTTTTCGTTTACTGCTGATTCAAATGCTTCAGCGATTGCTGTTGCAGTTTCTTCTGAGATTACACTCTTGTCTAAGTTTTCTAAGATTGCTTTGAAATTCTTCATATTATGTATAATAACTTATCCTTTATTTATTCCCTTTTGATGACTTTTTTTTAGTCTTTGCGGATTTAGGGAATTTTCCTTTCTTACCCTTGTCACCAAAGGCTGAATCTTTTTCTGACCAACCCTTTACTTTTTGACTAGGCATGGTCTTTTTTACTTTTTCCTTTGTCTTTGCTTCAACTACTTGTTCAAGTGTTGAATTGGCTTGTGCGTAATTCTTCTCACAAAGTTGTGTTATGAATTTTGAAATTAATTTGCGAATTTCCATATGTGTATTATTACTTATCTTTTATTTACTACAATTAGTAAGATTTCAATGCATTAATAAATGCAACAAATTGTTCACGGAGATAAGCGTCTTTATTTTTTAATGGTAATGTTGAAATTCTATTTTCAAAATTATCATAAAGTGCTTCAAGTTCACCATTATCTTTTAATACCCACTGCTTGGATTCTAGGATACCATTAACAAAGGCTGTGGGGACTGATGGATCAGCAACAACGTCAATTGCAACTAAACGAAAATCAGAAACTTTACCAACGCCATTTTCCTGATCAACACGACCAAGAGCACGACTTGATACACCGAGTTTAACACCATCCATAATTAATGAACGAACAACTTGTCCAACTGGTGTTGAAAGAATTTTTGATTTACCTTCGAAAATATTTCCATCCTGCTTTAATTCGGTAACAATATGACAGGCTCTTTCTAAATTAATTTCTGGTGATGTTGGGTGATTAAGTTCACCTGTTGCACGATTACCTTTAATCATTTCTTTATCGTAACGAGCAACCTCACGAACCATTTCTTCTAATGGATAAACACGCTTGTTACGGTTAGCCTCATTAGCCATAAGGAACGGTCCCTTAATATACATGTTTGAAGGTGAATTACGGTTTTGTTCTTCAACCAAATATTTTAATTCATAGGTAGGTTGCTCGACCAAAAGATTATAAACGTTACTCATATATTAATTACTTAGTATTGTATTTACACTAATTCAAATGTTTTTCATTAAGAATTAAAAAAGTATATTCATTTTTTTTACACCATTGACGAGCAGCATCCCATTTAGCCTGATTAACTGCCCATGTTACCTTCTCATAAAGCATCGTTGATTGTTTTTTCTTAGCAGTAATGGTTGGTGGTCTTGTTTGCTTCTCTGGTTTTACTTCAATTAATAACTTTTGAATTTTTCCGGTTCTATCTTTTAATGAGGCAACAATATCGACAAAGTATTTATGAACTTTACCATCTTTGGGTGATTGATATGGTATAACAACGGATTCGCTTCCCCATGTTAATATGTTGACATTATTATCAAGGTAGCGGAATGTTTTTAGTTCTAATCCTGAACGATATATTATAGGTGATGAACCTCTATATTTTTCTGGGTTTTTGGGTTGGTAAATCCCTTGTATGTAATTGCGGTTTTTTTTCATAGATTGTTATGTCTGTTGCAATAAATGATGTAGTGGTCATTTATTGCGACAAAGATAATCAATAAGATTATCCAAGATAGAAGTTGATTGGATCACGATCAACCATGTCAGTCATGATTTCTTTTTCCAATGCTTCTTTCTCTGCTTCACCCTGACGTTGAATGTCTTGGTAATTTACTGTTTGATTTCCAAATAAATTTGTTCCAGCATATTTGCCTCTGGTGTGACCCATTGTTATTTTACAAAGAGCCATTGTATATCTATAAACCCATAATTGACTTACGATATCTTTAATTGCTTTTTGAACTCTGCAACCAACTAATCCATAATAAGGAGTTAAAAGATAATTTGGTTCGGGTACAATTTTTAATATCTGGGTTTCTGGATAGAATCTAAGATATGGTTTTAATGCGAGGACTTTTTCTCTGGTATCAATCCAAGTTTTAAGAGCTTGCCATGTAACTAAATCATATCCCACATTACCTAAAAGTTGACCAAAATATGCCTGTTGTGCAATTGTATTTTCAATTGTGAAAAGCGTATTAACACCAGAGTTATTTCCTTCTTCGTATGAGAATACATCAATAACTTTTCTATATTGATTCATGTCATAATCCCAACCAGCCGAATTTGGTAATGCACTAGGATTAGGTGTGAATGTGCCATAGTTACTAGGTGTTTGTATTGCGCTAGTAGCTGGTGCTTGCGTTGTTGAATTATACATATCTGGTGTTATGTTAATCAACTTGTCAATTCTTAAACCAACTCCATTTTGATATAAATCTGATCTAAAGATAAGATATTCTTCTGTTGTACCAGAAAACTTTGTGAACCATTCACAAGCTATATCTATGGCTTCGTATATTTGTTCGCTTGATAATTCAATCTGAATTAATGGTTCACCTAATCCTCTTCTTATTCTTTGGGCTAATAAATCATATGTTGTGACCTTTGGTGAAAAGGTCATTGAGCCGTGGAATTTATTTGGTAGTACTGAATTAGGCATTTTAATTACTTATTCTTTTTATTACCTTATGGTATGTTATTGAGGTTTACTGGACTTGTATAGTTGGAATAAAGATCATCAAAATCTTGTAATAATGATGGTTTAGTAGGTGGTGTATTTGACTCGACCGATCCATCAGATCCTAATAATAAGAATTCAGAATCAATATTATATATTTTCTTAACGACATCATTAAACGATTTAAACATCCAACCTTTAATTGTGAATTGAGTTGTTGCTGTTATTCTATATGGTTGAGTTCCATTTAAATCATTTGGATATTGTAGTGCAATATTACCATTCCATAATACTTCACTTCTTATTTCATATGGTATAGTTGAATTTTTAAGATTTGGTAATTTCCAAGAAATAACAATATATGGATCACAGTAAGGAATAAAATTAGTAAGAATCTGATCCATATCGGATTGATATCTTGTTACAATAGTCATATCAATTGCTATATTGACAGGAACTGGTTGCAGTACTGGAAGAATATAGTCGCCACTTCCATTAGTTGAATCATATTCAACTCTAAATCCTTCTATTTTATTAACAACTCTGCTTTGATCTCTGGAGATTGATGCAAGGTTAACAGCTATTACTGGTACTGTTATACCACCTGCTGCTGGACTATTTAAATTACTAAATACTCTTTGTTTTGGTGAATATACGAACAATACTTTATCACCACTGGTTGGTGGCATAACGGTTTCTGTGTTATCATATCTTTTAATAATAACATCATTGAAAGCCTGACAGAATTGCTCAATGAGCGTCTGGACTTCCCAATTAAACGTATAATTCTTCATTAATTAATACTTAGTATAAAACAAACAAAAAAAGCCAGTGCTTTTAAACACTGGCTTTTTTGAAATTTAATTTAATTAAATCTTAGAATGCCCAAGGGATACTTGAAAGAGCAAGAACTGCTGATGCTTGTGCTGTTGCTGTTTCATTTGTCCAATTTCCAGCGGCGGCATACTGTTCTGCCCCACTCCAAAGAACGATTGGACGAGGAACATTCTTTATTTTAGAAACGATCTTTTGCTCGTGAAAAATATCTCTTACGAACTCAATCACTACTGAATCAAGGGTTACTGTTTGTGCTGTTTGTACGGTAATTTGCATATGTACTATTACTTATCTTTGTGATAATCCAATTTCAAATATTTTTTATGGTGCAAAATCTTGATTTGTTCTATGGTATGCAATGCCTTGCCAATTTGTAACATTTGTTTCACTGTTGCTACTATATCCAACGGTTAAGATAGCACCACCTGCGCCTTGACCATATTGTATTCTTATTGGGTAGTATTGACCACCTACTAATGATACAGGGGAACTAAATGAACCTTGGGTTCCGTGAGAACCACCATTATTTACATTACAATTACTTGTTGTGAATCCACTTACAGCATTATTACCGATCCAAAGATAACTTGCATCATCAGAGTAGGTAAAGAATGTAAAATTATCTGTATATGGAGCCTTAAAGTAACCTAAGAATTCCCAACTATAATTGTTTAATGTTGGACCGTATCCCTGATTGTAATTGAAATTTCCATAATTGTCCAAGTTTTGGATAGTACCACTATTATCAACATAGAAATTAAAAAGTTCTGTTGCTACATAATTTTGAGTTTTAAAATTGGTATTAGCTGCAAAGAACGTTGGATCGTTGGACATCGGTCCTGCACTAAATGAAGCATCTGAATTTCCATTATCATAATACATCCAACCGTATAACCCATTTTGATATGTTGATACTGGAATTGTTGATCTTATAATCAATTTAGGATATACTTTTCCGAAAAAAGGATATGTTAAACCTCTACCATTATTATAAAGTTGTGTGATTTCATCTTGTGATAGTGCTCTACTCCAAATTCCAGCCTCATCCATTAAACCATTTAGTCCATTTCCATAATTTGGTTCATAACCAAAGAACATTTTACCAGAAAGATCATAAGGATAATTTTGAGTAGATCCTTGTTGTTGACCATTTATATAACATGTAGCATTTCCTCCTTGTCTAACAAGAACCATATGATACCATGTACCAACATTTAAAGAAGGATATCCAAAGGAAGCATCATCTGTAACATATCTAGATATTTGTAATCCGTTTTCATTATACCCAAAATACATACTACCGGGATTTTGTCCACAGAAGAAGAAATAGTTATAATTTGTATCATTAAAGTTTACCCAGCAAGAAAGTGTGAAATCTCCTGATAAATCATAGTTATTATTGTTATATAAATAAACACCATTATCTTGGAATGATGCTGCTTGGTTTACAATGCCATTTACATAAGATGTACCACCACTATCGGTTAAATCATTTCCATTACCAGAACTATCGGTTCCATTTCCATCAAATTTCCAATATGCCTTTAAATCAGAAGTTAAATTAAATGGATGTGATAATGCATTACCACTATTATATAATGATGTTACTTCACTAGGAGATAATACTCTATTCCAAATTTCAAATTCATCAATTTGTCCATAGAATATACCTGCTTGTCCATTAATACCATCTGGAAACGCATCATAATGACCTAATGTATATTGACCATTACTGGATAATATCGCACCACTATATGAAAATTGTGCTATTTGATTACCATCATAATATGCGGTGCATATGCCATTACCAAATGTAGCAACATAATGATGCCATTCATTAGCAGTTGGTATTATGTTATTACCAAGATTAATAGCCCAATGATTTTCACTATCAGTATTAAATAGCATATTTAAAGTGCTATTTCCTTCGATATATAAGACATTTAGTTCATCATAATCATGCCCTGTTCCTTGCATCGGACCAATAAACTGATAACCAATATTAGTTTCATTTAATTTAAACCAAATAGAAAATGATTTTTGATTTGAACCAACATCGCAAACTCCTGCTGGTAAGGTTAACCATGAATTATTGCCATTAGAGATATCGGCAGATTTATCATTAATACCCAAAGTGCTACCAACTGATCCATTGGTTTCGGTCATCTGTTGATTGCTAACCGAATCATATCTGGTTCCACTTATTTCATCCATCTTCCAGTATGCTTGCAATCCTGTTTGTAATGGTGAAACAATGGTTCCTGATAAGGTATTTCCACTAAATAAAAGCTTACCAATTGTCGATGAAGTATTATAATATTTTGATTTGAAATTATTATAATTTGTTAAAATTTCATCTGCATTTAATCCACTTGTATAGAATAATACATCATTAATTAATCCAGAATGATAAAAACCAGAAGGTGTATATTGATCACCATGCATTCCACCAATCCAGAAATTTTCTGTATTATCTAAAGCACCACCAGTTGCAAATGATCCACCTTCGGGTCTTCCATCTACATATAAAACTGCATTTGAACCATCATTTGAAACAACTATATTATGCCACTTTCCATCATTTATTTTCGTTGTGGTTGAAAGATAATAATAGTCATCATAACCCGTAGTATTAATTCCACCCCACATTCCAATGTAACCATTATTTGTGGTAATACCAAAATCACCAGTATCAACACCAGCACTACCTTTACCAATTAAGGATGGTTGTTGCCAGTATAAGTCACTTGTTCCGCTTTCTGTAGTATTAACCCATAATGAAATAGTAAATGTTGTTAACCCTGCACCATCAATTGTACTAACATAATTTGATGACCCATCAAATGAAAGAAATTTATTATTATAGGTTGGTGATGGAATTGATAATGATGCATTGTTACCAACATTACTTAAATCGTTCCAACTTAAACTACCATTAGTATAACTTGATGGATTTGTCGAATCTAACCAAAGAACGAGATTATGAGGAATAGGTTTATTGGTCTTATATGGGAGGGCTTTTCCACTATTATAAAGTCTAGTCACATCAGCTTGTGATAATGCCCTATTCCAAATACCGACTTCATCAAATATGTTTGTTAACCCTTGACCGGAGCCATTACCAGTATATGCACCAAGCGTAAAGGTGGAATTGGTTGCTTGAATTGGTGCTGCATAAGTTGATGTATTACTTAATAGTACACCATCTAAATATTGGCAAGCAGTTCCATTATTGACAACCGTAACGATGTGATGCCATTGGTTTGCTGTTGGTGATACGTTTGAATCTTGATCAGACCAACTGCTATTATTATCTAATAATATATATGATAATCCAGAATTACCCTCAATGTATACTGGAACCCAATTGTATGCATCTTGACCATAATTTTGGCATATAATCCATTGATAACCAACATCAGTTTGATTTAAATAAACCCAAACTGATACACTCATTGCCCCACTACCAACATCAAATAATCCAGCAGGAAATTGTAGATAATCACTACCACTTGTTAATTGTGCGCCATTACCCAATATACCTTGCACTAATGTAGGTGATCCAACTGGTGTTAAATTGTTACCATTTCCTGTTATGTCCGTCCAGTTGGAATCATTTAAATCATAATATGCTATAGCTCCAGCAAAAACATTGCTAGATGCATTATAAAGTTCAGATACTTCCGTTTGTGTCAGAGATCTATTATATGCATAAAAGGATCTTACCTTTCCTTGCAAGTAACTAGTAGTACCCATATTAGTAACCGAAGGGTATCCAATATAATACGATAAGCCAGCACTATTATTATACGGAGCATTTCTGTTTATATTTGTTGTTCCGACTATTTCACCATTTATATATGCAGTTAAAGTTGTTCCATCATAAGTGAATCCAACAAGATACCATTGATTAAATGCTCTTGGTGTTGATGATACCTTTTGTGAATAAGATCCATCATTATACCATGTACAAAAATTTATGGTTCCATCTTCTTCTATTTCAATTTGTGAATCAGTCCAACCCGAATTATAATAACCATGTTCAGAAATAATCTGACCAGCTTGTTGAGGATAAACCCACACAAAAATAGATTCAGATGTTGAACTATAATATTGTCCTAAATCTGGAGTTGTGGATATATATGCATTTGAACCATCTAAAATTATTTCTCCATTGTTACCAAAATTACCATTATTATTATATGACCAATTTCCATTTAACGCAGCATTATTTGCATTTATTGAAAGATCATTTATCAATGCACCACTACCAGAATAACTTGATGAATTTGAAACATCAAAATAATATATTAATCCATTAGTAGGAATATTAACAGAACCCGAACTATTAAAATATAATCCTCCGGTTGTAATACCCGATAGCGCATAAAGACTTAATGTACTAGGTGTTAAATCTATTGTTGTGTTAACAGGATGACCAGCTGTATTTCTTAAATATGAAACATCAAACTGGGATAGTGGTGTTTTTATGAATCTATAATTTACATTACTAGTTTGATCGTTTGATGTATTAAATGATAAAACTTCTGCTGGAGAATTAACATCATTTGAATTTAAATATCCTCTGTATTCTACAATTTCGGGAGATCCTGCAATCCAATCCGCTACGTGTGTAACGGTTCCATCTTGCTCTGGTACAATTGAATAACCTCCTTGATACGGAGATTGTACACCATTAGATCCTTGATCTGAAAATATCGAAGATCTGTGATAGAGAGTTCCACCAATTGGATCAACTTCATAGATAACACAACGTGCATTGGGTGCTGCCCCACTCTCATCATCATAGCACGATATCATGAAATTACTTGCATTATAAATAGGCTCTAAATTTGGTTGCCATCTTGCATCGTGTTGAGCACATGTTCCACTGTATTGATATCCGTTATAATATGGCTCGTCTTGTATATTATTGTAACGATTTTCAAACCAAACGGTATTATTTAATTGTCCGTTTTGATTATTACCTATATCTTGTAATCTAGTTCCATAATATGGTTGTTGACCCTGAATAACCCATAGTATATTTTTTGTTGCATATTCGATACAAACTAAAGTTGAAGTGTGTCTGAAACTACAAAGTACATCACCTGTTGTTGGATGAACATCAACAGAATTTAAATGGAATGTATCTCCATCATAACCATCATTATTAAAACAACTATCACTATAAAAATCCCAAACAACATCACCTGATGGAGTTTGTTCTTGTAGATAGAATCCATCGTTAGTATAACATTCGGTGATGACATTACCAAATCTACTTGGTGTTTTTATTTGTTGAACTTCATGGACATCCCAACCATAATAAACTGGATTATTATTTGTATCATTATGAACATAATGACCTGTATAGTTAATAATATCATTTTGAATTTGAGCAACACCTTTAACCGAATAGTTATTTGAATTTAATGCCAACCAATTAGTGTCACAACCTTGGTGTAGACTGAATGCCGCACCTGTATCATCTGTTGCATACCAAATTGGTACTGCATTTTTATCATATATGAAATAATATGTGCCATCTCCTCCATTGTTTCCGTGTGCTGTTAAATAGTAACCAGAAATATAATTTTCGGTTGCAGGATAAGTTACCGTAAGTGGCATTACACTTTGTGGTAAGAATCTTATGTAATAAGAAGAACTAAGGTTGTCGGTTAAACATACTAAATCATTTGCATGAATTTGAGCAACTTGATTGTTGGTATATTGGTTTCCATTTACATGGATATTCCAATTGTTGAGTTGAGATCCTACACTTGTTGTGGTTCTTACACAATAATCAGTAATAGTAGACGAAAACGTAGGATAAAGAGTATTACTACCAACCGTTGATGTAATACTAGAAATCGGTACTGAAACTGTTATATTGTATAGCATTAATACTATTTATAGTTTAAATCAATTTACTCTATAGTATATTTTAAATATTAAACTATACATGCACCATTCCAGTATAGATGCGTTCCATCACTTGTTAAGCAACCACCATTGATGTTTATTGCGTTTACATAAGTGTAGTTTGAATTATTGGCGCAAATATTAGAACCTAATATAAAGACATTTGAATTTCCACAATCTTGGTTATTACATCCACCTAGAATTGCAGAACAGTTGCCAGAAGCAGTATTACATGAACCACCAGATACAGTAGAAGCATATCCAGAGGCTGTATTATAACAACCGCCAACTACGCTTGCAAATCCAGAAATTGCACAATTATATCTACCGCTAACTACAAGTGGAGCAAATCCACCACCCGAATTACAAGCAAGATTATAAGCACCAGAAACTGTTGTTGCGGTATCACCAAGTGCTGCATTACACCATCCAGCAAGAACTGCTGCTGCATTGCTACCAATATTAAAAACAGTGGAATATGCAGAGTTACTATTACCACCGCCAATAAAATCGTAATTACCACATGCTTTGTTATAATGACCACCAGTGATTGTTGAGCAATATCCAGCAGCGCAATTACAAGATCCTCCCCCTATTATTGAATATGTGCCAGAAGCAGTATTGCATATACCACCAAGGATAGAACTACCATTACCACTGGCAATGTTGCAGTAACCACCACTTACGGTTGTGTCATATTCACCAGAAGCTGTATTGCAACCACCACCGAGAACTGCTGACCAACCAATAGTTGCAATTGCACTATTATGTCCACCACCAGCAACAACTGAGTTTGTACTAGAACAACCAGTTACGTTATTTACACCACCTAAAATTGATGAATGAGTACCACATGCTGTATTGTTACCACTTGATGGTTGTATTGAACAAACTCCACATCCAGCAACCAATACTCCACTTATACCACATCCGTATATGCAGCCACATACACATAAATTATTTTCAACGAAAACACCGCAACAGAAATTGAGACTTAATGTTGCATCACCATGACCACATGTGTTGGTCCCATCGGTTAATACAACTTCACTACCTCCACCTATAATTGAAGAGGAATAAACCGAATTTGTTGTAGCAAGATTATTTACATATGTTGTATTATCTTGAGTTGATGTGATGTTTGCACCAATCGCAAAAGAACAATTGTTTTGAACATTATTGTTTACTCCACCTAAAACTCCAGAATGTGAACCACCGACATTATTTGACCCATCCTTTGCTTGTATTGATGCGCAGCCGCTACCATAACAATATGGTGTATTTGAATTATTAAATGCATTACATAATGCACACCCAGTTGTTGCATCATAACATGCATAATTGGCATAATTGGTACTATAAGCGTATCCTGAATTTGATACACAACCTTGAGCACAAAGACCATTTATGTATACTGAATTAGAGCTATAAATATTATTATAACATTGATTTATTAATGTATTATTATTTCCATAATTGGTAACATAACAAGAATTTGTAAAATTATTGTTAGAACCATATGATGCTGTGTTACATGAATTAATAAATGTATTAGCATTATTAGGATCATAGTTATTATAACCACAAGTAGGATATCCAATTAGGCAAAATCCACGGCTGTCACATCCTGCACATTGAGCACAACCAGCACTATAAGCATATCCCGAATAAGTTGAACAATAAGCATATTCTGAACAATAAGCATTATAAGCATTATAAGCATATCCTGAATTTGATACACAACCATTTGCAAAAAGTCCGTTTATGTATACCGAATTGGAATTATATATTGTGTTATTGCATTGATTTATTACGATTGTATTATCAACACCGTACCATGTAGTTACGCCATTTGAATTGATGAATGTATTTGTATTGTCACAATCATAATTGTTACCATATCCACTAGCGAACCCAGCTAAACAAAACCCACGGCTATCACATCCTGCGCATCCTGCGTATTGAGCACAACCTGAGTATTCAGAACCATAAGCGGCGTAAGCACTATTAGCATATCCTGAACATGTAGCACACCCAGCAGTATTGGCATTACCAGCGTTAATTGCATAACATGAGTTTGTAGCAGTTCCAGCGGTGCAAGCATATCCTGAGTTTGTAGCAGTTCCAGCGGTGCAAGCATATCCTGAGTTTGTAGCGGTTGCAGCTTCAGTAGAAAAATTAGCAGAAAGTGAATTAACCGAATTTTTTACCGCACAACCATTATTTCCATTAATAAACCATGCTATACAATGATTAGCATCGTCACATTTTGCAGTATTGGCATTACTACTAGTTCCACCACCACCGATAGCTGAACTTACATATTTAGTAAATGTACAAGCATCTACACTGTAATTTGATCCACTTCTTACTATTGGTACTATATCTCCTGTTTGTAAGCAGCAGGATTCTGGTAGTTGGGAAAATTTGATTGACATTACTAATAATTATCCTTCGGATATGAAGAATATATTATTTTCTGTTATAAACTCTAATCCCTGTTCGGTTACAAAGGAATTTATAGGGATAAATGATAAAGTATTATTAATATAAATACCAGATACACAAGGTCTTTGTATATCCGTTGCACCAACCCACGAACTAGTAAATGGAACCCTACTATCTTGTGAAAGAATGCCAAAACCTGCTTCATTTTGGAAAATTATGTCGAAAAATCCAGAATCTTGAAAAATTTCAGGTAAGTTTAAAACTGCATATTTTTCAGAGCTAAAATCAACATATTCTGTTACATCTACACCACTGAAACCTATGTTTGTACTGGAAAGTTTTTCAGAATTATAAAATGGATTTATATATTCTTTATCTAATGAAAATAAAGAAGGATTATTTGAACTTAAGTAAACATTTGTTATATTGTAAAAAGATCTACCCACCAATACCAATGCTGGTAAGCTTGAATTGGTTTGATTTAATGTAAAAGCATAGAAGTTTACATCAAATGGTTGAGGTCTGGCATTTTTTACAAAATGATCCATACATTATGCAGTTGGTGCTGGTGTAGCCTGTGCTGCTGCACCAGTTTCTGGTGTTTCGGTTGCTGCTTGAGCTTCTGGCGTTTCGGTTGTTGCTCCAGCTGCCCCACCACCTCCAAATTCGGGGATTTCAGATGCAGTTGGTGCTCCACCGCCACCACCTGCGGCTGGGGCTGCTCCACCTGCACCGAGAGCACCTGCTGCTTGTTCTGCTGCTTCGATGTGTTCACGCCAGTTCGGTCCTGTCTGTGCAATCTGATCCAATTCCCACTTGAGGGCTGCATCTTTTCTGAGCCATTCCATGTTTTCGGATATTTTAGCATCATTTAAACCAAGGTAATGTCTTTGGGCAAATGTCTTGGAAATTGATTCATTCTGAGACATGTTGTTAAAGTTATTATACTTTAATTCAAATTCCTGATTCTTTCTTATTGCAAAATAATTGGAAGGTGGGTTGAAATGTATATCGAAATATGACTCATGCATTCCATATTCTTTCCACCATCCACGGAGTTTTAAGTGTGTTACGAATGCTTCCTTTAATCCGGTTGAAAATTGATTCTGAACACGGACAATAAACTTAGCAAAGCGTAATTCTTCTCTTAAAATCTCTGCACCATCCTTGTATCCTTCGTCTGGATTCATTCTTGTTAATGGTACTTTGAGACTCTTGTAGAGTTTGTTTACGAAATAGGTTAAATCTTCAATTTTACCAAGATTTGCTCCACCTTGCATTAATTCAACATCACTTCCACTTTCACCTTGACGTTTTGCAAACCAATATGAATCTAACATGGACTGCGGATCATAGATATTTCCTGCGCCCTTGCCTGATTGTGAGTCATAGGTCTTTTTTGACCAGTATGATTGCATGAGTTGTTTTAAATATGCCTCTGCTTTTGCTGGTGGCATGTTACCAACGTCAATTTTAAATTTTAAACGCTCTGGAGCACGTACCATTCTATAGATAACGACAGCATCTTCAAGTAATGAAACCTGTTTATATGCACGACGAGCATTTTCAAGGAAAGGAACCTTGATCGACATGTCTTCGTTCCACATTCCTGAGTTAATATAGGTAATCTGATTGCCTTGGAACGTGATTAATTGCTGTTGTAATGAATTAGAATTGTTTTGTGATGGTGGCGGTGCGGATGGGCTATTTGGACTATTAGCATTTTGTTGTAAGCTAATTGGTTTTTGGAATATAAAGTTTTCAATTACATTATTTTGAACATTATCATAGACAGGGTTAATGAGTTCACCGGGTATGTTAAGTACACCAATAATACCTAATTCCTTTTTTCTTTCATGAACAACATTTTCAAAGAAAATTTCACCTTCAATTAATAATTGACGACAATATCCCCATCCTTTGTGTTCTAAATCAAAAACCTGAATGAATTTATAGAATTCTTTTTCTATTTCACTTCTTTCGGTTGATTCCAACTTACCAAATGTTGAAAATCCAATTCTTAAGAACTTATCTTCATCATCTTTATTTAAAAATTCATCACAAATTTCATCTAAACAATCTGAAATTTCAGCATATGAACCCATTCTGCGATATTCTGCAATTCTACGAACCTTATCAACGTCAACGCTGGCATAAATGTACTTGTGATAAGCATGATCTGATGTAAAAGAACCTGCACCATATTGATCTGTATTCTGGCGCATGGCAGGACCGGTAATAACGGACTGCTGCATAACACGATATTCGTGTCTTTTAGCTAAACGATCAAAGAGTTCATATCGTGGATTACCAATATCTGCATCGACTGCATCTTGGATGTAGGGTAATCTTGAAAGAATATTGGATATAAAATTTCTACCGTTATCAGGCTGTCTATTCGGTGTTGGTAATACGTCAGGCATTTGAATTATTTAGTATAATAATATACTTATCAAGATACTTGACTTAAAATTACTTTATAGTAAATTTAAAATATGGACAAATACGTTATCTTTCACATTGATGGTGGTTGTGGTAAAAACATAGTCGCTACTTCTGTTGTTAAATCAATCAAAGCCGCTTACCCTGAACACAAATTAATCGTAGTAACCGCATGGCCCGATGTCTTCGTTCATAATCCAAACATTTACAGGGTTTATAGATTTGGAAATATTCCTTATTTTTATGATGATTACATTAATGGTAAGGATTCTGTCATTTTAAGATATGAACCCTATCATTCTGGTGATCTTCTTTATCGTAAAAAGTCATTGGCTGAAATTTGGTGTGATGTTTTCAATATACCTTGCGTAGATGTTAAGCCAGAAATAGTTTTAACCGAAAGAGAGCTTCTATTTGCTCAAAAACAGCTTCAAAAGGACGGACCCGTTCTCCTCATACAATCCTCTGGTGGAGCGGAACAACAAGGTCATCCTTATTCTTGGTCAAGAGACCTTCCTCCATCACTTGCACAGGAAATTGTTTATTCAGTTAGGGATAAATTCAGTAAAATCCTCCATGTTAGAAGAGAAAATCAACCAGCATTGGATGGAACCATTCATGTAAGTGATTCCTTTAGAAATCTCTTCTGTTATATTGCACTTTCAGATAAAATTCTTGGAATTGACTCGTTTGCTCAACATGCAGCTGCTGCTTTTGATAAAAAAGCAACGGTTGGTTGGATTTCTAACTCTCCTGTTGTTTTTGGACATAAAATTCATGACAATATTCTAGCAACTGGTGCAGAATCATTCCGTCATCGTATTGATTCTTACCTTGAAGAGGATGATTGGACAGGTGGAAGATTCCATGAGTGTCCTTATGACAATATTTCTAATCTTTTCAATAAAGATCAGTTTATTGAATCGATTTTAGGTTCAAAAACCGATTTAACTTTTGAAATTGCCGATCAACCAACTATTAAATTTAACTAATGAAAAACATATTCTTTAATTCATCGATGCCTCGTAGTATGAGTACACTTTTGCAGTGTATTTTAAATCAACACCCTGAAATACAGGCTACACAAACCGATCCGGTTTTAGAATATCTTTATGGTGCAAGAGTGAATTTCACCAATACACCAGAAGTTAAGGCAATGGATCAAGAACTTGCTTTAAAGACTTGGAGAGGTTTCTGTAAGGGTGGCTTAGAGGGATATGCAAATTCATATACTGATAAACCAAATCTTTGCATTAAGACTCGTGGTGGAACTATTCATTACAAGTGGTTTGAATCATTCATGCCTTATAAGCCAAAAATGATTTGTATGGTTAGAAATTTAAAAAGTGTTTTTTCTTCGATGGAAAAACTTTATAGAAAGAGTCAGGAATACCATCAGGAAATCCAAAATCACTCAGAAATGAAAGGTACATCAACCGCAAAGAGAATTGATGCTTGGGTTGCTTCACCTCCTGTTGGTATGGCTCTTGAAAGACTTCAGCAAACCTTCTTGGAGGGTATTAATAAGGAAGTTCTTTATGTAAGAGCAGAAGATTTAACAAGTTATCCACAAAGAGAAATGGATAAGGTTTATACCTATCTTGGTATAGAAGGATTTAAGCACGATTTTGATAATGTTGAACAAACAATCAAGGAAGATGATTCGGTTTATGGTTTAACCAAGGATCTTCATACAATCAAAAGAAAAGTTCAACCTTTAACTCCCGATTATACGGAAGTTTTAGGAAAACAAGTCTGTGATTGGATTGATAGCAATTTTGCTTGGTATCAAAAGGGATTTGGTTATACCAAATAATTAGTTAATCTTATAGATTTCTACCTTTGTCCAATTGCCATCAGATGTGCCAATTATCTGTTGACCTGATACACTACTGTATCCTGAGAAGTTAACGGAATCGGTTGTTCCATTGAAATATAATATAGCAGTTGATGTTTGTGATTGTGATGCACCAGTTCCAGTATACAATGGCATTTGTACAAGAGATTTTGTATTAGATCCATTTAAGCGAATCTGTGAATTGTTTTGACCTGTACCCGTAGTTGAACCCCATGCTATTTGATATGTAACCATGTAGTAGCCGGGTATTTTTGGTGTTATCACACCAGATAATGCTGGATATGTTCCAAGATTTGATACCCATCCATTTGGATCATTTTTAACTGTTAATGGCAACCAATAATCAAGATTAGCTGATGAATTTATATTAGCCGAAACGTAAGCGGTTGCTGTATAGTTTGTATTAGTTGAAAGGTTTCCAGTTGCACTAATACTACCATTAACTGTTAATGTTGTATTTGGTGTTGATGTTGCAATACCAACGTTACCATTGTTGAGTATACGCATTCTTTCAGCACCTGCACCGATTATTACGGTGTTTGATACATCAGAACCTGCTGCAAGTCCAGTACCTAAAATTGTGTTATTTGAACCATAAACAATATTAGCACCAGAATTTATACCTAATACTACGTTATTACAACCACCGATTGAATTACCTAAACTACCTGCACCTAAAACTGTGTTTCCGCAACCAGAAACAGATGCATACATTGTTCTGCAACCAAATGATATGTTAGAAGAACCACAGGTGTTAACCTGCATGGCTTGATAACCCATTGAGAAATTATTAGTACCCGTAGTTGTAACTGGCTGACTTGAATACCCAAGTGATATGTTGTTATTACCTGAAGTTAAGCCGTATAAATTACCTCTACCTAAAGCTATATTGTAGCCACCAGAAACCGTACCCGGTATGTTCAAGCAACCAATAGCAATGTTTTGACAACCAGTAGTATTTGCTAAATAACCATTTATATTTCCAGATCCAATTGCAATGTTTCCATTGGAAACACCATAACAACTTGAAAGATTGTTACAACCAATACCAATATTAACACAGTTATCAACACGGATTTTTTCTCCACCTGCACCGAGAATCAATGAATTACATACATCAGTATTAGGAGAAACACTAGCACCCAAAATTGTATTAGAGCACCCATTTATTATATTGGCTCCTGAACCGCAACCAATTGAGATGTTAGCACAACCAGTTGTTAAAACTCCTATTGCTCCATAACCAAGACCTATATTATGATTTCCTGATAGGTTATTGTTTAATGATCTATAACCAACTGCGAAGTTGTGTCCACCAGATGTATTGTTATATAATGTCTGATAACCAAATGCAATGTTACAACTTCCTACTATATTTCTATATAAACTATTTGTACCAATTGCAATATTCATCCCAGCAGTAGTGACAGATCCCAACATGCTAGTACCAATAGCAATGTTTTGATAGGCTGAACTTGTACTACCACCATAAAGGTTTACACCAAGACCTATATTATTACTACCTGTTACATTGGGTGGAATTGAATTAACACCTATACCGATATTAGAATTACCTGTTATATTACAAATAGCACCACGACCGACTTGATTACCAATAGCAACATTATAACAACAATCAACACGCATTTTTTCTACGCCACCAGCACCAAGAATTAAAGTATTGTTTAAGCAACTATTTCCATTTGCACCACTTCCTAAAAATGTATTGCTACAACCACAATAAAAAGAACCACCAGCATTTGTTCCAATTGCAGTATTATTACATCCTGAAATTGCACCCTGTAATGTTTGAATACCTATAGCAACATTTTGACAACCACATGTGTTGGAATTCATGGAATAACCACCAAAGGCAACGTTATCATTACCACATGTATTATTTCTCATTGTAACATAGCCAAATGCAAAGTTATTACTTCCTGAAGTATTACTTTGAAGAGTAAATGAACCCATTCCAAAATTACTTGATCCACAACCACCACCATTAATAAATGAACCCAATGCAACGTTACCACTTCCGGTTGTCATTGATTGAAGGTTATTTGAACCAACCGAGAAGTTGTTTGAGCCACAATTATAACCCATTGCAGCACCACCTAGAGCAACGTTATTTGAAGAATCAATTTGTAATCTTTGATAACCAGCGTTAATCGATAATAAGCAACTAACGTTGTTATAACTTGTTCCTGCTCCAGCACCAAGAAATGTATTATAGCAACCACACTGTGAATTTGATCCTGCGTTGTTACCAATGGCAACATTGCAACAACCCGAAAGATTACTATATAAACTAAGTTGTCCAATTGCCACGTTAAAACAGCCACATGTGTTGCTTTGCATACTACATGCACCTATTGCAGTATTGTAACAACCGCATGCATTAGTTAATAATGAATTAATTCCAATTGCTTGATTGCAAGTTCCTATTGTATTATTTCTTAAAGTTGATTGACCTAACGCAATGTTATCACTACTAGTAGTATTACAACATAAAGCACTATTTCCAATTGCTATATTATTACCACCTGTACTATTACATTGAAGCGATGCTTGACCTAATGCAATGTTTTGTGATCCGGTTGTATTTCCAAGTAAAGAATTTCCACCAAATGCAAAATTACAATTTCCTGTTGTATTATTTAAAAGATTTGAACCACCATGAGAAACGTTATTGCAACAATCGATACGCATTTTTTCTGAACCAGCACCAAGAATTAATGTGTTATTTAAACATGTATTTCCAATGATACCAGTTCCTAAAAATGTATTGCAACATCCATATTGTAACGATCCACCACTACCATTTCCGATGGCTGTGTTATAGCAACCAGAAACAGCAGCAAATAAACTACCTGCTCCTATTGAAACGTTATTAGAACCACAGGTTGTTGCATAAAGACTATTTGTACCCATTGATATATTGGAACATCCACAAACATTATGATTTTGTCCATAAATTGCAATATTTTGATTACCAGATAGATTTTGAGCAAGTGAATATATACCTATTGCGATATTTTGACATGCTATATAATTTGCATTACAGATATTACCACCAAGCATACCTATATTACAATGATATCCATCAATACGCATTGATTCACTACCTGCACCAAGAGCCAATGTATTGTTTAGTGTAGCATTACCAGCAACACCTGAACCTATAAATGTGTTATTAGATCCATATTGTAATGCACCACCTGCTTGTTTACCAATAGCCACGTTGTTGTTTCCTGATATAGAATTAGCTAATGCACAATAACCACTGGCTGTATTATCACTGCCGCAAGTATTGCAATATAATGCTTGAACACCGTGAGCAATATTTCTTGCACCACATGTATTAAGTGCCAATGAGTAATATCCTAAAGAAATATTAGATGAACCCGATACATTAGTATTTAAAGTACCAGCACCTATTCCGATATTACCAGAACCGATTCCACCGACCGTTTGTGAAATAATAGCAACATTATTATTTCCTGTAGTTGTTGCATTGCCTCCTAATGCAACGTTGCCACAACCAGTGGTAATGGAGCCACCTGCTCCACAACCTATAGCAATGTTACTAGTACCAGTTGTAACGTTCTGTAATGCACCATAACCAATAGCATGATTAACACTTGCTGTACTGCTATTTCTTAATGCATTAAAACCTATTGCTACGTTATTTGAACCAGTTGTATTGCAACCTAAAGCCGCCCATCCAATAGCCTGATTATAACTACCTGTACTATTACATTGAAGAGCACCAGAACCAATCGCCTGATTGTGATTTCCTGAAATGTTACATTGTAATGCTGAACCACCAAGTGCTTGGTTATTTGCGCCAGTTGTATTATATTGTAATGCTCCAGATCCAATTGCTTGGTTATTATTTCCGGTTGTATTTGATGCAAGAGCCGAATTGCCACCGATAGATGTATTGGTAGTACAATTGTTTGCACCTGTTGATGTTACATATTGTGAACATAACATACCTCCAGTAGAAAGATTATTAACATATGTGGTATTTGCTGCACCTGCTGTTATATTAGATCCTAAAATAAATGTATTTGATTGATTATTTGTATTATTTGAACAACCACCAGCAATAAAAGTATAAATTCCCGAATTTGTATTTGTTCCAAAATTAGGATTTACGCAATTTCCTATTAATTTATATGGTTGACTAGAAAGTTTTGCAAATGTTGTGACATTGTATGTTGGGTTATTTGTTGCACTATTAGAGTTTACATAACTATAAACTGAAGCATTATTAGCAGATTGAGATTGGAAACCACTACCTGAACTCCAACCACCACTTAATGAAAACACTTGAGAATAAACTGATTTATCATTTGCTGATAGTGCTTGTAAGAACGAAATACTGTTCCAGTTTGCGGAATTAGAATTAACATTACTAAATACAGAAAGATTATTAGCTGATTGGGATTGTAAAGTTGTATACGCACTGTTATCTTTAATCCAATTAGCTGAATTAGAATTAACACTACTATAAACTGATGCATTATTAGCTGAATTAGAATTTACATTACTGAATACAGAAAGATTATTAGCTGAATTAGAATTTACATTACTGAATACAGAAAGATTATTAGCTGATTGGGATTGTAATGTTGTATATGCACTATTTCCACCATTCCAAGTAGCTACTTGTGAACCAACTACGGTTCCAGCATTACAAGCATATCCTGAATATGTAGCATTATCAGCATAACACGCATGATATGAATTATAAGAATATCCCGAATTTGTAGCGCACCCAGCATTTGAAGCATATCCTGAATTGGTAGCATAATTTGCATTACCTGCATTTGAAGCATATCCTGAACATGTAGCGCACCCAGCATAATTCGCATTACCTGCATTTGAAGCATATCCTGAATTAGTAGCACATGCAGCATTACAAGCATATCCTGCATTTGTAGAATAATCCGCAGTACCATGTAAATTACCAACTACGGTTCCGCTTAACGAACCTAATACATTAGCTCTTAATGTATCGATAGTAAATGTTGGATCACTATACATTAAATTTGGGTAATCTAATGGTTCTGTTGTTAAACCACTAAATAAACTCCAAACTCCACTTACAGCTGATCGAATCAAGCCAGTGTGTTGATATCCTGATGTTCCGTTATCTAAATTACCGATAAAGTGACCAACAAGACCCATATCGTAGACATTTCCTTGTCCAGAAAGTGATTCAGCAATATAAAGTATAGGTGAAGATACTTGAAATGTTGTTGTATTTAAAACAATCCCAGAACCAGCAACATATAAGTTACCAGTAATGTTTAAATCACCCGGCGTGGTTATCGATGGAGTAAATCCAACTGTAACTACACCATTGTTTACCGATGTGTTAATTTGATTTGGTGTACCTTGGACTGATGTAACTGCCAAATATAATGAACTTAAACTGCTTACATTATTATAGGTGTTATTCCAAATATCAGAGCTTAAACCACCAACAACTGTTTCATAAGCAAATTGCCAATCTGAACTTAATGCATTAGTTAGATTATAATTGGAAATCCAGTTAGCAGAATTGGATTGTAGTGTTGTATTTTCACCACCCATGTTCCAAATGGCTGAATTTGCAAAAACTGATGAATATACACTATCCCAATTTGAACTTAACGAATTAACCGTAATTGTTACATCATTCCATGAACCAAAATTACTAGTTACAAGATTATTTAATGTGTTAAAAAGGGATAAATCGGTTTTTAAAAGTAAAGCACTTAATGTTGCATTAGAAATTGGTTTATTTAAATCACTAGTATTATCAACTTGATCTAACCCTAAGTCGGATTTCGTAATTGTTACATATCCACCTTTACCATTAACAGAAATAACACCTCCGCTTCCTATTACGTTAACGTTATTACTTGGTATATTCGTAGTTATTGTTACTTGTTGTTCCATTTTATTTAAATAAGTTTGATGATTGGCAATGTTCCAGCAGCAAATGTATCAATTTCACCTGATGATAAAGTTACAGTTACTACCCATGTATAATTAGCAGGTGGAACGTCTATAACTGTTGGTGTAACTTGTAATACACCAGCTGAAGCAGGTTGGAGTATAGTGACACCACCCTGAATGGTATCAAAATATATCATTGTTGGTGCATCAAGTTGAGTTTTTGCCCTAAAATCGGCAAAAGCACCTGTGAGGTCTACAGCAGAGCCGTCTCTTGCTATAGTTACAGTAAGACCTTCCCAAGTATCACCAGCAATATATTGAGCTAAATTGAATAATTCCATTCATAATATTTACTCTTTAATATTAAAGTTTGGAAAAATCTATCTTATCACCTATGCTTTTCTTGATTTCTTCTACGTCGAGCACCTTTCTAACGCAATTGCAGATTTGATAACTTAAAGTTTGATTATCTCTACCAATGTGACCTTTACCAAAGCATTTTTTGCAATTTGAAGCTGGGTATTTTAGTAATGGGAGTTGTCCCATGTCTAAAAGTGAAAAATCCTTCTCAGGAATACTATAGAATGTCCCAGAAAAGGCACTGAATATGATTTTAGTCGTTGTTTCCATATTTAATAGTTGAAATTGTAAGGATAGTATCCCAAAATTTGTTTCCTGCGACCTTTGTTGGATAAATCATCAAATTATTTTCTATTTCAGGTGCATGTTTTGATAATGTTTTGATTCGGTAATCAAAATATACCAAATCATCTTCTTCATGGAGTTCTACATCAAACGGAATTGGTATTTCTATCTTTTCCTTTGCTTTTTTAGCTGTATCCATTATGAATGTAAGATAAAAATTCTTTTGATAGAAAAGAATTAACTTTCCTTGTTTGTGTTGCTTTTTTCCAAGTTCTAATGTGATGTTTTTTTGTAATAAAAACTTGCAAACTTCTTCTAATTTTGTTCCGTATATAGTCATTTATTTTTTCATGAATTGCTCTTTCTGTTTAGCACTCATTGGTCTTATAATCTTATCAAAATACAATAAAAACTGCTTAAATGGTTTGGTTGGTACTACTGATACAACTTCAACCGATTCCGTTGGAACATTTCGCCAATCTTGCAATAATATATCCCATAATGTGCAAAGATTTTTAGCCTTTGCATTATATGGTGGTCTACCAGTTGGTTTTCTATAATTTAAAATTTCTTTTCCGAAAACCGACTTAAACAAACTTTGATCGTTTGTACAAAGCATTCGTCTAGTGTTGGGATTTACACGCTTATTCCTTCTAACAAATCTTAATTCAACAAGATTGCTAGAACAAAGAGCATATAAACCTTCAACACTAATTGCCATTACTTTTTAATCTTAGTTTTATTTGTTTGAGAATCTGTTTTTGGTTCACATACACCAAAAATTCTGGATTCATTTAAGAAAACAATATGTTTAAGGTTATTAAAGTTTTGAACCGTAATGCCCTTGTCGGAAGGGTGAACAATAATGTCTCCTTCTTTAACGGTTTTACAATCCGGACCCGCTAAAAGCACTTTGGCTAATCTCCATGTGAAATTAACCGTATTAATTGGAACCCAAATACTACCTCTTTTGATTTCTGTACCATCTTCGTTTACGTCAATATATTGACACATTAAAATGTCATCTAACACCTTGGTTAAATTCCATCCATCTAGGTTGAATTCGTTTCCGATGTAATTGTCTAACTGAACTTTTCCACCAATTAGATCTTCTTGTTTGGGTCTTGGTATAATTGCCATATATGTGTTTTTATTTAGGTGTTAGATTTAATTCTTCAAGTGTTTTTTGGTATTCTTCAATCTCTTTTCTGGATAACTCCATTAAATTAGAATAAAATTCAATATTTTCATTCATTTCTTCATCCTCTTTGGGTGATTTTTTAATGTAATTTATCTTTCTTGCAAATTTAGGAATCAATGTCCTGTAAATTTTACTATTAGTTTCATCATCAAAACTAAATTGACAATTATTCCATCTATTTGATGTAGAATTAACAATCTGTGCAATTGGTTTACTTGCCATTGACAACCATCTATTACTTAGAAATCCTACATTTTTAGGAATCTCTGGTTTACTTGAACTGGATTTTAAAATCCATTGCAAATATGGGAAAAATATATTCTTCATCTTTTTAATGGACTATTAATACCATAAAAATTATTAAATGCAATTGAACTTGTCTGCCAATCTTGCGTATTCATAGAATCACCAAGACCAAAATGAATAACCCTGATAGGAGTAACACCCATTTTTAATTTATGATAATTAGCATTTAAGCAAAAGGTAATATCGTAATGATGAAAATTAAAATTCTCATCGAATTTCAAAGGTGTTTGTAAAACCTTTTCCATATTAACTGCTAGGAAAAGTCCATCCATTACTAATGCACGAGATTCAGATTTACCAAAAACAGTTGTCCATACGTTTTTCTGGTGACAATGACCAACTTCACCTACATGATCTTGTCTATCACTCATTAAATGCCAAGCAGGTGGCTTTGTGATATCACATTTCTTAGATCCAGCTAAACCAACAATATCGTATTTTTCAAATGCGAGATTAAGTTTTTCTTCCCAAAACAAATCTTCAATTAAAACATCATCATGAACAAAAATAATTCTTTTTAATTTGTTTTTTTCAATAAAAAATTGATTGTATATCTTAGGCAAACCTTCTTTATTTTCAAAAAACACTGTACAGTTATTTCTATAACCAGCTTTCTCTAAGAAAATAGCAATTTGAGATTTTTCCCAGAAATCTTCTTCGTTTAACTGGGTTGCAATAACAAAATGATAATTACTTGGTAGATTTGACATAAAACAGGATAAATAGTTGTAATTATAATAATGAATACTAACAAGAAAGTCAAGAAGTTAAAACCTTTAAAGGCAGTAAAGAAAACTGGCATTAAAAGTACTATCCCTAAACCATGTTGCTGCGAAAAGAAGGCTGGTGAGATTATTCAAGCTAGAAATATGAAGGGTGATGTTAAATTTAACAAATTAGAAGAAGCAGCTGACTATCTTTTTGCTAAAAGCTTTTTAGTTGCATTATTAAAGGAACAAGAAGAAGTTCAAGAGTTGCCACCTGCACCGACAGAAGAAGCTTCTCCTGAAGATTTTACCCCTGAAAAAAATCAAGCTGATTTTGAAAACTCCTTAGAACCAGAAACTGATGGTTCACAATTTGATGTTGAAGGTATTTCTCCCGATGTAACAATGGAAACCATTAAAAAGGTTAAAGAGTGGGCGATTAAACTTAATGAGTTTGAAAAGTTTTTAAATAACCCTTCCGATGATTCACTTCACCGCATTTTATCCGATAACGATAGAGCAGGAAGTCTATTAAGAGGTATTACTCGTAAGGCTTCTGATTCAATTACTCGTATTGCTGGTGAAATCGCCAAACTTAAGGAAGTTCTTAACACATTCGTTAATACTGCCCCTAAAAAGATTCGTGATCTTGAACAAAATAACGTTGCTCAGTAATGAACGATAAAGATTCTAGATTATTACAAGAAGCATATGATAGTATCTTAAATAATGATACTAGTAATGTTTATGTTATAAACGGAATTGAAACTCATTACGATCCAGAGATTGACGAGGAAGAAGATAATAGAAAAATTTGGCATTTCTTTAGAGATAAAGAAGGTAAAGAAGTAGCAGATATGGATTGGAGTCCTTATAGTCACCCAAGTCCAGACGTAATTAGATTTTGGATTAAATTGGGATGTCCAAGTAGATCAGATATTAGAAATTCTGGCGCAGGACATGGTACAGGACCAATTGATCTTAAAGATTTGCAAAATTACGCAAAATCCAAAATTTAACTATAACAGTTATCTAGTATTCCTTGATAAGGGATTTCATCAAGGTCTTCAAAAAGACACCATTCATTAAAATCTTTATATCCTTTACCAATTCCCCAATTAAAGACCTTCTCGCCTTTAACTAACAATTCTTTAACCTTATCCTTTGCTGTTTCATCATGTTGAGGATTATCCAAAACCCAAATTCTTTGATGAAATGGGAATTCAGCAAGTTGAATTGATTGAGTTTTGGTTAAAGATATACCAGCAACACCGACTCCATTTTTAACAAACATTGAATCGATAGGTCCCTCAAACAAAAAGATATAAGGGATATCCGAATTAACCCTATCTATACCGAATACTGTCTTTTCATATCCTGCTTTACCTAGATATCTTGGCTCCGTCTTATCCAATGCTCTAGTTTGATAAAAAACTACTTTTTTATTTCTATCGTAGAATGGAATACATAGTCTGTTAGCATGAATATTATCCGTTAAACTTATAAAAAGATTTGGGGATTTGTTTATGGCAGTATCCAATCTTCTATCCTTTGCATATTGTAATGCTTTTTGAAATTCTTTACTCTTTTGATAATATTGTTGCTGAACTTGATCGTATATATTAATAGAGTCGTAAGGTAGATCGGGTATATCCTTTCTCTTAAATGTTACTGTTCCGGTTTCTTTCTTGAACACATCTAGTGAAATATCATTAGTTGACAATTCAACCTGAATATCTTCATATGACATACCAGTTGTCTTTTTTATCCAATTAAGTGCAGACCATGTTTGATTACAATTAAAACAATGAAATGTATTTGAGTGTGGATAATACCAAAGTCTTTTTTTCTTGCCGAGACTTTTGCCTTCCTTGCATATAGGGCAAGCTGCATTGTATTGACCAGTATGTTTTTTAAACTCTGGTTCAATAGCATAACTCATGAACTTATTCATGACATAACTTTCAGGAAGACGGTACTTCATCCTCCTATGGTAACAGTTATTTTAACACTGTCAACAAATTAAAATTCGTCTTCTTCATCTTCCTCTTCTGGAAGATCGGTATACTGCTCTCTTTCTTTTGGTTCATGATCAAACCACTCGCCAGTTTCCTTTGAAACTGGTTCTTTATTCTCAACCGACTCGTGTTCTTTGCTTTCTTCGTCTTCTGATTCAACATCATCATTGGTATAATCACCAAGAGGTGATTCATCATGGTTTTTCAACCAATCATAGAAAATTGTTGCATATCCATCAGCAATTTCACCTTTTTTAAGTTGTTTGAAAATTAAAGAGATTGCATTCTTGAATGTTTTAGGTGTATAAAAATCCTTTTCTTTTAACTTTGATACAATTGATCTAAAATGACCTTTATGTTCATCTTCAGCATCTAAATCTTCTACTAATTTCTTAACAGAATCAAGATCAAACTTAAATTTTTTAAGTTCATCCTTTTTTCTGCCTTCATTTAAGAGACTTTCTACTAAAACATCATATTTTCTAAACATATTACTACTTATCCTGTAATAATACCCATATCTTTTTCTATTCTCTTTAAATCACTTTCCGTTGCTCCGATAATATCACTGAGAAGACTTTCATCACCTCCGTACATATTACCATCTTCTCCTATATAGAGTTCGCATATTTTAATTCTCTCATCTCTATTACCAAATACTTCAATCCATGCTGGTGAATCTTCCTTTGGAAAAATTCTACCATCTCCTTGATTATAAGATTGACCAAATGCTTTGAAAATATTATCAATCTCCTCTCTGAAAACTTCATCAATTTCTCTGAATCCATCATTCTCAATTGGTACATCAGCAACTTTTGTTAATGGTGTGAAGAAAATGATATCATAAAGTTTCATGGTCTCTCTAACTAATATTCTTTGTTCATCTAAGAATTTATCAGAAACCACACCATTGATATTAAGCCATGCGGAATATGCCAAGCAATCTAATACACATCTATCAGATATTACATTTTCCTTTGTTGAGTTTTGAATCGCCTGATCAGTAAGAAAATCCATGATAACTCTTTGTGTCTCCTCCGTTGCTTGCTTACTATGCGGAAGATTTTTTTCGATTAAGATGTCACGATATGTTTTTTCTGATGTTTCATACATTGACCACTTTTTAATAAAGTCCTTTACAAAGGTGGACTTACCCATATTGGTTGAACCTGAAATGCAAATTTTCATAATTACTTTGTAATAACCTCTTCTAGAACTTCGGGAAAGAACTTAACGATATCGGCGGTGTGTTCATCATGAAAAACTTCTTCGCCATTTTCATCAACTACTGGTGTGATGTTAATGTCATCTAATAAAACATCTGGAAACATTGAGCGTATTTTTTTAGCAACATCGAACATTTCAAGTGCTTCTTCTTTATAAAAAGAACCAGATACATCACATGATGATGCAAATAATAAGCTCTCTAAGATTGTTTTAACTTCTTCTCTTGATAGAGAATTTATGCTAAATGTTTCATTGATGTTTTTCATTAATACTATTTTAATAGTATTTGATGAAAAGTCAACTTATAATGTGGAATCAGAATCCTTTACCATTTTGTTAGTCTTATACTGATTAACAAATTCGGTTATATTATTTTCTAAATTTTCCTTATCACTTGTATCTAATAAATTTAAAAGTTGATTTGGATTACTGATACCACTGCTATTACTTGCAATAGAGTTTTTTAGTATATTAATTAAAGAAATGATATTATCATTACTGACTAATTGCTGAGCAGAATCATTAGTTTCGGATGTTTCGATATTTTGAGCTTCAACTTCTGGTTGTTGCGTAGCTACATTAGGATCTTGATTGGCAACATTTGGATCTTGTGTTGGTGCAACTTGATCTGCTTCACTTAAAAGACCATTATATCTACTGATTAGATTTAAAAATTTACTCATATTAGACTATTTATCCTTTATGCACAGCTTTCAACCAAATTTGCTTCAGCATCTCTTCTTTCAAGTAACCCATCTAAGCCTTGACCTTGCCAAATTCTTTTCATATTTCTTATCTGTTGAGCAATTCCTTTATAATCTTTTTTAGGAACTAAGTCTCTTATGTTTCTCATTTCTGTTCTACTTTCACCTTCTAATGAACCACCTCTATTAAAAACGAGTGATACTAATGCACCATATGCATTGTCACATAATTCCTCCGCATGCGGAAAAGTCTTTTCGGTGAGTTGTGCGAATTTGGGCCACGTTAATCGGTCGAATATATCAATTGCTTGATCATAACTAACTGTTATACCTAATGGTTTAACTTGCTCCACATATTCCTTCCCAAGTTGCCCAGTTTTACCTGAAGCTTGTTTAACTGCATCAAGTTGTTTTTGTGGTAAAAAATAAAATATTTTTTGTAACTCATTGGGATTATAATAACCACAATCAACACCAATGCCAAGGGTTAGTCCGCTGTGACCCCCGGGCCACGTAGGATGAGATAGAAATTTATCGTAATAAGATTTTCCACCACCAATTTCATATTCTAAAATTAAACTTAATGCTTTTGGACTTGGTTGTTTCATAATTCAGTTATATTATAATCTTGTTCTTTTGCGTTATTTGTAAGAATTTCTTCAATAATATTTTCAGCTTTTTGTTCATTTGAATTTGAATTTAAAGTTTGGTCTACCGATTGTGCATCACCCGATACGCTTACACTTGATGAACTATTATATTTTAAATCAACTAATCCTTGCGCACCTAAATAAACAGATATAACAAGAGCAATTTGCTCCATGATTTTTGTAAAAATTGTAGCATAGGTTGTAATAACGATGTCATGATCTTTAGGAATTACAAAAAGAATACCAACAGCAATAAAAAACATTGTGACAATTATAAGCAAAGAAGTCATAATGATAAAAAACTTCTTTGATGCCAAATGATTTGTTTGCTCCATCTGTTTCTCGTATTCAGGTGGAGTATTGGGTGGTGCTTTTCCATTTGTAAGAAAAGCAGCAGCGGTTTGAGCTATTGTAACTATATGTTGCCACATATAGCTACTTATTCAAGTGGCTTAAACTAAAGTACCTAAAATAAATCCAACTATAAAACCAATTATTGCAGCCGTTTTAACTGGATGGGTTTTACCCCATGCATAAAGAGCCGTTATAATGTTAAATGTTTCTTGTTTAACAATTGGTGCTTCTGTTTCAATTTTTGAAACATATTGATTAATATATTTTTCAGTTGATGATACTGTTTGCGTTAATGTTGTCATAAGAAGAATAAACCATTTGCTTTAGCGTAGAAATAAAGTGCAATCAAAGCAAGAAGACTAACTATGATAACGTTTCTCCAAAGAATTGCTAAATCTTTTTTAACTAAAAGTTTTTCATCAGCATTCAACTTGTCGATAATTTTACTATTATTATTTTTAAGGGTTGCAATTTCCTTTGTTGTATTTTCTTTATCCTTTAAAAGATTTTTATTATCATTTGTCAATTGTTGCTTGGTAGCACGATCTTTTAATAAATCCTGATACTCATTAGAACCAACAACTACAACCTTTGAACCTTGATATTGTTTTGGTACAAGAATAACTTCCGTTTTATCACCTTGTTTTGAGTTTTTAGCAACCGTACCAGCTTCATAGACTGATGCAATCGGAATTCTATGTTTTGGTGGCTTTACAATTCGTGTTGCTTGATCAGAATAATAATAAGCAAGGTCAATTCTTCCTTTATTTACGGAATCATTGGTAGCGTATGTGTTCTGACTCAACATTTCAGTCTGTTTTTCAGTATAAACAGTACATGAAGCTAATAATAGTGCTAAAAATACAAATAATTTTCTCATAATTCTACCATATTTAAATGATTCTTTTTATTTTTCAATAGATGTCCAAATAAATCCCATTTAAATGATTCTTTATCATATGTTCCTTTGGTTTTTAAATGTAAATCACCAAAAATCTTTTTAACATCATCAGTTTGATATATTCTTTCTTTAGTTGGATCTAAAGTTAAAAGATCTGTAATCGTTGGATCAGTTTTAGTGAAATCATTAGCAAAAGAAGTTTCGAATAATTTTCCTTTATATTTGTCCGATACCCTGTTCTTAACTCGTTTGGTATAAGCTAAAAATTGACTATCCAGATAACATCCCACATTAAAAACAAAACTAAAAAATAAATCTTCAATTTTATAAATTAATTTCTTAGAAATTTTTGGTTTATAGATCTTTCTATAAGAATCCATTATTGCACCATCTTCTTTTGGTTGTGCATATATATTTCTCATATTTTTAATTATTAATACAAATCCTTTGTCAAGTCTTCAGTATATGTTTTATAACTATCATACCAATTTGGTGCATCTGGCTTCTTATACAAGACATCTTTTTCACAATAAGGTGTATTTGTATTGGTATTAGGTAAAGGTGTACCTTGATTACCTACGCAATTTATAGGTGTACGTGACCATATTGGACTTTCTATACCTTTTGGTTTATTTCTTTCTTCTAGTGCTGAAGCTATTCTTTCTAAAGCATTAACGGTCTCATCTAATCTCATGCTGATCTTGTTTAGTAATTGTTTTTTCGTTTCCATATAAAAACCTTAACCCATCTTTGCCAAAAGTCAACTCTCGCCAAGAAAAATTATAAGTATTAGAGTATATTAAAGTACTTTAAGTATTTAAATTAATAATATAGTTAACTTAAAAGAACTATAAGAATTAAAAAGGATGACATCCTATTTTACCCAATTGAGTGATACTTGTCAATAGGGTGTTTCAATCTTTTTTTAACTTTTGTTAAAAATTCTTCATCTTCTCCTGTAGGGATAACACAAGGAATGTGGTTGAAAGTACCTTTAATGGACTGAAACATAGGGTTTTCACTTTCATGTTCAATAAAATTAGGTAATCTTTGCTTTAATTGTTTTTTAGCAATTTTTATAAAATTCAAAGGTTCTTCAAAGTATGATGACCATACATTAAAATTTTTCTTTTGACTGTAAAAACATAAAATCCTACAATTTGACTTGCTGGCTTTATCATTAATGCTAATTACAGCATCTGAAATCCATAGTTGAACGAATTCCTTGATTCTTAAATTTTTAGCTGATACTTTATTTTCTTTTATAAAACCCCATTCATGGGCATAATCTACATAATCAGCTGCTAGTTCTTCAATGTAATCAAAAACATCAAAGATAAGAATGTTATCTTTAATATGGTAACAAAAATACTGTTTAGACGTTCTCATCCCTGTTAGATATTATAACATCTAATAGGATTTGTTCAACTAATTCTTGTGGTAAAGCAGTATTTGCATACTTTACACTTTCGTTGATATCTTTATACTGCTTTTTAAGTCTTTCTTTAAGTTCAAAAGCTAAAACGTTCTGTTCTCTGGAGAGATTCTCGTATGATGGTGTTTGTTGAAGTTGTAATGCCTCCAGTAATGGTTCACCAGCATTTGCAATAATACCAGCTAGTCTCTTGTAAAAACGATTTAAAGGGGAAATTACAGGTGTATTCTTTAACTTTGAAAGATTTTCATAAAGATAGCTTAAAATTGTTGATTTTTCAACCTGCTCCTTTACGTTTGCAAGAAATTCCGGTCCCTTGATATGGATTTTACCATAAGGATTAAATGGGCAACCTGATCCTGTTACCTTTGAACCACAAAAAATACACTTATTTGGTGCATCAAAGTGAACATGGGTTTTTGTTGGGCTATAAAGGCATGGTCTACCATAATATCTTGAGCCACAATATATGCATTTTGAATCCATTATCTAATATTTAGTCTAAAATACCGAATTTTTCTAGCTCTTGTTTGGGTGCTTTACCAATTCTCAGGTTCAAAATACCATTATAGTAGTCTTTTCGGAATAAAACATCCTTTTCCATCTGCTCTTTTGCTTCAAAGTAAGCTAATGCCCATTTTGAATCACATGTTCTCAATATTTTAAAAATAAACTTATCCTTTCCGTATTTTTTAACATCTTCGATTAGTTCATTAGAAGAGCTTGTGTAGGATTTCCAATCCGATTCCTTGGAATCAATACGATTTCTAGTTTTGCCCTTTAATGGTTTTCTTTTAATACGAGAAAAACATTGCTTTTTACCAATATACTTTTTATTTGTAACAGTATTGGTTATTTCGTATATAAAGCCGAAAGTTTCTTCTGTTAAATGAACAGATTCATTTAAAATCCAATGTCCAGTATCCATTATTTCTTTTTACGTTTAACTTTACGTTTACGTTTATTTGATTTAGTAATTAATTCTGGAAAATTTCTTTTTGTAACTCCACCTATACCTTGAGCTAAACGATTATCGTTAGGATTCCAAACATTAGGACCACTAAATTGACTAGAAACGCCAGAAGAACTACCGAGTGCTCCACCATTTCCAGCAAAATTGCCCATTTCTAACAAAATATCCTTAATAATAATTTGCAATTTATTCATAATATGTTATATTGATAAATACTTATGGAGCTATTCGATAAATTTCAGCAAGAAATTAAAGAAGATACTAAGATTGATCAATTAAATCTTATGGATCGCCAGTTAATGCTCCCTGCAATTAAACATAAATGGGTAGCTCGTTTAATTGAACAAAAAAGAAATAGAAACAATTTAGAAAAAAAGAAAAAGGTCTTAAGAGAAGAAGTTCTTAAGAAATTGGAAAGTGGTGGTATACCAACTGGCGTTCCAAAAGCATCCATTAAGGAAAAAGTTGACGCATCCGATACCATTAAGAAAATAAACGAAGAAATAGATGATGTTAATCTTTTAATAGAATATCTTGAAAAGGTAGAAGGTATATTTCGTAGTATGACTTATGATATTAAAAATATTACCGAAATATCCAAACTCGAAACCACATGATCGAATTAACATTAACACCTAGCGAAAAACAAGGTCAGATTAATGCTGATCCAACTACGCTTGCGTTAATTAGAGAAAAATTTTCAATTGCTAATCCAGCACACCGAAGAAATACAAGATTCGTTCCAGCAAGACTCTATGCAATAACACCTGCTGGAAAATTTGAAATAGGTATGTTAAAAGATATATGTGCTTATTGCGATTCAAAACAATATCTTTATAAAATAACTGAAAATTTAAAAAATAAATTTCATGTAGGGTTTTTAGACCCAATAATTAAAAAATATTGTTTAACATATAGAGATCACCAAGATAAATCAATTAATCTTGCGGTAAAAAATGGAAGAGGCGTTATATGTATTCCAACTGCTGGTGGTAAAACATTAATCATGTCAGGAATTATTGAAAGTATGAGACTTTCAATGTATAAGCCGAATGCAAAGGCACTCGTTTTGGTTCCAAATATTCAACTTGTTGAGCAAACTTCAAAGGACTTTGAGGAATATGGCATGGAAAAAGTAACTAAATGGTCAGGTGACAACATTCCTAACCCAGAAGCAACAACTATCGTTGCTGGAACGCAAATTTTATTAAGTGAAAAAACAGATTTATCAATTTTAAATGAAATTGATTTGTTACTTGTTGATGAAACTCATGGTTTAAGAAAAGGTAATGAAATTAATAAAGTTCTTCAACTTGTAAATACCAATTATAGGTTTGGATTTACTGGTACGATGCCGACATCATTAATTGATCAATGGAACATCATCGGTAAGATCGGTCCCATCATATATCAGGAAAAAACCCAAGATTTAAAAGAAAAAAATTACGTTTCAGATTTTAAAATTTTTATATTAAACATTCTCCATAAAGACATACCCAAAATAGAACATAATCCACATAGACCAAGTGAAGCTTTTGAAAAAGAATTGGAATTTTTAACAAATAATGCAAGAAGAAATGAAATAATATGTAATCTTGCTTTAAAATTAAAAAATAACACCATTATAATGGCTGATAGAATTCAACATGGTGAAACATTAGAAAAAATGTTAAAGGATAAAAGCGGAGATGATAAATTAATTTATTTTATAAGAGGTTCTACAGAAATGGAAGATCGTGAGAGTATTAGAAAATTAATGGATGGTAGAGATGATGTTATAGTCGTAGCAATATCAAAAATTTTCAGTACTGGTATCAATATACCTAATCTTCACAACATAATATTCGCTTCAGCAGGAAAAGCAAAAATAAAAATTATGCAGTCTATTGGTAGAGCACTCAGATTGCATCCCACAAAAACAATGGCTAATATTTTCGATATTTCCGATAATACAAAGTATGGCAAAAGACATATAGCCGAAAGAGAAGCATTATATTTAAATGAAAACTACAATTATGAAAAAACAAACATACAATAAAAGAAAAAAGCGAATAAAGAAGGAAGATTCATATGATGATTTAATTTATCATGATGTTATAGATGAAGATCATGATTTAAGAGATGATCACGAAGAAGAATTAGCAATAAATGAAGATGAAATTGATTTGGTCGAAAATGCTTTAGATGATGAAGAATTATTGACTACTATTGTTTCAGTAGAAACGGTGGATGTTATTGTTAACGAAGATAAACCAAAGGGTAGACGTAAAGGAAATCCTGACAAAACGAAATTCTATGTAGATCCGAAGGAATTTGATCAAGAAATTATGAATTATTATAAATCAGGTAAAATGTCTAATAACTTGGCAGAAATGGTTAGTAAGATTTCTCATAAGTTAAGCTATGCTCCTAATTTCATCAATTATACATACAGAGAAGAAATGGTTGGTGATGGAGTTATAAGAATGATGAAGGCATTAATGGCTAAAAAGTATAATCATGAGAAGGGAACAAATCCATTTAGTTATTTTACCAGAATTGCTTTCAATGCATTCAGAAACAGGATCAAAAAAGAGAAACATATGGCTGAAACTCATGAAAAATATCAAAATGAACTCATGATGATGTCTCAAAATTACAATGTTCTCATGAAAAACAATAATATCAGAATCAATAAAGAAAGAGAAAGACATTGATATATTGTAAAAAACTGTTAGAGTAGTTGTAATGAAGATTAAGAGTAAAAAGATAGGATGTTTTTCTGATATCCATATTGGGTTAGGTCAGGATAGCAAACAATGGCATGATATTGCTTTAAATTTTGCTAAATGGGCATCTGAATATTACAAAGATCAGGGTATTGATGAAATATTGATACCCGGTGACATCTTTCACAACAGAAGTGAGATCGGTGTTAACACCCTAGCAGTCGCAAAACAGTTTTTTGATTACTTTAAGGATTTTACAATTTATATTTCTAGTGGTAATCATGATTGTTTCTATAAAAACAACAGCACAGTCAATTCTATATCTATTTTAGGTGGTTGGGGTAACATTCATATCATTGATAATGAATGTGAGACGATTAAAACACCATATAAAGATATAATCATGGTTCCTTGGGGCGTTGAATATGATCAAATACCAAAAACTGACGGAATAATCTTTGGACACTTCGAAATTAGTTCATTTTACATGAATTCTTACAAGGTTTGTGAGCATGGTATGGAGTCAAAACAATTATTTAAGAAAGCACCATTAATTGTATCTGGTCACTTTCATAAAAAAGATGATAGAAAATACGATAAAGGTAGAATTGTCTATTTAGGTAGCCCATTCCAACATAATTTCGGTGATGCTGGTGATATTAGAGGTATCTACATTCTTGATTTAGAGAAAAATGAGTTTGAGTTTATTGAAAATGAAATTTCACCCAAACATATCAAAGTTTCAACTAAAGCAATTTTAGAAAATGATGTAGACATCGAAAATTACTTATTAAAGGATAATATTGTAAGTTTGATTGTCGATATGGAAATTGAGCAAGAAGAACTTGCACAATTAACTTTAAAAATTAACAAAAATTCACCTTTATCGGTTAGAACTGATTATCTTGCTGAAAATTCCAATATCGAAACGTTTGATGACACTAAAGAATTTGATTCTGGTAATCTTCTTAAAGATATAGAGGATTTCGTCAACAATCTTGATATAGAAAACAAAAAAGAGGTAATTGAATATCTAACAGATTCTTATAATTTATTAACAAAATGAACAACGAAATAGGAATAGGCATTCTTGACCTTTATACTCAAGAGGATTTACAAAACTGTTGGGATTCAATCCCACAACAATATAAAAATCACGATGATTTACTGACTCGTGTATTTGTTGTCAGTAATAACAAGAATAAACCATTGCCTGATGCTCAAACCAAGCAATATACTACCGCAGTTCAACTCGCAACAATGAGAAACTATCTTATTTCTCAGATGAGACTTCGTGGATGCAAATATTATTTCTTATTACATTCGAATCAGGTTATTAAAGACCCACAAATTTTTGAAAAGACTCTTAAATTAGCAGATACATTTGGTACTTGGGTTATTATGGGAGCATCAACCGATAACATTCCCCTTGAAGACGATGAAAAAGGAGTAACCCTTAATTTATCAAAGCATTTAAATAGTGAATTTATGTTTTTATTCTCAGGAATAGTAAAAACTTTTGGATATTTTGATGAAAGATACTTTAATAGTTTGCAACTTGATGTTTTAGACTACGTTACGAAGGTAAGAGGTAAGAATGCTTATCCACCAAACAACTATCATCCAACAATACCTAATGATTGGTTAGAAAGCGGTATAGGAAATATCAATAAGCTTGGATTAAAGGACATTCCGGACGAATCAAGAGATGTTCAATTGAGTTATGCTCATTTTATGAATCAACATAGATATTTGCCAACACAAAATGATCCAGTTCATGTATCTCAGGATGAATTACTCAAAGCAATGGAAGTAATTCAGACTAATTATGCAAAAAAATAAAATCGGTGTTGGTCTAATCACATGTGATAGGCAAGACTTTTTTACAAAGGCTATAAAAAGTCTTATTAATGCATTAGAAGATTATCCATATCATGAATTGATTGTTGTTAATGACGGATTAACTGCTATACATAGTGAAGATTACCATGTTGTTAATACTGGTGGTAAAATTGGAGTTGGTAGAGCTAAAAACGTAGCATTAAATTACCTTTTGAATAAAAATCGTAAATGTGAACACATATTTTTAATGGAAGATGATATCGAAATATCAGATCCATATGTTTTTAAAGAATACATCAAAACTGCAAGCGTTACAGGCATTAAACATTTAAATTATGCTTTACACGGTAATCACAATAGAGATAATTACGGTAATGCACTCGTAAGAAAGACTGTTAACTATCCAGACAATACAAAAGTAGATTTATATCCAAATTTACTTGGTGCATTTAGTTATTTTCATAATAGCTGCTTAGATGAAATTGGATTAATCGATCCCGATTATTATAATGCTATGGAACACGTAGATCATACATATAGAGCGATTAAAGCAGCATATCACCCACCCTTTAGGTGGTTTGCTGATGTTCATGGTTCGGATAAAATGCTTAAAGATATAGTTCCAGACCATCAACAAAGTAAAATTAGAAATGAGGCTAATTTTCAAGAAACTTTTAAGAAAGGTGTTGATCTTTTTATCGAAAAGCAAGGGTTTAGTGTTATTGGTGGGTACGGACCACCAGAAAAACACTATACCGAAGAGGAATGCCTAAAATCATTACAAGATATATGGAAAAAGAGAAAATCGGAGTAGGAATAGTTACATATAACTCAGAAGAATACTTTAAAACTCTTTATGAGTCACTTCCGCTTGCAAAAATTGATGAATTGGTTGTGATTAACGGTGGAAATCACTATAGGGAAAATTATGCATGTCATTGGGTTCAACATAATACAAATTGTTACCCATCAGTTTGCAGAAATGATGCTGTAAGCTTCCTTTTAAATCGAAATTGTGAGCATATTTTTATAATTGAAGATGATATGATAATAAAAAGACCTGATATTTTTGATGCATATATTAATGCTTCAAAAGAATCAGGTTTAAAGTATCTTTGCTTTACTAGTATGGCTTGGGAATCGGGTTCTATTGGTAATAGGACACCACGATTAACCGTAAACTACAAAAATGATGTAAAAATATCTCTTTATAAGAATATGTGTAATGAATTTACATATCATCATAAATCATGTTTTGAAAAAGTTGGATTATATGACACACAATTTAGAGATCCATTTGATATTGATATGGCTTATAGAGAATCGCAACAAGACTACGCCGCACCATTCTGGTGGTTTGCTGATATAGCTGACGCAGATTTATATATTGAAAATAACCCAAATGCCACTAGCCGTTTACAAGCTGAAAGACCAGATGGATCAAGAGAAACTAGAATACAAGAGCAATGGCAACTGTTTATTAAAAAACATGGGTTACAAGTAAATCAAATACCGGATATTTCACAAATAGACGTAGTTGATAAGTTAAAAAATATTAAACCATGAAAATAGCAATAGGAATCAATATTTTTGGTTATTATACCAGACAAGATCAATGTATAGAAGTTTTAAACCGTTTTGTGTCAAAACATTCAAATATTTCTCTCTATAATATAACATTTGAAAATGAAAAAAACTACACTTTAGGTTTTAAACATCTACCGATCTTAAAAAGAAGAGCAAAAGATATAATTCAAGGGTCAGTTTCGGACAAACCAATAGCCAAAGATTTTTTCGATGCATTATCTACGGTTGATTGTGATTATTTTTTATTTTTAAACAGTGATATATTAATAACCGAAAAATTAATCAAGTTGATAGAAAAGGGAGAATATGAAACCTATTCCTTTTCAAGACATGATTGCTATAAGATCGAATCCCTGAGTAATATTATTCCATTTAGGATAGAAATAGCAGGATTTGACGCATGGTGCGTTAAAAAAGATTGGTGGATTGAAAATAGAGATTATTTCAATGATTATGTTTATGCTGAACACTTATGGGATGTTGCTTTTACGGTAGAAATGTACAATCGAAGCAATTCATTCATTGGTAACAAAGAAGTTTATCTTTGTCACGAAAAACATGAACTAAAGTGGAATGAATTTTCACCTGAAGCAACTCATAATTCAAAATTATGGGAAAATACACCATATCATAAGAGATGGCACGAGTTTATCTACTCATACCTAGTAAAAAGAATGCCATACGGTCAATTTTTATATGCTTTACCTGACGAGCAACAAAAAGAAAAGGAATATTTAAAAATATGCCAATAAGTGATTCATTTATAAAAGATTTTTATAGTAAAATCTATATAATCCATTGGAAACCTTTAACAGATAGAAGGAAATACATGGAAGAGAAGTTAGAAGAGTTTGGTTTAACTGATTTAGTTGAATGGGTGGATCAATATGATACACCGCAAACCGTTAAAAAGATAAAAAACGTATTCCATATTAATCCAAGATTAATTTGTGTTAATCAATCACACATATATTGCTATCAGCAACAGATAAAAAACAAATACAAACATATTCTAATATTAGAAGATGATGTTGATTTTGAAAATATAGATTTTCGAATGTATTTGGAGCAAGCAGCATTTGAATTTGAAAAATTAGATGGCGATGTTGCATTTTTAAGCTCTTGTTGTGGGTTAGAAGTTAAAAATAAAAAGCCACCAACTCTTTTATACTACGATGCATCATATGTAACTAGATGTACTGGTGCTTATATAGTAAATTTAAGATGCGCAGAGAGTCTTTTAACCGCTGCTAGGTTAAACTGTCACGCAATCGATAGAGTTTTAAATTTCTTTATACCTCAAATGAAAATAAGAGTTTTATGGTCAGGATTAGTGTTAAAACAGGGTTCTGAAACTGGAAAATACAAGAGTTCTTTTCTTGATATAAGAGATAAAAACGGTAATTACAAATCATAAGATGAATATTAATTTAGAATTGATTAAAAAATATTTCTATCCTAAAAATATATTGGATATAGGTGCTCATTGTGGTGAATTTAATGCTCATTGTAAACATTTTTTTCCTGATAGTAAAATAATCTCAATTGAGGGAAACGAATCATGTGAAAAGGATTTAAAAAATAATAATTGTGATTACAAGATACTTTTACTAGGTAAAGAAAATAAAAAAGTCATCTTTTATAAACAAAAAAATGATTTAGCATGTACTGGCAATTCAATCTATAAAGAGTTAACGGAGCATTTTAATGATGATGCTTTGATTAAAGAAGAAAAGAATCTTAAAATGTTAGATGAAGTTTTTGATCAAACTACTACATTTGATTTAATCAAAATAGATACACAAGGTTCTGAATTAGATATACTAGAAGGTGGCAAAAATCTTGCACAAAAAGCAAATGGAATACTGTTAGAGGTCTCATTAGAGCCTTATAATGAAGGTGCTCCGTTATATGATGAAGTTGTAAAATACATGAATAGTATTGGGTTTGAAGAAAAGGAAACATTGGATAGAAGCACAAATCCCCCACAATTAGATATTCTCTTTATAAAAAAATGAAATTATATACCGTATTCACAGAATCACATTATGGAATGTTCAAAGATTACTTTATAAAAAGTTTTCCATTTGATCCAAATTTAGAACTTGTAGTTAAATTCAAACCTCAAGTTTGCGCCAGTTCGGAATTTCAAAGCGAAGGATGGAGAGAAACTATGATGTACAAGGTTCAATGTTTCATTGATGCAGCATATGAAACCGAATATGGACAGTGTTTCATGTTTGCAGACCCAGACATTCAATTTTTTAAACCATTTCATGATGACGTTTTAAAACATCTTGGTGATGCGGATGCAATTTTTCAAAATGATTTCGGAGGTGGTGTTAATACTGGATTTTTTATGATGAGATCAACTCCCGTTACAAGAGCATTTCTTCAAACAGTAAAGGGCAATCTCCATAACTTCCCAGAAGAACAAGTTTGCTTCAATCATTTATTGAGAAATTTTCAAATATATCCAAAAATTGCATTTAAATGGGGAATGCTACCAAAAGAATATTGGACTTATGGTGAATTAGCAATTCATAGAGCTACACAACAAAATCCAGCAGGTACATGGCAAGGTAATGAAGAATTTGATATACCTGAAAATATAATAATTCACCATGCCAACTGGACAACTCCATTTAAAAATAAAATAAAGTTATTAGATGTCGTAAAGGAGAAATACAATGCTAGATCAGTTTAAAAAATACTGCGTACAAGCGGTTTATCCACCATATCCATTCTACCATCAGGGGAAATATATAGAACAATATTTTTTAGATTTTTATTTAAAAAATATCGATATTTTTGAAAAATTAGATAGACAATATATTCCAGTTACATGGACTGATGTGTATTTAAAGGCAATGAACGTTGTTCCTGAACTCCAAAAGGAAATAAACAATCTTGATAGATCTAAGAAATATTTTACGGTATCTCAACATGACGATGCTCCATTTCAAAAATTTCCACCAAATACGATACATTTTTCTGCTGGTGGCAATATGCCAAATACCATACCAATTCCTTTAATTTGTAGTGAAATACCAAACAAACCTGTTGTTGAAAAGGATATATTTTGCAGTTTCGTAGGGAGTATAACTGATGCTGGTACAGGTTGGGGTAAAGTTGCACATCAAATTAGAATGAAAATGCTGGAAGTCTTGATAGATAAACCAGAATATGTTTTAAAACCTAAAAATTGGTCAGAAGAAGTTAAAAATGAAAGGCAAGATTTGTTTTTAAACACAACGGCACGAAGTAAATTTACATTATGCCCAAGAGGTTACGGAGCAACTAGTTTCAGATTATATGAATCAATGCAATTAGGTTCGGTTCCAGTTTATATCTATTTCCAAAGACCATTTCTACCATTTGTTGATGATATTAATTGGGATGATATATGTGTATTGGTTGATTTTGATGATATTGAAAGCTTAGATGATAGATTAAAATCTATTTCGGATGAAAGATATAACTTTATGCTTGAAAAAATAAAAGAAGTTTATCCAAAGTATTTTACTTTACAGGCAATGTGTGATAATATCTTAAAAACATTGCAAAAATGAAAAAAGTATTATTTGTAATTGCCCGTTATAACGATTATAGGCAAAAAATATTTGACGAGATCATCTCACCTAGAAATAAAGCTTATTGTGATAAGCATGGATTCAAATATATCGCAATAGGAAACGAAACACCGCTTGAATTATATAGAGGTAATCCAACTTGGTGGAAATTTTCAATAGTAAAGGATTTAATTGATAATGGAACTCTTAAAGACGGAGATATTCTTGCACATATTGATGCAGATATGTATTTCGTTAACGATTCTGTCTCAATTGAGACACCAAAATCATTTTCTTATGCAATAGATTCAGGAAATACTCATTGCATGGGTTGGTATAGTATAAAAATTAATGATTGGTCAAAAAAATTAATCAATAACATTCTTTCAGAGGAAAGGTTTAATAAATTATATAAAAAAATTTCAATACATGAAAGATTCAAAACCCATTCTAGTTTTTGGCATGAGTTTAGAGAACAGGCAAGTTGGTATAGTTTAGCAGGAATTAAAAGACATTCGGATAAATCATTTTGGGAATACCCAAATAATGGTTTTCATAGTGAAATGAACGAAGATGTAATCTATTCCTTGGATGAACTCAATGAAAACGTTCAGATATTCGATACTGGATTTAATGTAACCGAATGGGTTGGTGAAAGTAGTTGCCAATTTGATATAAACAGAGTATCTATTGATAATATTGTCATTAGACACTTTGCTGGTGGTCAAGATTGGAATAATGTAAGAAATTGGATAAATTAAAACATGAAAAAAGTTTTAATTACTGGTTCTGGTGGATTAATCGGTTCTGAAGCCGTTGAATATTATTGCAATAAAGGATATCAAGTTGTTGGAACTGATAATAATTTCAGAGAGTATTTTTTTGGTAAAGGTGGATCGGTTAATTGGAGAATTGATGAATTAAAAAAACATAAAAACTATACTCATTATAGTTCCAATATTGTTAATAATGAAGAAGTTGAAAATATCTTTATACAACAGGGTAAATTTGATTTAATTATCCACACTGCGGCTCAGCCATCTCATGATTGGGCATGTAAGGAGCCATTAACAGATTTTAACGTTAATGCAGTTGGTACAATTAATCTTTTGGAGTCTTATAGATTACACTCACCAGATGCAGTTTTTATTTTTACATCAACTAATAAGGTTTATGGTGATACCCCAAATAGAATTGCACTTCACGAAGACGAAACTAGATTTAGCCCTCTTTTACCCGACCATGAAAACGGTTTTGATGAATGGGTATCAATAGATCATTGTCTACATAGCGTATTTGGTGCTAGTAAAGTGGCTGCTGATATAATGGTTCAAGAGTATGGAAAATATTTTAATTTAAAAACTGTTGTATTTAGAGGTGGTTGCTTAACCGGACAGAAACATTCTGGTGTTGAACTTCATGGATTTCTTTCATACTTGGTAAAATGTTGTGTAAATGACATTCCATACACAATTTTTGGGTATAAAGGTAAGCAAGTAAGAGATAATATCCATTCCTCAGATTTAATATCAGCCTTTGATGCATATTTTGAATCACCTAGATCAAATGGCGAAGTTTATAATATCGGTGGAGGAATTTATTCAAATTGTTCGGTCTTAGAAGCTATTTCTCTAATAGAAACTATGACAAATAAGAAATTAAACTATACTATTAAAGATGAAAACCGAATGGGTGATCATATATGGTGGATTTCTGATACTAGAAAATTTAAAAGACATTTTCCAAATTGGAAACAAGAATATAACATGGAAAAAATCATAGAAACCTTTTTAAAATAATGAAAATATCTTTTCTAGATTTTTGGGATGGATTTGATGCTGAAAATAATTTTTTAATTGATTTAATCAGATCCTTTAAATATGATGTTTATATATCTGAACCACACCAAGCCGATTTAATTATATTTTCATGTTTTGGTAATTCAAATAAACAATTTAATCATTGCAAAAAGATATTTTATACCGGAGAAAATCTAAGACCTAATTTCAATGATTGTGATTACTCTTTAACATTTGATTTTGATGATTATGATGGCAAAAATATTAGATTACCATTATGGTTAATGCAAATAGACTTTTTTAACAAAAAAAGTTATGGAAATCCTAAGTTTTTAATCAATTTAAAAACATTATTAGATAATGAGGAAAATCCCTATTCAAAAATTAAAAAAGAAAATTTTTGCGTAATTGTAAACAATCATTTGGGTAATAAGCGTGAAGAAATACTGAGATGTTTAATAAAAAATAAACATAAACAAGTTAATGGTTATGGTAAAATATTTAACAATTGGTTTTATGGTGAGGATACCAAATTAGATATCCTTTCAAAGTTTAAATTTAACATATGTTTTGAAAATTCAATACATTCAGGTTATTATACTGAAAAATTGATACATGCAAAGGCAGCTTTCACGATACCTGTTTATTATTCTGATAGTAATATCGAAAAGGATTTCAATAAAAATTCATTTTTAAATCTAAATGATTATGAATCAATGGAGCATTTTTGCGATAGAATATTAGAAATAGATTCTAACGAATCTTTATATAAAGATATAGTTGAACAACCATTATTCAATAAACCTGATCACGCAATTCAATTATTAAGTGACATATCATATAAAATATCCAAAATACTATGAAGTTAAACACATATGTTATTCATTATACTAAGTTAAAAGAGAGAAAAGATAATATTATTTCTCTTTTTAATGATAATGATTTTAATTTAAATTTTATAGAAGAATTTGATAAAGAAGAGATAACAAAAGAAAACATAAGGTTGTTTTACAATCCAAATAAAGAATTATTTGATTCGAAAATCAGCCCCCTATGGGATAACTCAATCCATAAATTTCGTTATTTAACTTACCCAGAGGCATCTTGTGCTATAAAACAAGTTTTAGCGATAAAACAAGTTTCAGAACAAGAAAATGAATACGCATTAATCATAGAAGATGATGTTTTGCCAAAAAATTCAAATTTTTCAAAAGAAATTGAAAATGTGATATCAAACTCACCCAAAGATTGGGATGCAATATTTATAGGTGAAGGTTGTGGTGAGGAATTTATTAAATTTAAACTAAATGATTTTCAAAAAATAAATGATAAAGTCTATAAAGCTAATCATCCAGCAACAAATTGTGCAGAAGCATATATTTTAAAGAAAAGTTCAGCCCAAAAGATATATGAAAATATCATACCATTCCAACTTGCATTTGATTGGGAACTTGCATATATATTCTATAAGCTAAAAATGAATATATACTGGGCTATACCGCCTATTTTTGTTCAGGGTTCAAAAAACGGAACTTACAACACAAGCATACAATAAAATGAAAGAAATAATAGACATATACGAACATCCAAAATACAAACATCTATACGATTGCATAGCACCGAGACCGCAACCACCAGATTTTGCATTACATTACTTTAACAATGCCGAAAATTTAACTTTTGTTGATATTGGTGCAAACGATGGTGTTACTTGGAGCAATTCCTTATCAATGGAAATAAATTATGGATGGAATGGTATATGTATTGAGCCACATCCAGTTGCATATAAAAAATTAACCGAAAATAGAACTTGTAAATGCTTAAATTTAGCAGTTTCCGATGTGGATTTAGAGTTAGATTTTCTTGTTATTGAAGGAAAAGCCGAAATGCTTAGCGGATTGATTAAAGATTTCCACCCTGAACATAAAATAAGAATAAATGAAGAAGTAGCCAAAAATGGAGATAAGGCATACAAACAAAAAGTTCATTCTAAACCTTTGCATTCTATTTTACAGGAAAATAATATTAGTAAAGTGAATTATTTATCAATTGATACAGAAGGATCAGAGCTATCCATCATAAAGGGAATAGATTTTTCAAAAACCGACATAGACTTGATAAGCCTTGAGGTAAATTACGAAATAGAACCCACTAATCAATTAATGGATTCCGTTGGTTATAAATTTTTAAATAAAATCTGCGGTGATGCTTTCTATTGCAAGAAATGAAAATAGGTTTTTATCTACCTCATTTAGATATACAAGGAACAGGTGTTAGTTGCTTTGATTATGCATACTATAATGAAAAAATTCTTGGAAATAAATCTTATTTTTTCTGCGTCAAGAATCATCAAGGTACACATCCTCTAGCAGAAAAAAAGTTTAAAGATAATTTAGATGTAATTGAAATAGAAAACGAATCAGACATGTTATCTTTGGATAAACATTGTAAAGATTTAGGATTAGATGCTCTTTATATCCAAAAATTAGGTAAAAAATACGAAGGTGGTTATGTAGAAAGCACACCAATGCTTATTCATTGCGTAGGAGCCTATAATGAGCCACATGGTAAGGTTTATTCATATGTCAGCGAATGGTTAAGTTCACATTGTTCCAATAACAGAATACCATTTGTTCCATACATGGTTCATCTACCAGAAACGGATGAAAACCTAAGAAAAGAACTTGGAATCCCATCTGATGCGATTGTTTTTGGTAGAACTGGTGGACCTTACTCATGGAATATACCATTTGTTAATGATGTGATTAAAAAAATATTAGATGAGAAAAAAAATGTGTATTTTTTATTTGCTAACACAAATCATTTTATAAATCATGATCGTGTAATATTTCATGAACCATTTGCTGATTTAATTTATAAAAGAAAATTTATAAATACGTGTGATGCGTTTTTACACGCAAGAAGTGAAGGTGAATCATTCGGTGCATCCGTAGCCGAATTCTCTATTTGTAATAAACCAATAATAACTTTTTCAAATTCACCAGAAAGAAATCATATTTTAACATTAAAGGAAAAAGGAATATATTATAATGATTTTATTTCATTATATAACATATTAAATGAATTTACACCACAAACAGATATTGAATGGAACGCATATCAAGCATTTACCCCAGAAAAAGTAATGGAAAAATTTAAAAATGTCTTTTTAAGTTGATTAAATTATTTTTCAGTGTATACTTCTTTAAGTAAATGAAAAAAGTTCAGTTTAATTCTGTAAAAATACAAAATTTTCTTTCTATTGGAAAAGATCCAATAGTAATCGAATTCCAAAAAGGGATAAATCTTATTACTGGTGAGAATAAAGATAAGGGTGGCAAGAATGGAATTGGTAAAAGTTCTATATTAGAGTCAATTTATTGGTGTTTATTTGGAAATACCATTCGTGATCTCAAAAAGGATAAGATTATACACAATCTTAGTAAAAAGGATTGTAAGGTTACTCTAGATATTTCGGTAGAAACTACGTCAGGTATAAAGAATTACTTGATAATTCGTTCAATTGAACCCACAAAAATATCTATTATTTGTGATGGTGAAGATGTAACGCATTCTACTATGCCAGAAAACGATTCTTTTATTAAAGAAATTATCGGAGCTTCAGAAGAAGTCTTTCAGAATGCGGTCATAATGTCTGCAAACAATACTTTGCCTTTCATGGCGCAGAAAAAAATCGATAAAAGAAAATTTATCGAAGGAATTCTTAATTTAAACATTTTTAGTGAAATGTTATTAAAGGCGAGAAGTGATTACAATGATCTAAAGAAGGAAAATGATCTCTTAAGTAATACATTCATTAATTTACAAAGAAATTTAACTACCTTTGAAGATCAAAAAGCTAATGCTGAAACAAAAAAGCAAGAAAAGATCGACGCATTTAAAAATCGCATTAAAGAAAACGAAAAAACCATAGAAGATTTAAAGAATAATAATCTTCCTTTACTTATTGATGTCAATAAAGAGATAAAAGAATTAGAAGATAAATGTAATACATTAAAAAATGGCGTAAAATCATTTAATAAAACAAAATCAGAACTTATAACAAAGAGTTCAAATATATCTGCTGAAATAAGACAACTAGAAAAAGAAAAACAAAATATCATTAATAAGGGAAATACTTGCCCAACATGCAATAGAGAGTATTGTGAGGACGATATTAAAGCAGTTCAAGAGAAATTAAAAGATATTGACTCTCAACTAATAGTTCTTGCTAACGAATCCTTTACTATTAACTCCGAAAAGATTGTTTGGGATGATAAAATCGAAGAAGTAGAAGAAGGAATTGAAAAAATCAATAAAAAAATCAGAAGTTTAGATCAAATTAAATCTGATATAAAACTTAATGATCAAAAAATTTCTAATTGCGAAGGAAATATTATAGATTGCTTAAAATGGATTGAAGAAACTAAGAAAGATGATCCATCAATTGATTCAAATATTGAAAAAACCCAAAAAGAAATTGAAAAAACCGAAAAAGAGTTGACCGATATTAAAAAAGATATGGCAATTCTTGATACTGTGAAATTTATTGTTTCGGAAGAAGGTGTTAAGACTTATATCGTTAAGAAAATGCTTACACTTCTTAACAATAAAATTAATTTTTATCTCCAAGCACTTGATACACCTTGTAAATGTGAATTTAATGAGTTGTTTGAAGAAACTATTATCAATGAAACAGGCAAAGAGTGTTCATATTTTAATTTTAGTGGTGGAGAAAGAAAAAGAATTGATACAGCAATCCTATTTATGTTTCAAGATTTATTGAGAATTCAAACCGGAACGTCATATTCTCTCAATATCTATGATGAAATGATCGATTCTGCATTAGATCAGAAGGGAACTGATAAGATTCTTGAGTTACTTAAAGAAAAGGTTACGAAATATGATGAATCTGTCTACATTGTTAGTCATAAATCTTCCGATATGGCAAATATCGATAACGTAATTCTTCTAGAAAAGGAAGATGGTGTAACTAAAATTGTTAGTTGATAAACAAATACAAACTTATAAATTTCAATATGGCACTTAAACTTAAAGAACAACCAAAACCAGTTTCAAATGGAAACATTACCTTTGAATATTCCCCTTTATATGCAGGAATACCCAATCCACCTGCTGGATTGCCAGTTGGTATGCCCGTTTATTCCCATGTTTCGTTAAAACCGATTAATATTCCTGCTCCACCACCACTTGAAATGCCAGAAAGCTCACTTCCAAGAGCATTAAATTATTATGCTGATTACGGTGGTTGTGGTTTTTGGAGAATGATATGGCCCGAATTCATGCTAAATCAATACCAGAAGGCTTGTATATCTGGATTGACTTGCATGGTTATGGATGTTCGCTTTTATCAAGGAATAAAGGCAATTAGAATGCAAAGACAGGCAACACCAATTCAAAGAGACTTTATTAAAGAGCTTAGAAAGGCAAGTAAGCAATTTGATTTTAGATTAATCTATGAAGTTGATGATATCGTATTCAAAGATGATATCCCAGATTACAATCGCTGCAAAGATGCATTCTGTGATCAATCAATTATCGATAGTATTTTAGAAATTATGGGTATGATGGATGAAATTACCGTTACATGTCCATTCATGAAGGAATATTATCAAAATAAAACCGGAAATAAGAATATTACCGTTATTCCAAACTATGCACCGAAGTTTTGGCTTGATAGATTCTACGATAAACAAAAAATTGAAAGATTATACGATGAAAACAAGAAAAGACCTCGTATTCTTTATTCTGGATCAGGTACACATATTGACGTTCTCAACAGAACGGGTCTTAAAGACGATTTCCATCACGTTGTTGATGCAATTATTAAAGCTCGTAAGAAATTTAAGTTTGTTTGGAAGGGTTGTTTCCCATTAGCAGTAAAACCATACATTGATAATGGCGAAATGGAATTCCTTGATTGGTCTCCTCTTCCAAATTACCCACAAGGTCTTGTTGACGCTAATTGTAATGCTGTTTTTGCGCCATTAGTTGATAATATATTCAACAAGTCAAAGAGTAACATCAAAATGATTGAAGCTGGTGGTCTTGGACTACCGGGTGCGTATCAGGATATGTGTACATATGCTGAAGCAGAGCAAAAATTCAAGAATGGTGATGATTTAATCAATCAATTAGAATATATCACCTCTGATTTTGATCGTTATATGGATCTTTCGGGTAAAGCTAGAGAGTTTACGGAAGGATTATGGCTTGAAGATCATATGGATGAGTACGAAGCACTCTATTTCACTGATTTTGGTTCAAAAGAGAGAAAAGAAAAGGCTCCAAGACTCATAGAACTCAATCCCGACCAAGATATTTCTTGATTTATGCAACCATATGGTGCATAATTGAGTAATGGCTTATAGAAATGTCTATTATGACAACAATAATGAGGTAATTCACCTCTTTACTTGGGATAAAGACGGCAATAGGACGAAAGTTCTATGCTCATATGAGCCATATCTATATCTAGAATCGCAAAATGGTTGCGATGGCAAGTCAATTTTTAATTCTACCCTTAAAAAGGTTAAATTTAATAACCAAAGAGCTAGAAATAAGTTCGTACAAGAGACTCCGATTACGAGATTGTTCTATAATCTTGGAACTGATCAACAATTTCTTCTTGATAACTTTAAAAATGACGTAGATAAAGAAGATTATGGTAAACAACCATTAAAAATCTTCTATATTGATATTGAGACTTATTCTGATGGCACAGGCTTCTCAAAGGCATCGGATGCCGATGATCCAATTAACCTTATTACGATTTACGACTCATTAAGTGAAATGTTTTATACTTTTGGCTGTAAAACATACGCAACTTTAGAAAAAAACGTAAGATATATCAAATGTACATCAGAAAGAGATCTTCTTACTCAATTTATTAAGTTTTGGAAGAAAGATTACCCTGATATTGTTACCGGATGGAACATCGATGGCTATGATATTCCCTATATCATCAATAGAATTTCAAAAATATGGGATAATGAAGATAAACCAAAGGAATTATCACCTGTTGGTAGAATTCAGTTTAGAGAAAACGTAGCAGTTAATAAATTAGGTCAACAAATTGATCGTTGGTATATTCACGGCATCAGTATTTTGGATTATATGGAAGTTTATAAGACTTTCGCACAAGGAAATCGTGAAAATTATAGTTTAAACTATATTGGTGAATATGAATTAGGCGAAGGAAAGGTTGCAGTTGGTAGTTATTCCCTTTCTCGTCTGGCTGATGAGGATTGGATGAAGTTTGTTGACTACAACATTCAGGACGTTCGCATATTGGTTAAGCTTGAGGAGACTTTGAAGTATTTAAAGCTAATTCGCAACCTTTCTTATAGGGGGTTTGTTCCATTCACAAAGGCACTGGCAAAGGTTTCGGTCATTACTGGTGCAGTTGCGCACCAAGCATTAAAGGATGGATATATAATCCCAACATTTACTGATGAAAGAGAGAAGAAAAAGTTTGCTGGTGGTTATGTTTATGAGCCTAAACCGGGTCTTTACGAAGATCTAGTCACATATGACGCAAATAGTCTATATCCCAATACAATTATCACATTAAATATTTCACCAGAGACCAAAATCGGTAAAATATTGTCATTTGAAGACAATAAATTTCAAGTTTTACTCACAAATCAAAAAACAGTTTCCTTTACAAAGGAAAACTTTAAAAAGTTTATTGATGAACAACAGCTTTCTATCACGAAGGCAAACATTCTTTACTCGCAGAAAGCAAAAGGAGTTGTTCCAAAGTTAATTGATAAACTTTACAAAGAAAGAATTGCAGCAAAGACAAAAATGTTAGAGGCAGAAAAGAAATTAGTTAAAACTACCGATGAGAATCAGAAAAAGGTATTGGAAGAAGAGGTGGTAGATAACTACACACTTCAGAACGTGTATAAAACTTTGCTCAACTCCATTTATGGTGTCTTTTCCAACATCTACTCGCCACTTTTTGATATTGAACATGCCGAAAGCGTCACACTAACTGGTCAAGCAGTTGTAAAAACTGGTGCAAAGATCGTTCACGAATATGCAGTTGGTAAGGGATTTGATGGAAACCTGCATGATATATGCGTTTACTCTGATACCGATAGCGTATACTTCAGTTTTAGTAAATTATTTGCTAAGAATGGTATCACTTTGTCCAATAAAGATGGTGAAATTACTCCAGAAGCTAATCAATTGATTAAAGATATCGGTGCGGATCTCAATACTAAAATTAATGAATGGGCAAAGGCTGAATTAAAAACTATTGACCCAAGATATTTCTTTAAAAGAGAGAAAATTTGTGATGTTGCCTTGCTTCAGGCTAAGAAATATTACATTCTTCACATCTTGGATAGCGAAGGTGTTCCAACCAATGAATTCTTATATAAGGGAATTGAAATTGCTACATCGAAAATATCAAAGGAGATTAAACAAATGTTAAAAAATGTTGTTGAGTCTGCAATTCTCTCAAAGGATAGAAATAAAGCTGGTCAATTATTTCAAGATAGTTACGAAGAGTTTTGTAAACTCCCCGTTGACGCAATTGCAACAAGAAAAAAGGTAAACAATTATAAAAAATATGAAGGAATGATTCAGGAAAGCGGTGAAGTTGGTAAAGGAACACCGGGTCATACCAAAGCAGCTATTCATTTTAATACACTTCTTGAGAAATTAAATTTAACTAACAAGTATCATACAATTCAAACTGGAACAACTATCAAAGTTTTTTATTGTAAGAAAAACAAATATAATTATGATGTTCTTGCGTTCGGTGATGAATTTCCTCAAGAGATCCAAGAATATATCAAACCAGATTATAAGATGATGTTTGAAAAGAATGTTATGCCAGTTGTAACAAGAATTTTTGAAATCATTGGGTGGCCCACACCAGCAATCGGTTGCCAAGAACATACTGATCTTATTGATTTATTCTCCCAAGACATAAATGATTTTTTATATGAAGACGAAACTAATATCGATAACTAAACCAGAAGTTGAAGGATTAACAACCGCAGAAGAATTAATTTCTTATTGTGCAAGAGTTTCAAATCCATCTAATCAGATGAATACTGAAACAGCACCAAGACTTCTTGCTTATTTAATTAAGCATAAGCACTGGAGTCCTTTTGAAATGGCAAGTATGACCGTAGAAATCAAAACTTCTCGTGCAATTGCTGCACAAATCCTTCGTCATCGTAGTTTTTCTTTTCAAGAATTTTCTCAAAGATATGCATCAGTTATCGGTACTGAAAGAATTGAATGGAGAAAACAAGGTAAGACTAATAGACAAGTTGGTGATGAAGTTATAAAACTTCCGATTAAATTAGAAGATGATTTTCAATGGATTCAAGATAAATGTGAAGATCTTTATCATGATTTAATTAAAGAAGGAATTGCAAAAGAATGCGCTAGGATGGTTCTCCCTCTCAATACTTCAACTACAATCTATATGAGTGGAACTATTCGTAGTTGGATTCACTACATTGATATTAGAGCAAAGGAAGACACTCAAAAAGAGCATCGTGAGATTGCATTAGAGATTAAAGAAATATTCAAAAATAATTTTCCTAATACAGCAGAAGCATTAGATTGGAAATAATTTTATTTTGTCTATTGATTTTGTTATAAAGTGTGTTAAATTTATTATATGTCAAATACAACAACGCCAACATTAACCGTAATATTAGATTCAGTCGGACGCACTATTCTCGGTGAGTCAGCTACATCAACTGATGCAGCTAAGATTGCTATCAAAAACCCAGTGGTTCTTCATGTTATCCCTGCTGATAATCAGGGTAAGATGTCAGTTCAGCTTCTTCCAATTTTCTTCAGAGAATTTCTCGGAGATAAGACCGGAGACGTTACCGTAACTTACGATACCGCTCGTGTTAGTACAACCGACATAGATGCTCTTGATTTCAGACTTCAGGCTCAATATGCTCAGATGTTTAACAAGGGTAATAGTTTTGTAACACCAGCATCACAGCCAACTAATGGCGGTGGTTCGAATCAGAGTGTAATTAATTTATTTGACGAGTAAACTGCGATAAAAAATAACTCGCTAAAAATCCCAGATTGTCTTTGACTTTCTGGGATTTTTTGTTATTATATATTATATGGCTAAAAAGAAAAACGACGAAGTAGAACAAATTAAAAATGGAAATATTGAAGATGCTTTTCAAGTGCTATCGGATCTTAATCCAGAGGCAGCATTCCTTGATGATGGTAGTCTTTCGAGTGTGAATGAATGGATTGATACTGGATCTCTTGCACTTAATGCAATTATATCTGGTTCACTTTATGGTGGAGTCCCAATGGGAAGACTTACTGGATTTGTTGGTCCTGAATCTTGCGGTAAAACTTTGATGGTAAACAAAATCATGGCAAATGCTCAAAAGAAAGGTATGCATATCGCATATTTTGATACGGAAGGTGCATTAGATGAGAACACAGCAAAGAGACTTGGTTGCGATACTTCAAAAATTAAACATATCCCAAGTGAAGTTACTGAAAATTGTAGAAATCAAATTGTAAAGTTTCTTGATACCGTTGTTGAAAAGGGTCTTCAAGGAAAAGTTCTTCTTGCTATTGATTCTCTTGGTAACTTAATTACTGCACAGGAAAAAAAGAAGATTGAAGAAGGATCAGATACTCCAGATATGGGAAATAGAGCAAAGGCTCTTAAATCTATGATGAGAGCTATCACTCACTCCGCTGCAAAAGCTAATTGCCCTGTCATTTTTACTAATCATATTTATGATGATCCATCTCAGCTTCATCCATCAGCAATCAAGAAGCAAGCAGGTGGTTCTGGACCCCTCTATATGGCTTCTGTAATTGTTCAAATGGCTAAAAAGGCAGAAAGAGCAGAGGATAGTAAGAACAAAGATTCAAATACCGAAACAACTCTTTTGTCAAAGGGTATTAATGGCTTAACACTGAGAGCATTAACGACAAAAAATCGTTTTGTTACACCATTTCTTGAGATTGAGATGTATCTCAATTTTAGAACAGGTCTTAATAAATATTCTGGTCTTGTTGAAATGGCAGAAGGTTATGGTGTCATTGAGAAAAATGGTCATCGTTACGTTTTTAATGGAGAAAATCTCGGATTCTTTAAAGAATGGAAAGATAATGAAGAAGTATGGGCTAAGATCCTTCCTGTTCTTGAAGAGAAGCTACAAGTAGGTCTTGCATTCAAGAATGAATGCGCATAAATAAACATATATGACAACATTATTTCAAATTTTAAGTGGCAAAGAAGAAGATCTTTTGTCTTATTTTAAAGAAAAATATAATTTGGTAGAAAGGGAAGTAAAAGAAATTGCTACCATGATAGAAAAATCGGAAAAAGCTAACGAAATATCCGATCCACATGCAGTACCAAATGCATTTCAAAATAAACCAGCAACCGATACTAATAAAGTTAGTAAAGGTATTGGTAATCTTTTTGGTGGTACTAGTTGGGGTAAAAATTAATGATTTATAGGTTGCTTTTGTGTGAGAAGCAATCTATAATATTCTAATGGTAAATAAACCAATCCCTTTAGATCATGACGAGTATGAAAAGATCGTTATGTATAATTCTTTGTTCGATGAGTCATATCTCGAAACGATCATTGAACATATAAATCCATCCTTTTTTAAGGATAAGGATACCAAAACCATTTTTAAAGTTGTAAACTCTTTTTACCAAGAGTTTAAAAAAACTCCAAACGTAACGGAGATTAAAGCCCACCTACCCTCAGAGGAGGAAAAACAAGCTCTTAAGAGAGTCATATTATCCTTTAACAATATTGATAAGGAATACGATAAAGAAGTATTGCTTAAAAATACAGAAAGATGGTTGAGGGAAAAGGCAATCTTAAATACATATTTTAATACATCGGTTGAAGTTCAAACTGGTGATATTGATAGCACAACTCTCCTTAAGAAGTTTGAAGAGGCATGTAATCTTTCATTGGTTGATAATCTTGGATTGGATTACTTGGAGAGTATCGATGAACACGTTGATGAACTTTTAAAAACCGAAGAAAAAATTTCTACTGGATGGAAATGGCTTGATAAAAATCTTGGTGGTGGCTTTCTTAAAGATGGTAGAGCATTGTATGTATTTTATGGTTCAACCAATGTTGGTAAATCTATCTTCTTGGGTAACATGGCAACCAATATTCTTAGTCAAAATAAAACAGTTGTTTTGATATCTTTGGAAATGCCAGAGCATGTTTATGCGAAGAGAATTAGTGCATGCTTATCAAAGATCCCATCAAATGATCTGAAACTACAAATCGATCCACTTAAAACAAAACTTAATCAATATAAGGTTAAAAACAGTGAAAGTAAGCTTATTATTAAAGAATTCCCAACAAAGGGTGTAACGGTTTTGGGTATTAAGACGTATATCGAAAAGCTTGTCAGAAAGGGTGTAAAACCAGACGTAATCATTCTTGATTATTTGAATCTGATTGCACCACCACATGCCAATAAGAATTCTTATGAGTCAATTAAAGAAATTACGGAATATGTTAGAGCATTGACTTATAAGTTTGAATGCCCAATTATAACAGCAACCCAAACAAATCGTTCTGGATATAAGAACGAGATGCCAGATTTGGAAACCACTAGTGAATCAATGGGTCTTGCTCATACGGCTGATGCACAGTTCCCAATTTGGGTTGATGATCAGGATTTTGAACTTGGTATTATCCACTTGGGTATTGCTAAAAATCGTTTTGGTAGTAGAGGTATTCATACTCAATTAAAAATTGATTACCCGACTCTATCAATTACTGAAATGGATGATATTGTATTTACAAATACACCAAAGGGTAAAATTCCAACCAATTTGGTTGATGATTCTAATCCTAATATATCAGATATTCTTAATAGTGTAGAAAAATATGCAAATGATGATGAAAATTAATAGGTTAGTAGTAAATAACCTTAATGATTATTACGTCATCACAGCAATTTGATAACTTAAGCAACCCATATGATGCATTAAATGTTGAAGAATTTGAAGATATTACTTTAAAATTCGGATCTTTTGTTTGTATTGCCAAAGGTAAAAAAATGAATTATCTCAATTTTTTAAAATTTTTGGTAGACGATAAAAGAACTCAAAAAATTTATTTTGCATTACTTGGAGAATATTCTTTACAAAATATTATAAAGACGTATCTTGGATCTACACCAAATGTCTATAAAAAGATATTTAGATCCAAATTAAATCGTAAGAAAAATGCTAAACCTGTCAGATAAAGAAAAATCCATATATAACTGCTATTTGAAATTTTCTAGGAAAGGTCAACCCTTTAACCCTAGAAAAGATTTTACTGATTTGGATGATAACACCATCGTCTCTCTTAAAAAGATTGCTATTTTCCTTTCTCGCTATCCACATATAAGAATGGAAGATTATTTTAATGCGCCAACCGAATTACATCCCGATGAAAAATATCCAAGTCTTGCCTTTTTTACAACACTAGCAGCTACAAAAAATTATACACTTTTTAAAAAGAAACAAGAGGATGAAGACCCTGAAAAACAAATTGACCTTATTAAGGAAAGTTTTAGATTTATTGGCATGTTCTGCCTTGAAAACAATATTCCATTGGAAAAATATCTGACCCATAAAACGGGATATATGCTTTCGTGGTTAAATCATTATAGGGAGCATCGTATCAATCCGTATAGCCTTATGGAAATTAATGGACTTTATGAAAGTCTTTCAACCCTTCCCAAAGATGAAGTAGAACTTTTTGCAAAAAACCTTAATGAAAATTTCGTTGCTTATAAAAATAGATACAATTCATCACAAGAGACAAAAACACTTGTAAAAGAGGCAACAAATAAAATTAAGATTTTTATAAAAAACAACTTGCAATCTAGCAAAAAACTGTTAGTATAAGGAGAACAATATGACAACAAAATACAACTCAAACCTATTCGATTCACTCAAGGATGCCCTTTCCACTAAGGAAAGCAATTCCGAAAATAGCTTCAAGGATTTCTTGAAGTTTGAAACGGACAAGACTTATATCATTCGTCTTTTTCCAAATCTTGAAAACACCAAGCTTACTCGTTTTCACTATTATCAACACGTTTTTAAGTCCATCGTAAACGGCAAGTATATCAGTGTTCTTTGTCCTCACACTTATGGTGAGAAATGCCCAATTGATGAGTATCGTAGCAAGGTTTATGCCGCCAAGAATGATACTCTCATCGAACAGTCTCGCCCTCTCAAGAGAACTGAAAAGTGGCTTTATAACGCTTATGTTATTAAAGATCCTACCAATCCTGACAACCAAGGTCAGGTTAAAATTGTCAATGCTGGAACCCAGCTTAACAAGATCATCCAGAATGCAATTGATGGTGATGATGCAGAAGAGTTTGGTGCTCACAAAATCTTCAATCTCTCCCCTACTGGTTGCAATTTGAAGGTTAAGGTTGAGAAAAATGATGGTGGTTATCCAACTTATGTTAGTTCCAAGTTTACCTCACCTAGTGAGATTGAGGGTCTTGATGATATTGATGAAGTGTATGGACAGTTCAAGAGTCTTGATACGGTCTTTCAACCCAAGTCTTATGATGATATTAAGAAGCTTCTTGATGTTCATTTCTTTGGTAAGGATGAAACTTCAGCTACCACAAGTCACATTGAAGACGAGGATGAGGACGATGATGATGTTGTAGTAACGCCTAAGTCCGTAACAGAATCTTCGGCAACTCTATCCGATCACGATAAGAAGATGCAGGATATCCTTAAGGATCTCTAATAATGAGCCATCGTCAACAAGAAGAAGCACTAGAAGTCGCTAAACTTGCGGCGATGGTTGGTGGACAATTAAGGGCTGTTGATCAATTAAGATCTGATAGTGGTGGTATGCCAGCAAATCGAATTGATATCAACAGCTTTATTGCCAAAGCAAAAGGTCAAAATGTCAGACAACAGGGTGGCTTTCTTCCAGTAGATAATCTACAAAAGAAAGCAATGGAAGATGCAATGCGTGAAGCCATGATGGTTCCAGATGTTCCATCATGGTCTCCACCTCCATCTGATGTTTCATCACAAATGATTCCTTTGCCACCTAACCCAATCCCAGCACCTAATACTGGTGCAGTTATCGCATCTGATGCATTAAAAAACATTGAAGAAAAGATAGAAAAGATTGGCAATACGTTAGAAAATCTGTTAGAATTGATTCAAACAACATTGAATCAAAATGAGTGATAACGAAAAACTTCTTCCCCTTCCAAAGACATCTTTAGAAAAGCTTTTAAAGCCTATTAATCGGCTCACTGAAAGCTGTGTTCTAAAAACTAGAGGAGATGTTTTGGATTCTATTTGTACATCACAGGACAATAGCGTAATTCTTTATGCTAATTGTAAACTCCCTATGGAGATTGATGATAGTAAATTGAATCTTATTAACATTAAGAAGTTTCTAACCGGATTAGAATGTTTAGGTGATGACGGTCAATTTACTTTGAAAATTCTTCCAAATAGCATTAAATGCCAATCTAAAAATGAAGAAACTGGTGAGAATACTCATTTTAAATATCACTTAGTTGATGATGGTATTATTAAGGAAGCACCAGTTAAAATTGAAAATATAGCGGCTCTTGAGTTTGATACCGAATTTGAAATATCTTTACAGAAAATCAGACAAATTATGTCTGCTTATTCTTTCGTTTCTGATGTAACAAAGATATATTTTTATACTAAAGACGGTAAGGTTTACGCCGAAATTGATGATAAAACTATGCAGAATGTCGATAATGTTTCATTGTTATTGGCATCAGAATATCAAGGCGAAGATATGCAACATATTTCTATTAAAATAGAGGTCTTTAAAAGTCTCGTAAGTAGCAAATATCCAGTAAAGGTAAAGGTTAAAAATAACAATAAAATGAAAGTATTCGTTTTTAATACTAGAGAAGATGAAAATGTACAACTTAAATATATTGTTTCTGCTCTTGTTAAATAGAATAAACAAATAAATAATATTATGGCTAAAAATAAACTGACAACATGTAGTTACTTCATTAAACGTCTCCGTGATAGCGGTTATGTTACCGATAAAGTATTCACTGATTATGCTGATACAGATCCAAGATCTTGGACTGTTGTTATTGATCCAAAAGTATCATCCGTGATGATTACTTGTTTCAATAATCATAATTATTTAGGTGAAGAATATTTTGAAATGCATGATGGTGGTCAATTTATTCCAGAACATTTTAAGATTAAGACTAGCTCAATTGAAGTTCTTATCGAATATCTTGTAAAATTTGGTATTAATAATAAAGCAGAAACATATCAAAAGTAATTTTATGTCAAACCGAAAAAGGAAAACAAATATACCTTCATTGTCTTCGGTTGAAAACATAAAAAACAACATAAAAACAAAATCCACTGATTCAGTAGAAGAAATTTCAAAAAAAGTTTTTGAGGCAATATCAAATGTTGAACTTCAAAAAAGTATAGATAAGTGGATGAAAGAAAATAAAAAAGAACAAGTAGTATCAATGCGAGATTTAGGTATTCTTAAGGGTATTATTTCGGAATACCTTGATACCTATTTAGTATTTGGATATAATGTAAATGGAGAAAGAATAATTTTACAAAACTTTAAAAATGCAAGAGATAGGGATGCTATTATGGAATTCCTTAAAACCATTTTTCTTAAACAACAACACGAGAATTTCTTAGATCAAGACGATGAGTAACCAAGATCCATTATGTAATCCCCCATTATTGGATTCATCATTGTTTCCAACTGGTTCTACCTTGGCTACACAAGGTTCTGATTACAATATATTACCATTTTTATGTAATTTAGTTAATCTAGCAACTAACCCAAATGTAGATCCCGTATTAGTTACGCCTCCAGCATACGATTGGACACCACATGTAAACTTTTCAGCATTAACTGGTGTTGGTGATCCTAGGTTCTCAGATGGTGCGATTTTATCCGCTTGTTTCACTGAATTTTTACCAAAAATATTAACGCAGCTTGAGGTTAAAAAAGCTGGTGGTTATCAAGTCGTAGACACATACATTTGCGATGCCGATGGCAATCCAATTTTAACAAAAACCGAACAACCAATTCAAACTACAGTTGGAAACGGTAATATAAATTTATATGGGTATCAGATAGGTTCTGTAACAACAGAACAATTAATGGAACCAATTACTGAGCAATCTATTGCTACATTTTATGCTAATTATATTCAATCGCAGCAAAATATTTATGCTGGAGCTTTTGCTACATATATAAACACGGTTTACACACCAACTGCATGCAAAAACAACGTATTTTCTTCTAATGGTTGGAGAGCCACCTTAAACACGACATCCATATTCCCTTTATTTTACGTTCAATTAGACTTTTTAATCAATGGCAATGTTGATCATAGTGTATATTTAAAATATTATAATGATTCTCAACAAGCAGTTCTCAATAATTTAATTAGTCTTAATTATATACCCAATAATTCAGTAATAAATGTTCAACCAACAATGAAAGCATCAAGTAATGCAATGATTGCAATGGTTATGAATCCAATTCCTGATTATACAAATACTAATAATTTTGTTAATATCGCAACAAACCAAGTGAATATGTTCTCAGCATCGGTTCTTCAAAATTATACGAACCAATATAGTACTTTTATTAAAAATCCGTCAGCATTTAAAGCTACTTATAAGCTCAGTTAACAATTTCTGAATGGACTTAATGTTGGTGGTGGATTGAGTGATCCATCCGCATTGTAATTAGGATACGCTTCAACGTAATTTGTACCATCAGCTACACCATTACCATCACCTTGGATGCCATATGCCATATTTCTTGCTCCTGTTCCAGCATTTCGCCCTAATCCTAATCCCAAGCAAAGCGAAATAGGGAGTGATCCAGAATCAGCAGGACTTGTTCCAGTGCCATTACCTCTAGGTGGCGTTGGTATATTACTAGGTGAAGGTCTTTGACTTTGGAATCCAGCGGTTGTGTCACAATGAACACCTTCATGACCAACGTATTGGTGAGTATGCATTCCTGATATATTGTCATGATTGTGAGGACCGGTATAAACGGGTAACATATCAGCATCAACAAATGTATTAGTAAACACAACAGGGAAAGTTCCTGCTGCTCCATATGCTCCTGCTGGTGGTACTGTCACCCAAGCAATACTTTCTTTAGCCACCATTAATGGCGTATAACCATTCGCATTAACAGCCCAAGCTAATCCTGTAGGTATGCCTTGATTATCTAATGGTACTGCCAATTTAGTTGAATTTATAGCTCTTTTTACCACATTATATAAACCAGTAACAGTTAATAATTCACCAGTAATAGCATCAAATCCAGCTTTAATAGCGTGTAATGCTTCGGAGAAAACATTTTGACTAGTAGCTTGTTGATTTGCATTAAATGGTGGTGGACTATTCCAAGATGAACAATTACCAACCGACTGAATTGATGCCGATGGCTCGGTTTGCATCGACATACTTTTTGTAACTAAATTTGGTGCATATAAAGTACCATCATGAGTTATCATTCCTTGAACCGATAAATCACCATTAACGCTTACTTGTCCAGTAAAAAGGGTGTGATCGGAATTTACATGAACTCCACCATCACCACTATTATCTTTTGCGTCAATTATTACTTGCTTACCTTTAATTTGAGTTAAACCAGCACCAAATAAATTTAAATCACCATGAGTTGTTGACATCTCAACGTGACCAACTTTTACTTCAAGTGGTCCATCAGATACCATATGAGTTCCATTACCACCAGAAGTTATATCAACACTATGGGTAGCATCTAAATGGATATTACCAACTGGTGAATGATCGGGTGTTAGATAATAATTTAATTCTGATGGAGCACCATTAGAAACTTGAGCCAATTTTCCACCATTAGATTCATGTGCAGTTGGGAAATTTGAATTATTTACGTTTTTAACATATGGTGAAACTGTGCTTCTTGTTCCATGTCCTGCTCTAACCACATAATTATCAGCCATGTGAGCGTGTGTAGTATCCTGACTACCCATTGCTTGCTCATTTTGTTGTATTGATGGATCGCTTTTTATTGCCGAAATAGCCGCTTGGTTTGCAGCATCATAATCGGGAACTTTTATATGCGAACCATCACAATTTGGATGATTACAAGTTCCACTTTTAGTAAATGTATTATTAGTAAAAATACTCATCATTGGTATGACTAATCCACCAATAACTTTTCTAAAGGTTGCATAAGAAAATGGCATATATGGGGGCCAAATTTGACCCAATCCACCAAGCATTCTATCTAAAAATGCACTAGCTCTATCATTTGTTACTTTTTGATTACATACTGGACATGGAACTGTTTTAGTAGCATCTTTAAATGCATCATTTTTTGCCTGTTGAACATTATCTAAAGATTTTTGATGAGCAGTTTGTGCTGCAATTGCTTGTGGACTTCTATTTGCTTTTATTTCAGTTCCACCAGTTTGAGCCATAATATGACTTTGACCTAAACATGTAAACTGTGAATCACCACCAACCGAATAAGAAACATTTTGCCCAATTGCAAAATGAAAATCGGCTTGCGTATTAAATAAACCATCACCACCTATAAATTGTAAGAAATTTCCACTCTTATGAAATATTCCAGCCATTGATTGATCCCTAATAATACTGGAACCAGACATTGCTTGGTAATATGAATTCAATTGAATACTACCAGCATCAGATGCTAAATTATTAGTCTGACTACTAACTACATTATTTGATACATCTGCTGGCATATTATATATTTATGATTTAAGATTGATATGCAACATTTGAACCATTCAAAACTGATCCAAAATAAACGGGTTTTTGAACATCTCCACCATAGAAAAATACCCAAACTTTAGCACCAACTGCTGGTTTTGAGAAGAATCCATTTGCTCCACCATTAGCTACATGAGCAGTGACCATATTAGCAACCATACTTCTATTATTACTATAACCAATAACAGATGTGCCTCCTTGTGGTACATTACCATTTCCTAAATTATTAGCTAAAACGTTACCAGAACCAGCAGCTTCACCTGCTGTGCCATATGCCCTGCTAATTCCACCCATTACTGAGTTATTTTGATTCAATAATGAATTGAATGCAGCAGCGGTTGCATTAGCTTGAGCATTTGGATCATAGATATTATCAGCAGTTAATCCCCATTGACCTATTGTATTACTAAATAAACCTTCAGAAATAACATTTTGACCATTATCACCTTTAAAATTTTCGACATACTGTTCATTAACGGCAATATAACCATTAACAGTAGTAGATTCATGAACCATAATTGAATCCATCAAATTAGCCCATTGATCTGCCGTGGTAGTATTACTACTCATATCGAATCCATAATTTGCACCATCTGACGGAGGTGGTCTACCAGCTAAACTTTGGGCAGCAGCTAAATTTGCAGCATGTGCATCTGCTATTGAAATGAATTGTAAATCACTTGCTGGTTTTTGTACATTAATTCCACCTGCCTCATTGCCAACTATTCTATTACCCAATCCCAATGATGCTCCGCTATAAACAGTATATTGTGATGGTTGTGCATTTGCACTTTGATTTAAATTTAAAGCTGGTGTTATCGGTGTATTCGCACTCGTATTACTAATTGGTGTTGGTGGGTTATTCTGTGCTTGTACAGCATTTGATTGGGGATTTGCTGTAGCAGCACCTAAAGATGGATTAACTGGTGCTGATGTGCCACCACCAAAATGTGGAGCAGATGCTTCAGCCCAAGGCAAAACTTCGTATAATTTCTGTGCAACTGCTTGCGAAATTCCACCAGCTGCTTGTTGAGTTTCAAAAGTTTTAAATGATAAATCTTTTAACTGATCATTCCACCCAGAATAAACCGTGTTACTAACGTTTGGTATAAAAACCTGTAATCTACTTCTTTTTTCTGGATCTTGGTCATTTATTACAATACCAATATGATTTCCGTGAACAGGCTCGTACATATTATTTCTTCGGTGTATTATTACCAGTAAAGACTGAACCTAAATTTGAAAAAGATGTTCCAATATTATTTAAATCATTTCCGATATTATTAAATCCAGCATTGGGTGTATTAAATGCTGCAAATGGATTTGGTACATTACTAATACCAGTTATGTTTATCGTTTGTGGGATGTGTGGCATGTTATTAACATATGTAGCAGTTCCCTGATTATTAACATATGTATTATAATTGAATGTTGATGGAGCAGGTGGAAATGGTGAAACATTTCCATTTTGATTTTGACCCATTGGAGACAATGCAGCGAAATTAGGTCCGTATTTACTTATTATTTGACCCATTAAATTAGCTTGTAAACTAATTAATGATTGATGATAACCATAATTCATCATACCAGTTCCCAAAGAAGGATTTAATCCAATTTGATTAACCATATTAATTATTTGATTAACCTGTGGAGGAAAATGTGACTGAGGAGACCCCAATACATTACCAGCTAAGTTATTGGTGTTCATAAAAGACTGAAACTGATTTGTATATTGATTTAAAAATGCAGATTGATTAAATAAAGATGAGTAAAATTGACTATCACCAAAAAACGATTCTAATAATTCTAATATTAAACATAATAAATCTATTGGTATTATGTATTTGTTAATTAAACTTAAAATATAATACTGTATTGCTGCTATAATACCGTTTATTACTGCATAAATTTGTTGTACAAGTTGAATTACCCCTTGATAGATATCTCTTAATAAAGCTTCAAATGCAACCATAATTCCATTTATAGCAGCAATAGCTTTTTGAAAACTTGCAAATGCAGTCGCAGGTAATGAAAGATAAGCTTGAGTTCTTGCTTTTCCTACATTTTGTTCCAATGCACTATTAATACCTTTATTAACAGTGTTTAATAATCTTTCAACTAAGCTGGTTCCTGCTTGTTTTGTGGGTCCGGACATTGGATTGGCTGGTTGTTTATTTGAATTAACACCATGAGTAACTCCGAAATAACCTACATCATCAAAACAACCTTTTTTATAAGCTGGTGTTTTTTTAATTATGTTTAAAATAGTTGGATTTAACGGTCCAGCTAATGATTTAAAATCTCTAATAAAATTTTGATCTACGTGTGCTTGAGCGTGATCAGGATTTTGCTTTGCTGTCATTACATGGTAATCAAAACCATAAACTAAAAAACATAATAACAAATACCAATAGTTATCATTAAGTCTAGAAAAAAAGGATTTAAGTATTGTTAACTCCTGAGTAGTTAATCCAACTTTTTGTTCCAAATCCTTCAAAGAATCTGGTTGATTATTGTACCAAGCTTTTTGTATACTAGCCTGATGTGTTTGATTTACATTTGCAGCTTCTTTTTCTGCTACTGGTGTCGCTGGCGGTGGGTTCGTACCAATAGTCATATTATTGGATACTGAATTTTCACTTGTCAAAGAGGGTGCAGCAACAATGGGTGTAGTTGCAGCTACGACATTAGGATTAGTTACTATCCCACTGAATGTACTGGTTCCACCACCTATGGTTAAACTTGATGTATTTGATGAATCAGCCATATTTTTAGTTGATATTTATAAATTTACCTCTATAATATATTTATGCCTGAAACTCTATTTTCATACCCCAATGTCATTGGTATAGCTGGTGCTGCTCGTGCTGGTAAAGATACTTTATGTAGGTCTCTACAGAGAGAATTTATAAAAAAAGGTATTCTAGCCGTTAGAAAATCTATAGCTGGTGATACCGTCAAAGGTGATTTACAAGAACTTCTTGAAAGAAAGTTCAAATTGGATTCTTTTACTGAAATTACCGAGCAAAAGGAATTTATGAGACCGCTTTTGGTTGAATATGGTAAAATGCAAAGAGCAAAAACGCAAGGTAGATATTTTATTGAGCAATTTGAACCAGAACAAGATGCGATAAACATTTTACCAGATATCAGATATGTTGAATATCCAAAAGATGAGGTTTTTTGGCTTAAAAATGAAATGAATGGTTTTCTAATCTTTATTGAAAGAAAAGGAAATTACGATGCTAATGATACAGAAAAGGTAAACAATAAAATCATCAAAAATATGGCAGATTATGTTGTTCAATGGGATACAATGCCCGAATGGTCAGAAGAAGGCAGAAAGCTTATTGATCAATATGCTGAAAAGATTATTAAAAAAATGGCTACCATTTACCAAGAGGACATGACGCAGCCTTAAGGTAAGTTTTTATTGCCATATTGCAACCGCATTTAGTACATCTATCTTGAGCTTTGTTAAAAGATGGACATGAATTACATGTATTTTTTCTTTTACTGATAACATCGTCTGGTGCATTTAGTGGATTTCCAGCAGCAACAGATTTAACTGTTGCTATAGCAGTTTGTGCTAAATTTTTAGCCATTTGAACAGGAGATGGCATTGATTTATTCTTATTAGCGTTTTCAATTAATATTTTTTTTAATTTTTCTTTATCCATATTAAATTGTTGTGTCGTTTTGAGTCCAAAGTTTTGAATTGCTATCAACTTTTACTGCACATACATTATTTACATAAGCATTTTTAGTAAAAATATGATTTACTTTAACTGTTAACCATTGACCTAAAAATCTATCATCAAATGGGTTTGATGTAGAACTTGAAAATCTATCAATAAAAATGAATTTACCTGCTGTTCTTAATGTTATACCGTTAACATCAAATGAAATTGCTTCATTTAAAAATAATGCATCCTTTAACATTTTGTTTCCAGCATAATTTGGTGGATAAAAAGTGGATGTAACATGAACATTTTCTAAAATCGTTCCGTTTTGTTTTGATTGATTTAAATTCAATAATACATGAGCATTACTAGAATTTGTATTATTACTTGAAAAATTATAAAGACCCATTTTTGCATTTGATTGCATATTATCTCTTACGCTTTTTGCGGTATTATTAGTAAATGTTATAGAATATGTACCAGTATTAAAATCATAATGATGTACAGGTGAATTCGTTTGTCTTGCGTCATCTGCTGCAACCATCGGTGAGTATTTATAATTTTGAATTCTTGAACCCATTGGTGATACATAGTTTATGTTGTTACCCTGTGGAGCATCCCATGATCTAGGTATATATGGCGTAGAAGATGGAATACCGTCTTCAATAAATAATCTTTCAGTTTGATAAGCAGCCGAATTAGAAAATAATGATTCTAATGAAATTAATTTCCATGTTTTATCATCTGTTGTTCTTCCAAAACGTAAAAATACCGGTCCGTTACTTTTATTTGAAACGCAATGTTCTAAAACAATAGATATATCATTTATTGCTTTTGAATTAGCTGGTGATGTATAAAGATATAAATTATTTTGACTACCATTATCCCAATTATTTGAAGAACTATTTTTAATACCATCATCAAAACTAGCCATTGGCTGAGTTGGATTTGATATAACTTCACCTTTAAGATAATTAAATCCAACTTTAATACTCGTTGGTGTATTAGTAATACCCTTTTTCATCACTGGTGGATTTGATGCAGCAGTTGTAATAATATCCTTTATCATCAAATTAGGATTAAATGCTCTTTGCTTATCAGTTAAACCAGTTGTAACTGTAAGATTAGGATTACTATAAACAGAAGAATAATCTATATTTCTTTCACATAATATTTGGTATCTTTCATCCCAGAAATAATATTTTCTATATTTTCTACCATTATCATCGGACTCTAAATCTTCAATATCATAAATTACACAATCGAAAGACATTTCCCAATCTTTATCTAGGTATTCGCCAGATGTGTTATTAGAAAATAATGGTTTTATTCTAAAACTAATTTTGTTTCGACCATCGGTTCTAAAAACATAGGGTGCTTTTATTAATGGAGTATTAGCAATAGCTAATGCACCTCGTTCTAATATTTCAAAATCAGAATTTAATGTTATATAACCTTTTACAATCCATGTCATTAAACTTTCCTCAATTGATAATTCATCAACAATTTTAAATGACAATGGTACGGGGGCATATCCATCACTTTCTAAGGCATTATAAAGAAATATTTCAATATAATATGGTTGATTACCTATAGTAACAACAAAATTTTGATTTAAATTGTCTGTTGTTGTATCAGCCATAATTAGCAATTAACTTGGTCAACGTTATTTAATAATGAAACGTTTAATTGATTAAAAGCAAATGTAACAGAACAATTTACTTCACTTGGATCTTGATTAGAAAAATTAATTTCACTTAATCCCGTTGGAAATGCGTTAGTATATGAAAAATTAATTACTTTATTATTATATTCATCCAAAGAAAATATATTAAAAGTGGAAAAATAATTTGAAACTGGATTGTGAGTATGACCTAAATTTTTAGGAACATCTGGATATGATACTATAGGTGAAGTTGATTTTTGTGAATTATTAAAAAGATTTAACCAATTCCAAAGTATCCAATAATTTTTATATCCATTATCAACTAAAAATTTTATAGTTAATGGATTATAAGCAGGTCTTGAATTTGATGATATTTTTGCAACTTGACCACCAAATGGTAAACTAATATCGGGGACTGTTATTGCAGGTACAGGAGAACCATAAATTGTAAATTGTATTGGATCAGCCGAATAATTAGTACCAAGAACAGGATCTGATATTGCTTTCATAGCAATAGGTAAATCCAAAATCATGGTGAATTTATCATTTCTAGATCTGTTTAAAGGTGCTTGGTACATAAATTAAAAAAGTATTGATGGCATATAACCATCTCCTTCATATTTATCAGTATCAACTGGTTTAAATGGTCTAGAAATTGGTTTATCTATTGGTGGTGGTGTTTTACCATCCCAAGCATGTAACCATGCTGAGAAATTAGCAACATCTTGATCCATATCAGGACTGGTATTTTCATCATATCTACCTATCCAAGTTAAAGGTGTACTGGTTATTGCTGTTTTCTTATAAATTGATACCTGTCCTTGGAAAATGGGACTTTTTCTGATCAAGTCGGCATTATCTATAAGTGGTTTTATCTTTAATGGTCTACCTTGATCATCCAAATCAATGATATTAAAATACTTTGTTGCTAAAGAAGGATCTAATAAAAATAATGCCCAAACTAATGCTAAAACTCGGTCATCCAAATCTTTATCAGTTCTTTTACTAAAGGTAAAATTTGGTAAACGAACAAAATTTGCCAATTCTAATGCCGTATCTAAATCATTTAATTTTAAAGCCTTTAAACTATTTGCCCAATATCTAAAGTTAGTAATACCTTTATAACGAGTATTTGTATGATTATGAATACCCATACGATTATCGTTATTATAATGCTTACTCATACCTTCAAAAGTATAGGTAACGATATTTTCATAATTATGTGTTTTTGATAAAACGTTCAATACTTCCACACCATTGTTATTATTTTCAATTAATATAGGTGGTCGCCCCCAATCTTCTAATATACCCATTATTCTTGTTCCAAAATTATATGGACTAATGTTATTACTAGCAAATACTGCAACTTGATCAATGTTACCCAAATCAGATACATCCAATATCTGACAAACGCTATTTGATCTACCAATTCCTTCACCTACGTCAACACCAATTACATAGAAAGAACCTTCTTTTGGTTGATTAAATATTTTATAATCACCATTATCCATTACTAAAATTGGTTCTTTACATTGAGCTTTTAATCGTTCTAATTCAGCAGGATCTATTGCGGTTTTTCCTTTTTCATGGAATACATTTCCATATTCTTGATCAAAATCGTCTTTTGAACCAATAGCATCAGTAGCTTCTTTTTTCCATTGTTCATCTCTACCGGGTACGTCCCACCAATTAACCGTTTCTAAATGCCAATCACTATCAGGTTTTTTAGCTTGTTCAACCAATTCATAAAACTTATTATCAACACCATTAGGCGTACTAATAACAACGAGTTGTGATTTTTTCATGGAAGAAATAATAGGAATAGCGGATTTCCATAATTCTTTCATGAGATCATTAGGACAGTGTGCCATTTCGTCAATAATAAGAAGATTACTTGTGCTACCACGAGGACCTGCACTACTGGTAGAACTAATAGTTATTCTAGAACCGTTCTCTAATTCGAACCCATCTTTTCTCCAAGACTTAACAGATGGTTTCATCCAAATTGGAAGTTCTTCAAATGACATTCTAATACGAGCAAAAATTTCCTTTGCTGTATCTTCTTTATTTGCAACAATTGTGATTCGTTTATCATCTTGAAAACACACCATCCAAAGAGCATAAATGGTGATTGTAGTTGTTTTTCCACTCTGACGGCTGGAAAGCACCACGTTGAATCTATTATTAACAAATGCTTTTAATAAATTCTTTTGATATTTGTATAATTTAATTCGTTCTTTACCATCTTCGGTAATAATATAGAAATAATTTTCCGCAAAATGCAAAACTTTTTTTGCACAAATCTTTATCTCCTCAATCATCTCAGGAGTCCACTTTATTTGTGCATTACCCCTTAAAAGATTTTCATTTCCTTTATAAAAACTACCATCTATTAACACATCTTCATTATTAAGATCTGCTAAAGATGATGCATTATCTACTATTTTAGGTTTTCTTCCCATCGTTAATAAATACTTATGTGAATCCCTCCGAATCTGAACCACTAGAAAACGAAAAAATTGTTGATTTAGGTAAAAAAGATGGTGTTTTTGCTTATGATAGCCAATGGCCCGTGTTTGTTTTACATAAAACTGATCCAAATGGTATATGGACTAGATTTAAAACAAAAATAGATATTTTAGAATATCAAAATTCTTTACAAGATCTTACCATAGAAGAAATAGAAGAATTTCTATATCATAATTCTGATATAGATTTAGATATGAATATATTTGAAGAAGAGATGCCAGAATTTAATTTCTTTAAATACAAAAACGAAATATATTGTTACACTTATGGTAAAAAGGGAAAGGATAAAAGTCGATTTTACGTTCGTTTTTACTTTGATCTTGAAGAGATTTTTTAATTATTATTTTGTAGATTTAACTGTTGTAAAACTGGAGAAACGTATTGAGATTTTAATAACTTTAATTTTGTTCCTACTTGAGGCATAATAGTTGGATTAGTAATCTGATTATATTCACACACCAACCACCATAAATCCATAGTTCCATAATAGTTATGCGATATTAAATACCAAGTATCATTAAATTTTGTAGTATATGTATCTTCAATTGATGTATTATCAGCTGGTAATACAGTAATATTTCTTAGTAAATTATAAAAATATGTACCATCATCATTCTGATAAACATTTAAAAAATTCTCATATCTGTAAGGAGAATTTATTTTTGGTAGATTTGAAAAATTATTTTGGTTCATAGATTATTGTTTAATTCCTATAAGATTTTCTGCTCCACCAACAACGGTTTTTGCTACACCGTTAATCGCAGCAGCAGCAGTACTAGCTGTTTTATTAACGACATTCATGGCTTCATTATTTAATGGGTTTACAACTTGAACTTTAGTACCACCCATTGTACCTGCGAATATATTAGAACTGTCAGGAAGCAATTGTTTGAATGTTATACTGACTTTATAAGCCTCTGGAACTAATAATGCATTACCATTAGTATTACCAGTGTAACCAGTTTCAGATAGATATCTTGTTGTACCTATACTTTGAATATCAAGATTACTGACATATGCTGCGGGCCAATATATTCCACCAAATGCCCAACCATCAAGAGTATAAATTTTAGGTGGAATATATGTAATAAAAGATGTTCTATTTTTTAAATTTTGAAAGGTAAACAAAGTGACAAAACAATAATTGTCAAATGCACTTTTTGTATCAAATGTATTATATAAAGGAAAACTTATAGTTATTTCTTGTAAAGCGGTATCTGTATATTGATATGTTGATTCAATACCCATACCCGGTGACACCACACCACCTAATGCTGCTATACCAGCACCGATTTGATTACCCTTTGATGATTTATCACCTTTACCCTCAAACAAACCAAGAATATCACCCATTCCAGCTGCGTTATCCCATTGATTATTAAAAGATCTTATTTTTGGGTTATCACTACTAATTAACCAAGGAAATGCATAACTAAATCCAGTTGGGTTAGCAGCATATAATGTTAAATACGGATCTACGTTTGCTAAACTTCCAGTAACGGTTGCGTTAGCAACAACTAATGCATTAGCTATATTTTGAACCCACGCACCATATTGTAATTCACTTTCGGTTACTAAAATATATGGAACCTCGGATACATCACCTGAATTTGACCAAGTGAATTCATTCAATATATCAATTAAACCGGAACCATTTGGTTTTAAATATGGGATATTTTTACTGACTAAATTTAAACCCGGTATATTGGCATTACTATTAGTATAACCAACATTTGAAAATAATCTATTTGATGGTATAGCCATAATTAACAGTACACTCCCCCTCTTTTCATTGTCATTGCATGCCAATTAACTCTCATGTCATGTAATGGATCTCTTGATGATCCTTTAGAACCATTATTTGATGTTATACTGACATTCGAAACATTATTAGATGTTGGAATATTATTATTGTTGTTATTTTTCTGCATTGCTATGATAGCTTTCGCTAAATCTTGTACGTTTTTATTTAAGCTATTAATAGACTTATCTATTGAACCACCTGATTTTGTAGCAATTACTGTGTCAGCCTTACTATTGGGAACATATGTTTTACCATCTATACCAGTAATATATGTTGCATCAATTTGAGCATCTTCAGTTGGTATAGGGTTATTAACATTTCTTCTACCTGCTTGTAATTCCTCTTTTGTTGGCGGTGGTAATGTGGATGATGCAGTCATTCCTTTCCAGACGTTACTAAAAAATCCACCTTCCGATTGATTAGATTCCTTTTCTAAATCAACTGTTTTTTTACCTAATGAAACACCTAATGATTCTCCACCAGTAAAATTATTTAATCCTTTGGAAACCGCATTTTCAGTTTTAAATCCTTTACCCATCAACCAACTGAATGCACCAGATGATAATTTAGCAACCCAATCAGTTATGGTAACTAAAATATCACCAAATCCTCCAATAAACGACATTAATACTGCTGTTGTTTTTTGAATTGGTGACAATTTATCATCGGAAAATACAGAAAATAAAGTTTTAATTGAATCAACAACTGGGTCAATTAATAACGCAATCGGTCCTAAAAACTTTTCCAATACATCAAATAATGGTGCGAATTTTGAAAATAATTCTATTACACCAGCAAACGGTCCTCTTATCTTGGATATCCAAGATAATAATCCTTCACCAGCTTCAGCAAACCCTTTAAAAAATTTAGTAATACCAGAAAAACGTCCACCTTCAGCAAATAATCCTTCTATACCCTTTCCAGCATCTTCTACAAATTTTCCTGCTGATTTTATAGGAGATGTAAGCTTTTCAAATCCCTTTGTAAAATCTGCAACAATTTTATCAAAATTAGTAGCTTCTTTTATTTTAGTTATTAAATTTGTCCATTTTGTATTAACCCATGCCGAAATATCATCAAATTTTATTAAACGTTTAATACCATCAATCATCGCATTCCATTTTTCACCAAACCATTCGGATACTTTTATTAATGTTTTACTTGATCTAAATGATTCTTCCCATTCACCTAAAACTCTTTCGGGTAAACCAAATAACCATTCAAATGCTTTTGATAATTTACCAGCCAATAATATACCATCGGAAATTAATCCTAATAATAATAAAAATAATCCTGACATTCCACCCTTTGCTTGTTCTTCTTGATTATTACCAGTGATAGAAATTTTTGGAAATTTCTTGATAGCGTTATCTAAAAGATCGGTTATAAATTCTTTACCACTTTTTGAAAATCCAATAAGAGTTTCTTGTGGACCGAAATTCTTCTGCTCCTGATCAGCAGGTTCATTTGGTTTGATATTCTTAACCGAATCGGGAATTATATTTTGAATTGGTTGATTTACTTTATTTAAATTCTCTGTTGGATTTGCAGCAGAAGCCTGTTGAGCAAGAAATTGATCTCTTACTTCATTAGATACGAATCTATTATTTTGATCAACATATTGACCAGCTTTATTTTGTTTTATAGCTGGTATATTCTTTTTATATTCTTCACTGGGTTCAAATTTCTTGTTGAGAAATTTTTCCATATTTGTTTTATATTTCTTAATAGCATCCTCATACTCTTTATTGATGTTAGATAACCCAAAAGGATCTGTTAATTTATCAACGGTTGTATTGTTTACTGTATCTAATTTCTTCTTTATTAAAGAATAGAAATCTTTTAACTTAGTTGAAACGGGATTAAAGAAATTTTCCTTAAATGATGCATGGAATTCATCTATATAGGCAGTATTATCCCCAAATAGAAGCTTATTGATAAGTTCTTGGGAATTAATTTCCCCTGTCAAATTATCTTTAAGACTGTCTAGGACTTTTAAAATGTCTTCACCCATATATAATATTTATATGGGAATAGTGGTTTAAGCTTAACTTAAAAACAATAAACTATCTATAGTTATAACCTTCTTGAGATCACCATTTGTAACAGTCAATATCGAATCTATATCATTTTTCCATTCTGAAACTTGTGCGAGAACTTTTTGAATCAAGCCAGATGGTAATTTTTCAACAACTCTAAGTTTTTGATTGAATGTTAAAGTGTTAAAATCATATTTTGCGCCATTAATGGTGACATAATTGATATACTTTGAGGTTTCTGATATAAAAGCATCAGAAATAATAGCTTGTACATCTTTATTAGTCTTAATATCATCTATCTTTTTATAATCATTATAAAAATTTTCTTCATATTCGACTTCGGTTTTAATGGTAGGCAAAGAAACACCAACAATTAAAGAAACTGTTTCATTTTTAAGCTCAACATCAGTTAAATTTGGTGTTTTATAATCATTAAATCTAGATATAACATCATTTAAATTTATTTTTGATGATATATCATCATTGAATTTAACAGTTAATTCTTCTGATATCTGAGATTTAAGTGCAATAGCAATAAACGATTTATCTGATACTGTTAATTCATCTACGACTGACTTTTCTTCCGAGAGAATGTTTTCCTTTAAGATACTGTAAAAAGTTTTTACGAATTCCGAATTATAAACAGAATTATCCATTGCTGAGCTTAAAAGCGTTTTCTGTTGTTTTGCATCAATTTCTTTAAAGTATATGGTTTTTTCTTTTGAAGGTATATAAACGCCAATTTTGAACGATTCTGACACACTGTTGAGTGCATTTATCGCAGCATTAAAGTCTAAAATTGTATTTTCTTCGGTCATGAGATTATTTATATAGGTTACTGTCCAAATTCAAGTGCCAAATCTTGGACACTTTTACTGGCATTACTCTTAATCATGTTGTTAACGCCGTCATTTTGGTTGTTTTCTTTCCTTTTTCTTGCCTCTACTATGATTGATGAATATACTTTTCTTTCTGCTGGTGATAATTTTAATACGTATTCAGGGGGTAAATTCTCACCTGCCATATAAAAGATCTCTTCATAAAGAGACTTTACATCATAAGAGAAAAACAACCTTATAAAATCTATGAATGATAATGTGTATAAATTAAATGTATTATTTTTAAATGATTCAACCATGAATAAATCACATTGATTTAATTTCTTAACATTTTCTAGAACTAATTCTTGTACTTTTTTTATTAATGAAACCGATATTTTACAAAAAATTTCATTTTTTTGTATCGAATCAAAATTAGAAAAAATAATTTTCTTATCTCCTATTTTTATATATTCTATAAATTCTTGAAAACTATCAAATACAACTTTGAAATCATTATCTATTATATCCTGAAACACTTTTATCGATTTTATGGTGGGCCAACACAATTTAATTTCAATGTTATTTTCAGTTATTAAATTATCTTTAATAGCTTCTACTGCACCATAATATAAATTCTTTAAAAATAAATTTAAATTTATTGTAGTTTTTGCGGTTTTAAATTCAGCATTTTCAGTCTTGGTTATGAACTCTATAGATGAACCAATACTCACAATTCTTAATTTTGTTATGAATAAAACATAATCAATTATATTAATATTATCAAAATCATCTGGTGTTTCTAAACACTCTTTAATTGTTTTTAAAACAAAGTTATTATAATCAAAATAATTTTCTTTGGTTTTAGGAAAAGACAAATTAGCTTTTGACAGAGCTATTTGCTGCTCCGTTGTAATTTCCTTAAACTTTACCTTCTTGTTTGAAAATGGTAATTCTGTACTATAGTTATAGTATTCCACCTAATAACTTATAAGGTCTTTATCAAAGATCCAGTAGAAGCATCGGAAACCCAATATGAATCATAAACAAATTCTATTGGACTAGTTCTTAATCCGTCTTCCATGTAGGAATAAGATTCTGGTGGAATCGTTATGGGTGCAACATTACTAAAACTATAAACTTTTCTTGGAGCCATTGGACTACCATAACCCGTTTTAGCAAGCATTATTACATCCAATTGTCCACATTTTACATACTTCTCAGAACCCTTATCTCTAGCAACTAAACCATTATAACCAACTGAAATAGCCCAAGGTCTTAATATTAAATCGATAAATGATGCATTTGTTTCTAACATCGTGATCGATAATGGTTTATATTTTGTTCTTGTATTGGAAGTAGCAGGTGCTTGATAACCACCATAATCCAATCCTTCATGTGATGCATTTATATTCTCACCGGGTAGATCGACTTCTCTAGCCCATGCACAACCAATATTACCAGTGTATTGGAACGTTTGACTTAATAAACTATATGAAGTACTTGGATCATAACTCCAACCAGCACTATTTTCATACGTATTTAATAAATTAGAAAAATTACTAGATAGAACATTAATATCAGTTATTCCAGTAAACTGCAAAAACCACTGACTAGCCATTGCTAGATTAGTGGGCCAAGTACCTAGAAGACTTAAATAGTAATCATAGGTACTTGCGTATCCAAATGTATTAATTGGTGGCATAATAATATTTATGCCTTAGTGCTTATTATTAAGACTTTCTCCAATACTGATAAGCAATTGTTGCACCTTGTGTTAAGACTGTTCCAGCATCGGTAATATCTAACGCAAGTTCACCAACTTCTTGTAACCATGCACCATAAAGTGTATAAGTTTCAAGAGGATTACCTAACTTATCAATTAATACTAAGATAATTGAATTATTAGCATTTGTTGATGGTATATTGTAATTGCCAGTACTAGAAGAATCATCAAAAATTGATGTGATCCACTGTTCAAGCTTTTGACGGATTGAAATATTTTGAGGTAAACGGAATTCAACTTTCCAACCAGCACTATTTGGATAGTTAACCGTACCCGGTACGTTAAACTTAAGACCCATGAATGGGAGTTCAACATTCTGGATAGCCTTTGCTGGCATTGTTGTAGTTGTGATATAAAGTAATTCTTCAGGACTGAAGGTTGTGCCTCCAATTGAGATTACTCTGAATAAGTTCTTTCTTGCGAAGTCATTAGCTGCCGCCGCATTGTAGAAGTTTTCGATTCCGTATGTGTCAAGTATTCCGCTCATATGTTAATATTTATCCTTGTTGTATACAATTAGAATTGGTTATTAGCAACTAATTCAGTAAAGTCTACTCCTGTTTGGGTTGCGATGAAGTCACACAAGATGAATTCAGCTGTTTTAACTGGTTGGATATAAATTGAAACCTTCAATTGATTATTATCAATGATGTCAGGTGTATTGTTTCTACTATCACATACAATCAAGTAGTTGTATAAACCACTATTGATTTTTGCATTATCGAATATTGGCTTTAATGCAGCAACCAAGCGAGTTTGGGTTGTATATGTGTTTGGCTCAAATACGAAGTACTTAAGTAATGATTGTGTTTGTTTTTCTAAGGTTAAGAAAAGTTCACGAACATTAACTCTATCGAAAGCAGATGGTGTTCTATAAAGAGTCTTCTGACCATATACAACATAACCTTCATTTGGGAAATATGCGATTGGGTTCAAGTTCACCTTATAGAGTAAATCTCTCTGCTTTTGTGTTGGGTTAATTGCGAGATCAACCACATTGGTCAATGCACCTCTTGTGAATCCAGCAACTGCATTCCAAGGGAATGTTTGTTGGAAAGATGTAGCCATTGCAGCTGCAACATAACCAGATGATGGAATCCAAACTAATTTGTTAGTTGTTGCATCATTATACTTGATCCAGTTAGCGTATGTAGCAACATAACTACTATTGATTGAACCAAACTGATTATTGAGGGGCCAGTAGATATCGTTTGAGAATACAAATCCATTATTGGATGTAACCTTGTTATCTGCACCCTGAACCAATAAATGTCTGATTGGGTCAGCGACGAAGATGTGATCTTTTCTATTATCATTTGCAAGTGATACGAATTGATCAGCAATACTTAAATAGTCAGCACCGGAACCACTTGTCCATCCTGAACCACTTCCAGTGATATCGTATAATCCAGTACCATTAGTTACTGAATCGGCACTTGTTCCAAGATTCCATTGGTAGTTATATGTTTCATCATAGAACCAAGGTAAACCTTGTGGTGTGGCAATTTGCTGCTGATAAGCATTAACACTTGCCCAAATTGTTCCTAATCCAGCTTCTACTGTAATATCAAGTTTAACGGTGTCATCATTTTGTATTCTTGATAAAACATTTTGTAACTTTAATGGAATATTACCGCAATCCTTTGTTTTATAATCAGTTTGGGACTGATAAACACCTGATGCATAAAGATTCTGACCAACTGGTGCAACTGAAACCTCTTTAGGTGGAATGTATGCACCATTACTATTTGTTGTACCTGTCCAATTTCCATATTGTGAAATATATGGATTGGTATGTACACTGATATTCTTAGAAGCTTTGTTTACAACATTGTCCAAGAAGAATGATACTGGTGCGCCACCGTTAGGGTTATTTTGGGTTCTATTTGAATAGAGTGAACCAACATAACCTTCAGCAACACTATATGATAATGTTACAGTATCTTGATTATAAGTTGATGTACCAATCTTAAAGAGAACGAGTGATAAACTGTCTTGATAAGATGGTGATGAGAAATTATATCCGGTTGGGAAAGTTTCTATAATCTCAGAAATACTCTGTCCACCAAAGGAATTAGCAACCGATGTGATTGGACTTGAGATACTAAATCTACTAGCTGGTACAGTGTAATAATCTTGCTGTGTACCATTTTGATCAATAGCAACAACTGATCTTACACCAGTAATACTTGTAAAGTTTGTTGCTGGGTTAATATTTTGATTACCGCATAAACCAACATAATAACCTTCATAAAGATTATCAACACTTGTTTTTGATTCATTGATAATGACTATACCACTACTGAAATTTGATGATAATTGTGCAAAACTAGTAATCGTTGGGAGAATGTATGAACCACCTGCACTTAATGCATTTGTTAAAGGATAATATGAAAGATTTACACCCGATGTTGAAGCATTGTATGAAACAGATGAAACGTCAGTTGCAGAATTAACATAATGTTGTGAATAGAATCCAGTTAACGCAGCAGCACTCGTTGATGGTGTTGAAATGATATTAACAGATGATAATACATAAGGACTTACACCCCATGTGATATTATTCTGTTTAATCTGAGCATATTGAGAATCATTCAATAAGATTGAAACTGGTTCTAATAATGTATAATTTGTTGCATTAGCAAAAAGAGGATTATCGGTTGATACAGGGTATACCAATGCACTATGATTGCTAGTATATCCAGTGCCAGCACTTTGACCATAAGGTAATCTCACAATATTTAAATTTGCTGGTGATGTATTTAAAATCTGTCTAGCACTGTGATAGAGGTAACGCTCAGCGGCATTTGATGGAACACCAAAAACACTTTCGTATTCACTGATACTGCTTACATTAATAAGTTCATTTGTAGGTCCTTGTTCAGCAAATCCCACCGCAAGAACATTTGTATTTCCTGTTGTGTTAGTTATTAAACTAAGATCTACTTCATTAATCTGAACGCCCGGTGATGTTATGGTTAAAGTTGACATATTTTCTAAATGTATTTACCCTAGAAAATACCCATTTTATAAAATCTTTTTTTATTTCTCTTTAGGAGTAAGTAATAGTAATATGAATAAATATGATTTATTAGTAGCTTCTATTCTTGAAGAATCAAATTGCACCAAAGTAACTCAAAAAACTCATTCAACTAGAAAAGGTAAGAAGTGGATGAAATGTGTTAAAAATCCAAAGGGTGGATATAAGAGAATCCATTGGGGACAAGCTGGTGTGAGAGTTACTGGTAAATCTGGAAATACAAAGAGAAAGAAATCATTTAGAGCTAGACATAAATGCTCATCAGCAAAACCGGGTACGCCTAAATATCAAGCTTGTAAAGATTGGTAATAAGTATTATAATAAAAACATGAGCAAACATTTCGAAACAGTTTTAAGAAAATATATATCAGAAGCAATTGGACAAGATGTTACAAGTCCATTAACACCAGCTGATATAGCAAATTCTGAAAAACAATTAAACACTGCTTCACCAGCAGTTAAAAAGGCAGCACAAACTGCTGCTCAAGCTTTAACACCAGCTAAACCATTTGAACAAATGTCACCAGTTGAGCAACTTCAATCTATTATTGATCCAACTCATCCAGAAAATGATATATCAAAGGTTAGTCTAACACCCGAATTGGACGAGCATCTTAAAAAAGTAGGGATTAATATTGGCAATCCAAGCAATTCTCAAACTACTCCATCAGCTTCTCAAGAAAAAGCTGGATCAGTTCAAACTAATCCTCAATCAGTTGAGGGTGGAACTACTTACGGTAGTGATAAAACACAAAATATATAACTATTACTTTTTTAATTAGTTATTAAAATTTATGAGCAAAAAAATGCGCCCAAAAAAGGGTTCTGACAGGCATCAATCTGGCAGAACTCGTAATGTAACAACAACCCCAGAAAGTGGGAAACAAGAAGACAATTCACCATATGTCTTCCAAAGAGATAAAATCGCTTTTGATTTAACAATTAAAAATTTACCTTGGACAGAAAAACAAAAGGAAATTATTGCTAGATTTTTAGATAAAGGAACAAAAGTACTCTTACTTAAAGGACCTGCTGGTACATCTAAAACAACCCTCGCAATGTATTGCGGATTAACTCTTCTTAATATGAGAAGAATTTCCGATATGGTATTGGTTCGTTCTGCTGTTGAATCATCTGATTCAAAACTTGGATTCCTACCGGGTGATGTTGCAGAAAAGTTCAACGTTTATCTAACACCATTCCATGACAAGTTTGAAGAGCTTTTAAATAAGCCACAACTTGATAAACTGGAAAAGGATAATCGTTTAACAATTTGCCCTATTAACTTTGCAAGAGGTCTTCACTTCTCAGCAAAGTTTGTTTGTGCTGATGAAGTTCAGAACTTTTCAAAAAGAGAAATTCACACTCTTATGAGTCGTATTGGTGAGTTTTCAAAGGTTTTCCTTTGTGGTGATCCTGAACAAAGTGATCTTCCAATTGGTAAATCGGGATTTGATAAGGTTTATAACCTTTTCAATAATGATGAAGCAAAAGAACATGGTATTTTTTGTATGGAATTAACCGAAGATGATATCGTTCGTTCTGAACTTTGTAAATTTATTACTCATAAGTTCAAGGAATTACAGCTTGCTACCCAACAAGAGGAAGCAAATAAGGCTCAACATCACAAAGAAAATTCACATAAAGAATTTTCCGGAACCGAAAAAAGAACTTGGAATCCTTCAAGTAATAAGTAAGTATATCACGATGAATAATAATCCTCAATATCAAACATTAGAGAATCGTCCGGTCGCTTGTACATTTTGTGGTGCGCAAGTTCAAGGTAGAATAACTCCAAAGCAAGATCCAAAAACAAAGGCAATCGTACAAGAATGTCGTTGGTCTTGTGGAAGATGTGGTAATCTAGTTAGAATTGGTAACTTAAAGTAAAAAATGGAATTGGATAAGATCATAACAGAAGTATATGATACTGCTAATAAGTCTTATCCTGCCTATAGCTCACCAGCTAGAAAAGATTTTTCACCTCAATCTGCCAGAAACACACCAAATTTTCCTTATCAAAAACAGGATGATTTAACTAATCCACCACCCCAATCAGTTCCTAGTTTACCGTGGCCCCTGCAAACAGTAGTGGATGATTTAACGGATAGTTTTGTGTTTTTATCACAAGCAATGGATAAAATTTCATCAGCAGTTAAAAACAACCCATCCTTAAACGATAAACAAAAAACAAGATTAATTCGCTTTTATAAGATAGCAAAATTATCATTAAAAGGAATTAGAAAAATTGGTTTACATATTATAGATGTTGCCAACTTAGCAAGCGAACAACCATCACAGAATCCAGTTCCACCATCAGAGTATATTCCACCTGAATCTGCTCCTATGAAAAATAGGATTAAAATAAGAGTTAGATAAAAAAGTAGTTGACATGTTATTTGCAATATTGTAATATTGCTTATATGTTAAAAATAAAAATTCCTTGGATCTTTATCAGATCCACTATAACAGTATTATTTATATCCTTTATAGGATCACTAGGTGTCAAGACTATCGGTGGCAATTTTTGGGCATCCTTTGCCCTTTTTATTGCCATACAATATATTTTATTTTCTTTTGTAGCAACAATAGTTAAAAATTACATTTATCAAAAGACTCTTCAAAAAGAACTTGATGCACTTGAACCACTTTCGACCATTCTTGATTGTGCATATTGTTCAACTGCAAACGTTATGACATTCTTACCAGATCAAAATGAAAGAGCAGAATTTGTATGTACATCTTGTGATAAAAGAAATTTAGTTAATATACAATTTGTAGTTGCTAGAATAACTGAACCCGTAAATATGCCTTCTGCAACTGGTATCCCATCCATTCAAACTGTCGCTAATGAAAACTAATAAATCTTGGAAAGTGATAACTGAAGATAGTGCTAAATGGGCTAGATGGATGGCTTTTTACGAAGCAGTAAATATCATCATTGATAATGCCGAAGATAAGAAAATTCCCTTAGATAAGGTTGTTTTTAAACCTTTAAAAATTAGAGAATATATCGAAGCAACCGAAGATCTCTTTCTCAGAAAGCTTCTCAGACAAGAACATAATATTGATGTTGCTTACCAAGAAGAACCTAATACAAAGGAAGAATATCAGTTTATTTAGTATTCCCCATACACACTAGTATTAGAGCATGGATTATCTATTGGGTAATGGAAGTTTCCTTCAGCTAAAGCCTCAAGAGCATCATTATCATTAACGGGTTTATTACCTTCGCCAGAACCGGGTGAACCGGGTTCGTAACTGTAATCATATCTCTTAGCTTTAAAGAACCAAACATAGTGACCACCTAATGCGTTAATAACAAACTCATCTATAACCTCTGTTAATTCATAGACAGTAGGACCTCTTTTTGGATAATTGATTCTATCGCTTCCAAATTCTGTTAATTGTAATAGATCGCTTGGTTTTGGTTCACTTGCTGTACCAAAAACTTCCGTAAAATCATCAGGGTGTAAAACACCGTTTAAATCACTATCAGCAATGATACCAAATTTAGATAACAAATATGAATCGTTACTAAGATTTAATAAAACGATTAATGGTTTTGGTGGAGCAAATCCAGCATCTGGTTCTTCACCATAAAGTATATTAACACCAGATAATGCAGTTTTATTTTGATAATAATTTATCAATTGACCATTAACATGGATTTGTTCTTTCCAGTAATTACTGAACAGTTGTCTTTCATTACTATTAATTCCTTTATTTAAATAGCGTAGCGATTCCATTTTATTTTTCTAGATAAGGTTTACCTGTTATTGGATTTCTTTTTATTTTGACACCATTAGCTAATGATTTACCTTTGGTTCCAATTTTATTAATATTGATTTTTCCACCATTAGAGCTTTTAGCTATAATCTTTTTAAGTTCAACTTGTGATGCAACTGGTACTTTTGTTTTTGGGTTGTTGTTTGCTCTCTTAACTTTTTGATTTTTTCTTTGTTCTTTTTTAATACTATCTGCCACTAATCCCATTGACTTTGGAATAACTGCACTTGCTATTTTAGATCCAGTTGCAGCTGCTATGGATTGGTGATGAGGACCACTCTTACGTTCTAAGAAAAATTGCTTGAAGTTCATTAATATTACTTACCAACAAAAAAGCCCTCCGAAGAGGGCTTTTTTTATTTATGGTTTTATTTTAACTTATTCTCCACGCTGATCGTCAAAGAGGAACTTACCAGCTTTTACACCCTTTGCATCATGGGATGCCTTGGCTTGAAGTTTACTTACACCTTCTTTGTTTTCGAAAGCTTCTGGCTTACCAGTTACTTTCTTACCCTTTACAACTTCAGCCTTTGTGCCAGCCTTTGGTACTGCACCCTTAACGTTCCATGCAGTTTTCTTTGTGTGACCAGCTTCTAACTTTTCTTGGTCAACGAGAGCGTGTCCGAGAACTTCAGCATCAACAGCTTCTTCACTGAGATCTTCATCTTCGTGTTCTGTTTCTTCTTCACCCTCTTCTCTTGAATCCTCTGGGAACTCCTCGCCCTCTTCTCCCTCTTCATGTTCGATATGACCTTCTAAGTGGGACTCAAGTTTACCAACTAATTCTTTAAGTTGTGAAACAAGGGATTCAAGATCCTCATGTTCGTCTTCTTCAAAATCTTCTACGTCATCCTCGTCACCAAATGCCTCTTCGTCACTGAGTTCTTCATCATGACCACCAAGACCTTCAGGACCACCGAAATTATCTTCTGGTTGTACACCCTCTTCTGAACCAAATGCAAATGAATCTTCGGAAATGATCTTATTGAATAACACATCAAATGGATTTCTTGAATCCTTTAATGTTAACTTCTCACTAGCCTTGAATTCCTTTGGCTCATTTTCTGGATCTTCTGAGAGTTCAGCAGGTGCTTCAACTGGAGCTTTAACATCTTTCTTGGCTTTTTCTACGCCAGAATCTTTATAGAAAGTTTCGGTATTCTTTTTATTTTCGGAATGACCAAATGGTTCTCCAACTTTTAAGGATTGTCCTTCGACTTTTCCAGATGCTGAGTTTTCTTCAATTACCTTGAGGTAGGCTGATGTGAGAGGATCTTGTTTCATATGTGTTTTGAATATTTACTCCTGACCTATTCCATTTTCAATATTTTTTTTAAAATGTTGATTATTATTTTTATAATATTGATTAGGTTTATCTGGACGTTCTACGCCATAAGTTAGGTTCTCAACACCTCTACAATCTTTAATATCGAAATAAAGATATTCACCCGTTTCATGTAAATGAACCAAAAATACACCATTTTGATTCATACCATAATCTATATGAATTATGGCGAATCCTTCACCCTTTGGGGTTTGAATCCAAAGGGGTGGTTCTAGTTGTAATTGTGAAACACTCATGCGTTATTAATTAATAATTCTGCTTCTCTTTCGAGATTAAGAATATTTATCAACTCGTAATCATCTTGACCAGCAACCCAAATAATATTACAATCACCAACTTCAAATGGTGTATTTCTTTCTAGTATTAGTTTATACAAACAAAGCTGAAGACTATATTTACCAAGTTCACATTTAGGAACCGTATCAATTGGTGATAACATAGTTTCACCTTTATAACCTTGCCTTTTTATTTCCTTATTAGTTTTATAATCGAATAAGGCAAGTTTACCAGTTTTCTTATTAAATGAAAGGTTATCAATGGTTCCACAGATTTTAGTTTCTTTATCACCAACGACAAATTCAGATTTTAGAAGAATATGATCTTGTCTCCACCATTCATAAAAATTTTTAAAATTCTTAAGCATAAGAGCCATATCCATATAATATGTTGCGAGTTGATCATCGGTATATCGACCATTATGTTTTCTGTTTAAGAATTTAATAATGTCTTCCTTATCAATCGGGATAGTTCTCCTCTGATAAAATTCTTCAACCATTAAATGAAACTCGTTGCCTTTATGACAAGAGTAATCTTTATTATATTCCCATTGCCATAAAACATCTTCAACTAATTTACCATCTCTTTTTGCAACCCTGTGTGCAATACTATTATCAAATGGTTTTTCGTATTTTGAAATAAGTTGAGAAACAGACATTGCTGCTCTCTTACCATCAATTTCGTAATGGTGATCCTTCTCAAAAAACTTGATAGAAGAAAATGCTTCTTCTAAAAGTATTAAGCTATTAAAATTAATTTCTACCGAATCCGACGATTCTTTCTTTATCTTCATTTGTTTTTTCTTCATTTAAATCAACTTCTTTTTCCAGATTATAAATATCAGCAACTGACATTGGTTTGGTAATGTCATCGATAGTTTTCTTTTTATATTTCAAACTCTTTGCGAGTTTTTTTGCATCCGATATTGGCAATGCACCAAACTCGTAATCAACTTGCAATCTTCCTTTTCTCCTAAGTGCCGAATCAATTTCATTCTTTGGGCAGTTGTAAGTTAATATCACAGAAGTCTTTAAGATATCACTCATAATACCATCGGATAGATTAAGGAGAGAAGAAACCGCAGATGAATCCATACCATCACCGTGTCTTTTCATGATTGCTTTCTCCGCATCTTCTAAAATAATAACCGAATTGGGCTTTTGAATTAAAACACTTAAGCAATTGGGATCAGAGGTAAATGTCTCAACCATAGTAGTTGGGATATAAATAAAGTCCCTATCAACCTGACTAGCAAGATATTTAATATATGTAGTTTTACCAGTACCCGGTAACCCATGAAACATAAACAACCCACTCTTATTATTTGTTAATCTTTCTTTAATGGTTTTATCAGTTTCCAAAAACTTTGATCCATAATTAAGTTCAAGATCAATGTTTTCGGGTACATTTACACTAATAGGCTCAAATGAATAATCACCATATTGATTCTTTATGAACAAATGAACCTTTGATCCTTCTTCTTTGGATATGAATTTTTCAAAATCTTCAAAGTGATAATCTTGAACACTAGTTGGTGCAGCTATCATAATATCATATTTTTTAGTATTAATTTTATTTTCTTTTCTAGCCTTTTCGTCTTCGTCAAAATTAAACGGAAGACCAGCAACATCCATTGTCATGTTGTCATCTTCTTGTCCACTTGCTGAAAGTTTGATATAAATGTCTTTATAATGAAACCAAAATGTGCCACCCCTAAAATGTTTGTAATTTTTAGTTAAATGCTTTATTTTACCTGTTGAACTTGATTTAATAAGTTTGGAATTTTCCAAAAGAAAGTCAAAAACATCTTCGTTAAATTTTTCATCAATGAAGAAAAATGAAGGAGAACAGTCATAAGTTTTTGAAATGAAACGAGTTATATTAAAATCATTTCCATTTGATAATGAATACAAATCTTTATTATCTTCGTTATGTTTGTAGATCTTGGATTCTTTTAACTTAAACATCCATTAAATCTAACACAAATATCATATAAAGCAACAAAAAAATTCCATTTGACTTTTTGGCTTAGATATTCGATAATATAAGCAATGAAAATTGCTATCATTGTTACAGTTGTCCTATTTTCTCTTTTAGTCCTACCATTATTAATAATCTGGAGTTTAAACAATATTTTTAAACTTGGGATTGCTTACAATGTTTCGGATTGGTTTTCAATTTTAGTGCTACTTACAATTTTAAATGCCATTTTTAAGGCATCCGTAACACCATCAAAAAAAGATAAATAGTAGGGTATGGAAAAGCTAGGAAAATTAAAAACTAAAAAACTTTATACTAGATGCTTGAACCTAGCTAGAAGAAAACCCCCAGAGTTTTTTAATTTTAGAAAAATGAGGGGAACTCATGGGTATTGTAATTGGACAGACTTAGAATTTAATCCCGGTGGCGAATTGCTTTCAACAGCATACCATGAATGTATCCACTATTTAGAACAAGATTGGAGCGAAACTCAAGTCCTTTACGCTGAATCAAGAATAAGAAACGTTATGTCTTATTTAGAACACGCAAGATTTTTAAAATATATTTCTGTTAAATTATATAAATCAGAATTAATGAAACACGTTTTCAATAAACCTAAAAAAAGAAAAAAAAAGCTTTCCAACAATAAGAAAAACTAATACAATTTACTAAATAAAATTTATGATATTCGAAGAACAAATCAGCCGTAAACCCAACCATTACAAATGGACAGAAGAATTTATCGAAGCTATGCACAATGGTTTCTGGACAGATAAAGAATTTAATTTTAAATCTGACGTTCAACAATTCAAAGTGAATTTAAACGATCAGGAAAGAGACATTATCATTCGCACCCTTTCAGCAATTGGTCAAATTGAAATTGCTGTAAAAACATTTTGGGCAAAACTCGGAGAGAATCTCCCTCATCCATCATTAACCGATCTTGGTTATGTAATGGCTAACGTAGAAGTTATTCATAATAATGCTTACGAAAGACTTATATCAGTCCTTGGACTTGAAGATGTATTTGAAAAGAATTTAAAGTTGAGTTGGATAGAAGGTCGTGTGAAATATCTAAGAAAATACACCCATCGTTTTTATAAAGATAGTAAAAAGCAGTATCTATATGCTCTCATTTTATTCACACTCTTTGTTGAGAATGTTTCCTTATTCTCACAATTCTATGTTATCAATTGGTTTGCTCGTTTTAAGAATGTTCTTAAAGATACAGATCAACAAGTAAAATATACTCGTAACGAAGAAAATATTCATGCTCTTGTTGGTATTAAGATTATTAATACAATTCGTGAGGAATATCCTGATTTATTCGATGATGAACTTGAACAGAGAATTACACATGAAGCAAAGATGGCATTTGAATCGGAATCAGAAATTGTCGATTGGATGGTTAATGGAATCCAAGAAGAAAATTTAACTGCTCCTATTTTAAAAGAATTCATTAAGAATCGTATTAATGAATCACTTGCTCAAATCGGTTTTAAGCAACCATTTGAAATTAATAAAGATCTTTTAAGTAAAACTAAATGGTTTGAAGAAGAACTTCTTGGTAATAATATGACTGATTTTTTCCATTCTAGACCAGTAGAATACTCAAAGAAGAATCAATCGTTCACGGAAGACGATTTATTCTAAAATTTGATTGCTATTAAGCGTCATTTTGATAAGATAGATATATCAAATTTTATGAGTACCGAAACGCAGAATTCCGACATTTATTGGCTTAACAAAGATTCTAGAAAGTTCCTTCAAAGAGGTTATTTGTTAGAAGGCGAAACACCAGAGCAAAGAATTCATGATATTGCAAAAACAGCCGAAAAGTTTTTAATCAAAACTGGCTTTGCAAAAAAGTTTGAGAACTATATGCACAGAGGATTTTATTCTCTCGCATCTCCTATTTGGTCGAACTTTGGTCGCAAGAGGGGTCTTCCTATTTCTTGTTTTGGTTCTTATATTGAAGATACTATTGAAAGTATCTTAGGAACTAAACACGGAGAAGTAGCTGTAATGACAAAGACAGGCGGTGGAACTTCTGGATATTTTGGAGAAATAAGAGGAAGAGGAGAGTCGATTTCTTCTAATGGTGAATCTACTGGTTCTGTCCATTTTATGGAGAGTTACAATAAACTAATGAATGTAGTTTCTCAAGGTAATGTAAGAAGAGGTAGCTTTGCTGCATATCTACCAATTGACCATAAAGATATTGAAGAATTTTTAAAAATTCGCTCGGAAGGAAATGAGATACAAGATCTATCTATCGGTGTGTGTGTTTCTGATGAGTGGATGAAGTCCATGCTTGATGGCGATAAGGAAAAAAGAAGAATTTGGGGTCTTGTTATCAAGAAGCGTTTTGAATCGGGTTATCCTTATATCTTCTTTAAAGACAATGCAAATAATCAAGCACCGCAAGTTTATAAAGATAAAGGATTAACAATTCACCATAGCAATCTTTGTAGCGAAATCATGCTTCCTAATTCACCAGATGAATCATTTGTTTGTGATTTATCATCAATGAATCTTGAGCGTTGGGAAGAATGGAAGGATACTGATGCAGTCGAAACGATGATTTGGTTTTTGGATGCAGTGATGGAAGAGTTTATTGAAAAAACCGAAGGGATGAAATTCATGGAAGCTGCTAGAAAGTTTGCTATTCGTCATCGTGCATTAGGTCTTGGTGTTCTCGGTTGGCATTCACTTTTGCAATCCAAGATGATTGCATTTGAATCGATGGAAGCAAAGTTCCTTAATGGAACTATTTGGAAAACTATCCGTGAAAGAGCAGATAAGGCAACAGCTGAACTTGCTCAAAAATACGGTGAACCAGATATCCTTCAAGGATATGGTCGTAGAAACACAACTACGCTTGCTGTTGCACCCACAACATCTTCCTCATTTATTCTGGGGCAAGTATCTCCAAGCATTGAACCTAACAATAGTAACTACTATGTTAAGGATCTTGCTAAAGGAAAGTTCTCATATAAGAATCCTTATCTTAAGAAACTTTTGAAAGAAAAAGGTAAAAATGATGATGATACTTGGCTTGATATTCTCAAGCATAGTGGATCGGTTCAGCATTTAGATTTTCTTACGCAAGAAGAAAAAGATGTATTTAAGACATTTGAAGAAACATCTCAAAGGGAAATTATCATTCAAGCTGCTGGTAGACAAAGGTATATTGATCAGGGTCAAAGTTTAAACATGCTTATCCCTGCTGGTACACCCCCTAAAGCAGTTAATGAGCTTATCATCTTTGCTTGGGAAAATGGAATCAAGAGTCTTTATTATCAAAGATCTACCAATCCAGCCAAAGAATTAGCTAGATCAATTATGACTTGCAAATCATGTGAAGCATAAATATAATAGTTAGATTATGAGTCATCTTAATAGAACTACAGTTCTGGTGCTTAATCGCAACTGGCAAGCTATTCACGTTAAATCGCCAGCGGAAGCATTGTCGATGATGTATACTGATGCCGCAACCGGATTAGATATATTAGGAGAGGATCAAATGGTTCCATATCGTTGGAAAGATTGGATTAAGTTACCAAAGGACGACGATTCTGATTACGTATCAACTGTTAATGGCAATATCAAAATACCAAAAGTAATTGTGCTTTGTAAATTTAATAAAGTTCCGATGAAAAGACCTAAGTTCTCCCTGAGTGGCGTTTGGAATCGTGACAATGGTATTTGTCAATATACGGGTAAAAAACTTTCAAAGAACGAAGGTAATGTTGATCACGTTATGCCAAGAAGTAGAGGTGGTAAAACTGATTGGAGTAATTGTGTTCTTGCTCATAAAGAAGTTAATGCGCAAAAAGCCAATAGAACACCAGAAGAAGCTGGTTTAAAGCTCATTAAACCACCAGCTATTCCTAGGCATATGCCGACAACATTCTATATTAAAAATAAACATAATATCAAGGAATGGGATATGTTCCTTAATTTTGAATCATGAAAAGCTGGGAACAATACGCATATGATCTTGCCATAGTCGCTGCGAGTAAGTCTAAAGATCCTTATGTAAAAGTTGGATGTTGTTTACTCAGAGATGACAATAGTGTTGCATCTTTAGGTTATAATGGATTTCCTGCTGGTATGCTAGAGGATTGGTCGGATCGTGATGAACGCAGAAAATACGTTGTTCACTCTGAAATTAATGCACTTCGTTATATTAAACCTAATGAGTGCTATTTAGCTGCGACAACACTCCTCCCCTGCAATGATTGTTTAAAATCTCTTGCATCCTATGGGATTAAGAAGATCATATACGGCGAGGTCTATAAACAAGACCCATCAACTCTTGAACTAGCTAAAAAGTTCGGAATTGAATTAGTCAATATCGTGTCTGTAGACTAATACGTTAGCTACCTTCACAATATGTTCTTCTGCTGATGTAATCAGATCTTGCATCCAAGGTTCAATCACACTACCTTTCTTTATTGCATCAACTGCCTGATGAGCATGCGCAACAACCGAGCGTAGGCGAGTTTCAACCATACGGATTTTTTCATGTTCTAAATTTTCTAAATTTTCACCATCTTCTAAGTGTTCAGATGGTTCGATATCCTTACTGAAGTCACTATCATCTTCATGATGTGAATGCTCTTCTGGTGCAACTTCAAAGGAAGCAACTTCTTCATATGCTTCCATTAAACTTCTGATATCTTTTTTATTCATATGGAATATTTACCCATATGAGTAACAAAATCAGAAATTTATTTTTATAGTCGTATAAGTTCTAACTCTGTTAATACTGTTAAAATTATTATAATCTAATAAATTTTCGCCAGTTAATTTAACTTCAAATGTTTTATGTTTAGATACTTGTAAAAAGTAAAGATTCTCTAACCTATCTTGCGCATAATCCTTTATAGGTAAATTAATATAATTTATTTCATTAGTATCTGCAAAACAGATACTGGTAAAAAATATATTACATATGAGTAATAACCTCATGAAACTCTTTCGGAATAATAACATTATTTGGATGGTTTTTAAACATTGGAGCAATATCTTCAGGCGTATATCCTGCTAAACCACAACCAATTTGAGTTACTAAAAAGGTTTTATCTGAGTTTTCTTTAGCATATTCCAAGAAATCAATAACATATTCTTCAATTCTGGTTAATGGAAGAGTCCAAATCATTTCATCTTTAGTTGGGATTGCATAACATTGCCCAGTGATACCTATACCAACTCCCATTTGAGCACCAAATTTTTCTCTTGCGAGTTTAGCTGCTCCTGCACCATGAACACCTTTGAGATTTGAACCAAATACAAAAATCTCATTTGCTTTAAGTTCGTTTATATAGTTATCTGTGTATTTCATATTTTTTTAAAAACAAAAACTGGTTCATATTTGAATCCACCTTTAGTGATACTGGAAAGTTGAAGTTTAAGAGTTTCAATCAATTCAAATCCTTCTTCCTGTGCAATTCTAACAGTATCTGCCTCCAGTGTATTATGCGTTATTACGTTGGCTACGTTCAATATCATATGTCCAGTTGATTTAAGACAACTATAACAGTTTTGTATGGTCTTACGCAAGAAGTTTTCATTCCAAGATTGAACATTATCATATGCCATATAACTCTGGGTTGCTTCATCAGAATACTTTTCAGTATTAAAATACGGTGGTGATGTAAAGCATAAATCAACATCTTGTGAAAATAAGAATTTATCTTCACTTCCTCTTTTCTGGATAAGAGAAAACATATTCATATATTGAAAATCTTCCTGCATTTGCTGTAAACCATTAAACGTTTCGGTGCAAGGATCAGTACCATAATAAAACTTCACTACACCGCTTGCTAATGCCCCTAGGAACCTCCCACCAAAGCCACATGACATATCCCATACAATTCCATCTCCTGCATATTTACGATAAATTCCAGCGGCTGCTGATGGTCTGAAATTTGATACGGATTGAACACCAGAATGACTTCTGAGAGCTTTTCTAATTTGAGAATCAGTCATTGAACCATCTGGTTTTAGCATTGGAAACCCACCTCTTTTTAGTCTTCTCTCGACCGCTTTTTTAAGAAGATCTTTATCATTAAAAACTTCCATTGGTGTTTTCATATTCCTAGTCTTCACACTCCATGCATGAGGGAAGTATGACCAAGCTAAACCCAATCCATGCATGGTTTGTCTAACTGTATCACCTTGGATTATCTTAGATAAATCATACTTCTTAATCTTTTCCAATTCCTTTTTCTTCTCATTTAGTGAGAATTCATAATATGGGAATCCCCTGCTTAATACATAAGCATAGGCGGTATCCAATACGCTACTATCAAATGTGTACATTATCCTTGGATATCAAATTAGGATTAAACTCAATAATTCTAGAAATTATACCAATTATATCCCTAGGTGTAATGGTAGAAACCCAATCACAATCATCACATATACGATCAACTTCATCCATGTAAAGATTGTAAAGTTTTTCTCTATCTATTTTAATATCTTCAAACATTTTTAAGTCCTTTGAAAATTGGATCATCCTTTAAAGCTTCTTTCAATTTATTATTAATGACATCATTAATAGAAATATCTTTATCACAAGATTCTTTAATTAAGAAGTGAAGAAGTTCGACGGGCCATTCTTCCAAATCAAGCTCCATTTTTACAAATGGAATTAACTGAACAGATCCATCATCAAGAGCTTTGAACTCAAATTTTTGACCTTTCTCCCAACCAAATTCCTCAATCTCTTCATCAGTAAACTGAATGTAGACATCATTTGTCGGTACTACCTTTTTAATAAAAGTTTTAGCAACCATTGATGATTTATTATTTGTTGTTTTCTTTAATTTGCTTTTTTGCTTCTTCATAGTTTAATTTTATATCTTTAACCGCCTGATCCTTATAGAGATCAAATTTACTCTCAAACAAATAATAATCGGTGAAATCACGAGCCGTAAATTTAGGAAGTGGTTTTTCGTGTTTCTTTATCTTCTCAATATGAAAGAAATAATGATATCCTAAAAGTAAACCAAGGATAAAAATTCCAGCGATTACAGTTTTAAATGCGCCAGCAATAACTCTTTCAATTAACCAAAGAGATAGAATAATAAGAAAAGCTAGAATTACAATTTCAAGAGGGTTATCTAAGTTCATAAAATATTTGGATTTGTGATACGATTATAGACTATATCAACTGCCCTGTCAACTGTCATTTTACCATAAGCTGTTGATCTCGGATGTATTCTTACTTCAGGAAATTCTGGTACTTCATAAGGTGAATCAATTCCGGTAAAATCTTTAATCTCACCTGCACGAGCTTTTTTATATAAACCTTTAGGATCTCTCTCTTCGCATATTTCTAACGGCGTATCCATATAAACTTCTATAAATCTAGCGTTACAATATTTTGTAAGAATATCTCTAGCAATATCCCTCATTTCTTTTAATGGTGAAATTAGAGCAACAATTACAACTTCTGTTTTTTGAAATTGAAACATATTACTTGCCATGTAAACTACATTATTAACAAATTGTTTTCTATCCTCTATAGTGAAACCATAATCTCTTCCCTTATTTTCTTTTAAATATTTTCTAACGTCATCACCATCCAAAACACCAATTTTCACTCCATCGGCTTTTAAACGAGCTTCTAAAGCTTTAGCAACTGTTGTTTTACCGGAACCCGATAATCCAGTTAACCATATGACTGCCTTCTCCATATTATCCTCCAAGTCTACTATCAAAATCTGCTTGTTCACCAGCTTCGCAGACAGTCTCCCACAAAGAATCAATAGTGTGACAAATTTCTACTTTCTTTCTCCCAACTTTTTTATAAGCTTTATTTTTTTTACCACTGAGACCTTCCCTTTCATATAGATACCAATCAATCCATCCCAATTGATCTGGGTTGAATGATGCCTTGAATAATTCATCAATTGCATGTTCATAGTTCTCATCATATTGCATGAGATCGACACCAAGTTTGTAGAGTTCATGAGATCTCTTACGTGCAACCTGAAGGTTTAAGATAATCTTTTCGAATGAATGTTTTGTCATTTGTCTAAATTTAAATTTTGCTCATCGATAAGTTGCCAAAGCTCATCTCTTACTAGTTGAAAAGTATCAATGTCGGCTTGTGGCATTTCATCACTAGCATATTTGATACTATTTCTCAAGTATTGATCTAAGTTCCAAAGAATGGAATAATACTTTCCAGCATTAGTAGCAGTTTCGAATTCATCCTGCTCTTCTGGTAAATTAAATTCTAGGATTGCTTTTGGCATATTATATATTTTTTTTAATTTGTGGAAACCACCTATAATCAAAAACCCAATTAGCCTTTCCGTTTCCCTTTGTATCATTTATACGATTTTGTAAAATATGTTTTTTTGCTTTATTTTCAGATATAAGCTCAAGAATATGATGCATGCTTGTTATTCTAATTTCTCTATCTTCCATCCAATCGTTATACATGATATCAAACACTAAAATAAAATAAGGATAATTTTTATATCTTTGAACATCTTTATCATTCATTGTAATTGCATATCTGCTTTCGATATTATATAAATCAAATGCTTTATAAAAAGGTGTTCTAATTGTTTTTAAATCTGAAGGGAATGCAGTCCATATATCATGAGTATAAGGATTAGTTTCCTTTTCTTTATTTTTCTTAATTATAATATTATAATTTTTAGCATGATTATCAAGAAAATCTTTTTCTTGATCTTCACCAAATTTACACCATGCTTTTTTATCTTCTACATCTTTGGCGGGATTATAAATTCCATTAAAAATAGGTTGATTATTTTTATTCCAAGGTTTAACTTCATATTTATTACTCATATTAATATTATAATTTTGTTGAACACTCTTTAATAATATTCTTACAGGTATTAATATAATCGGATTCCATTTCGATTATATTAATATTATCTTCAAATAGAATAAATGGTGAGTGAGTTGAAATAATGATTTGAAATTTGTCTTGAAAACTCTTAAGAAGTCTAAACAATTCAATTTGCTTTGGAATTGAAAGTGACTTCTCTGGTTCATCAAGAAGAATAGTAACTTTACCATTACGAGGAAGAGAACGAATGTATTGAACTTCCATTTGTTCAAATCTGTTACCGGGATTTGGCGTAGTTAAAGTAAAATCAGGTGGATTCATTGCGATGTTAAAAATCTTATTTAACTTTTGCATACGAGTCTGACCAGAAGACGGTCTTCTTGCCATATAATCCATCTGCTCTGCTGGTGAAGTCAATCCTTCTTGAGCTAGGATATCTTTATTGTAAAACCATGCCATATCATCAATACGAAGATCACTATCATTATAAAAGGTAGGAGTTCCATCCCATTCAACAATGGTATCACATTCTTTAGTCGGGGTTAATGCACGATAAACCATCGGGAAGTTTTTAACTCCACCAACACCTAATGACATGTAGTTACTGATCTTACTCCAGCCACCATGTTCAATTGCACAATAAGCTTTGATACATTTCATGAGTGTGGATTTACCACAACCATTACTACCAAATAATACGTTAAATCCATCATTAAATTGGAATACTCTGTCCTTTAGACAAACCAATTCTGATGCGAACCCTTTTAATACTTTTACTCTATTAATCATGACTTTTTATTTATATTAACTTGTGAATTAATCAATTTCAATTCTTCAACTTGCTTTTCAAGTTTTACAACTCTTAAAGCTAAATCCGAAGTTGCTTGCTCCCAAGTGGTATCTACACTATATCCACCCCAATGTATAGGATATATTGGATGTTTTTGTAATCTTACATCACCACAATCCTTTGGTGGAAAAATCTTTAATGAGTTATTTTCATTTTTAACATCTTGCAGATCCTTTTTTAGTTTATCAATTGTTTCCTTTGCTCCATCGATTATCTTATGAAGAGCCTTGATTTGAAGCTCTAGCTTTTGATTTAATTCACCAACTGGTTCACATGCATAACAAGAGCCTTGATAACCATCTCTATATTTTGCAAGCATTTCCATTAGATCAACATTCTCTTGCTTAAGATGTCTGAGATCTTTAATCTCTTTCATAAGCTCGTCAATAATTTCTTGTTGTTCCTGTAGATAACCAACTGGTTCCCAATCTGTAGTAGGAAACGGAGATAATCCATTATCTTCTAAAATTTCATCAACACTTTTTTTTGGGGGAAATAAATTGAACATAACACTATGATAGATGAAATTATATGGATGTCAAATAAATAATTCTATGCAACAGAGAATTGGTAAAACTGGAAAAAAACATGACACAATCGAACATTGGTTAGGGCATCACAATCGAAAGTTTGAAATGCTTAGAACAATCACTAGTCTCATTAGTGCCGTTGCTTCTACAATCGTATTATTAAAACTTTTTAATGTTATATAATATTAACGATAAAAAAGATACATTTTTTTATCATTTTCATATATAAATGTAAAGTATTTATAATTTATGGTATGAGCCAAAGTTGATACCATTTTATCATAGAGCTTAACTCTGGATGGTTCAATAGCCATAATTCTGGCAAATTTTGGATTAAATTTATCAGCAAAATCTTTTAATCTAGCAAAAACATTACTAAAAACTTCTACTGATTCACCAGAACCTGTTACACCATAAGATGCTTCATTACCTTTTTCTTCAAATACGATATTCCATACCAATTCATTTGGATGATTTAATACCATATCGTTTAAATCATCTGGTGGAACCGATCCATCATTAACAATAAACATAAATTTTTTTATATTCGTGGGATCTGATTCTATGTAAACTCTGTATTCTTTATTATTTTTTGTTATAAAATCCGAAAAGAATTCACCAGCACGAGAACCTTCTTGCCAGTTTATATCCACATCTATGTTAGTAATATCAAACATTAATATAATTAGTTATTTGATTTATATTTCAAGAACTCTATTTTTAATTTCTCCAAGCTGTTTTTTATCATACCTTGCGTGTCTATCACAAGCATATTGAATATCATCATCAGGCATTTCCAGATAAAAATTAATCTCTTCGATTATGGTTTCCTTTAAAAGGCGAATCATTTCTAATTCTGCTTCTTCGTATGTGTTCCATATGGTATCTTCATATCTGTGGTTTATATAACCTTTATGCTCGACAATATATTCGATTGAATCACCATAAAAATAATGAGAATAGATATAAAAATGACAATCTCTATCTTTATGATATTCACTCGTAATAAGGTTATACCATATTGTATTAAGCGTTATTATTTTTTGATTATTTGTCATATATTTTAGTTCCTTCTTCGTAATCTTTAAATAAATGTCCATTTTTATCTTTGTCGGAAAGAATAGGTACTCTATCACCAATACCAAATTGCCCTAATTGCCAATCAATTTTTAAATCGGGATCATTCCACATAAGCGTTCTTTCATATTCAGGATACCTATAATCAGATACAAGATAATTAAATCCACCTTCAATTGATTTTACCATAAACCCATGAGCGCATCCTGCTGGTATATAGAGAAGGGTTCCTCTATTTAAAACATCAAACTTATAAGAATCCCACATACCAAATGTAGGCGAATTTTTTCTTAAATCAACAAACACATCAAGTATGATACCACTATTAACCCACACTAATTTGGCTTGTGGGTGTTCAATTTGATAATGCAATCCTCTTAAAACATTCTCATTTGATTTACTTTTATTCATTTGAACGAAGTCATGATGAATACCCAATAACTCACTAAAATCATTGGAATTCCACATTTCGGAAAATGATCCTCTATCATCTTCAAAGACTTTAGGTTCAATAATCCAAGCCCCTTCTATTTTTGTTTTTGTAAATTTCACCTCTTTATAAGTTCTGGTGAATATTGTGGAATCAAAGATGGTGGTTCCGGTTGACCTTTAAGACCTTCTTGATGCGCTGTCCTCCTTCTCAAATCACTGGAAGAAAAATCATGTTTACGAGTATGATAATAAATTTCAATTCCGTGATCAATACAGTATTGCTTACCAGTAAAATCACGATCCTTATATTCCTCAGAAAGAAAACGAATATGCATCGTTTGAGTCATAATCATTTGAAGAAGATCATACTCAGTTGAATACACTAAAATCTCATCCACATATTTGCAACCTTGAAGTTGAACATATCTCTCATAGATAGATTGAATTGGTTTGTTTTTAATACCGGGTCTATCAATAGTAGGATCAACTTGAAGAGCAACCTTCAAGTAATCACACATTTCCTTTTCTTGTTTAAGCATCGTGACATGACCTGCGTGAAGTAAATCAAATGACGAGCAGTTGAATCCTATTTTCATATTAATATCCCATATTAAGCTCTTGCGCTTGCTTTGTCAATTCATCTAAAACATTTGCACGAGAATCTTTAATGCATGGTGTAATTTCACTTTGAACTATTTCTGGAAATTCACGACCAAGCATTGGTATTATAACTTTTGGTATAGATGTGTGATCCGCAATTATATCTTGAAGAACTTGAATAGCAGCATCTTTTTGTTTACATGATAGTTCAAGTTCTTTGATCTCTTCTTCCAATAATGAAATTTTTTTATTTGCTTTTTGTAGTTTCAAATCGGATTCAAGACCATCAAGATAAAAATTATTTTTCTTTTGAATTTCAATACAACATCTTGTTTGCGCATCATACATATTCTCTTCCCACCCACAGAGATATTGCATCTTACCAGATAATGTAACCAATTCTTGTTCAGAACCGCAGTGTGGACACTGTGAATGAGTTTTATTTTCCATAGTTTTCAAGACCAAAGACTTCTAATTCAATAGCCCCAAGCTCCATAGGAGTATAGTTGATATGCTCACAAGAAACACAGAAGTATCTTGGATCAATTTCTTGTTTGTATATTATTTCTCCACATGAATCATCTGAGTTTGGATATGCTACAGAATGATATACTTTCTTATCATGAATATGACCATGAACGTTTATCTTATGAGCATTACCAAAAGTACTAGGATGCACAGGGATATGGCTCATGATAATACCATTATCCAAGCGATGAGTTCCACGAATATCTTTGAAATACTTCGCATACTCTTTCATCTCGTAAATGTCATGATTTCCTTTGATAAGGATTTTTTTACCATTGAGTTTACCAAAGTTAGCAATGTCTTTCTTTTTCTGAGCCACATCACCAAGAATATATACTTTGTCACTTGGATGAGTGACTACTTTATTCCAATTCTCAATCAAAGCAGCATCATGCTCTTCTACACTCTTAAACGGGCGTATAGGATGTCCATCCTCTTTAATGAGGCTGCACATATCAGAATCCCCGAAATGGAGATCAGCTATGAGGAATACATTTTTCATTCAAGCATCTTAACAGCATCTCTATATGCTGTCAATGCTTTTATAATAGAATCAAGCTCATCGTTTTCAAAAGTCATGAATCTTTTTGGAGAACGATCAGCATCTAAATGACTAGAACATATATCAGTTGTAAACATCTCAGTCCACTCGTAGTTATCTGGTGATTGCCTGAATGTTACAAAAAAATCTTCCAGTTTTACATTTACTTGTACGCTTGTATTTTCGTTTTTCATATATTCCAAGTTTCTCTATATCCAGAATGACCACAATCATCACATGAGCTTTCATCAAACTTTGTATCATCGGATTGAAAACATTCTACTAAATCTTTAAACGAGCAAGTACCATTCTTGATTCCTTCTTTAAGTTTTACAAGAAGATAATCCAGAAGTTCATCATCTTCTTCGGGTTGCTTAACACCTTCTTCTACTTCTCCGCTTCTCCATACATCATTAATAGAGAATCCCCAGTTATAACAGGACATCTCATCATATACAATTTTATATTTTGGTTCATTCATTTGTTTTTTTCTTTCTTTTTCTTTTCTATTAATTCTTTAAAGGATGAAACATTATTTTCATAATACAATTCTTCTAATCCTTGCTTGACACCTTGGATAAATCCACTCACTAACCAAGAAGCAAAGGTTAATATGAAAACAATTATTCCCAATGCCAATGTGCCAAGAATAATTGCAGCTGATATTTTTATAATTTCTAGTGACATGTTATTAATAAAGATAATCAATTAATGCAGATATGATAAACCAAATTCCAAATATAAAACACCCAACAATTAAAATAGATAGAAATAAAGATAAAAGGGTTACTAAAGTAATTCTAATAAATTGAAATAAAGTTATCATAGATCTTTATAAATGCTATCATATGCACCAATACTATTCAAAGCTTTTTTTCTTCTTTTTTCTTGTGCGACTAAATAAAAGTTCGCAAGCCCCGTATCAATAGCTGCACAACTTCCATCTTCATCAATCTCAAGAACTTGGGTTAATCCACAATCGATATTGGCATTAATACCACCATTCTCATACCATATAGTAACTTTATTCATCGTTGGAGTATGTCCAAAAACTTGTTTTAATCCTCTTGTAACATGACCCTCTCTAAAATCATCACACCAGAGGATACCACCAACACTCCGCATACCACCACGACAACGACCAACCGCACCAATAGTTTCATTCCAAGTACGATTCAAATAATCATCAGTAGCCTTTGCAAGCTTGTCTAGAATAACTTCGTTACTCATACCTTTGATTGGATGCTCAAACCAATGAGGATGAATACCAGCGTGAGTAAACCAAAAACCATTACCATAATGAGCAAATTTGATTTTATCCCAATCCTTTGCTTCCATGACACGATTAATGGCATCATCCTTTTTTAAATCATAACCAGAACAATTATAGATATTCTGAAGACTACCATTAGAATCTTTCGTGTAGTTTAGATATGAATAATTAATATCATGATTACCCATCAAATGAATACGATTGGGTTTATCAAGCGATTCCTTAAGCCAACGGGCAGTTTGTATCGCATCTTGGGCAGTATCTCCAAAATCATCAAAATAATCACCAGTAAAAACAACAATATGGGTCTTATCATATAAAGAGGCAATCTCTTCAGCCTCAACCCAATGATTATGGATATCTCCAATTGCTATAATGTTCATATTTTTATGATAGATGTTTTTTTTTTAAATGTCAACAATTATCTACGATAGCAACCACCATATCCACCCCAACCGTATCCACGATAACACCCATACCCATATCCGTAACCACCCCAACCGTATCCACGATATCCACCCCAACCATACCCATAACCATAATAAGGATAACTATACCCATAACCATAATAAGGATAACTATATCCATAGCCGTAATATGGGTACGAATACCCATAACTTACAGCTGGTGTAGATACTACATAATCACCATTAACGGTACACCCAATAAGAAAAATACACCCCAGAATAATAGCAATGTACTTAATCATATTAAGCAATGTTGCGATTAATCCACAAATCTAATTGTGATAATTTATTTCCAAATTTTCTAAAAAATTTACCAATAGCAAACCAAAAAAATCTCCAATAACCGAATGTAGATACTCTTAAAGCTTTTCTGATTCTAGTAGAAAGTTTTGCTTCTTCTTCAGCAAGTCTCCTTTCCCATTCATCATTATTTTTTTTTATGTCATTTGCGGTTTGAGAAAGACGAATTACAACTTTCTTTAGTTTTCCTTGTAGTTTTCCATTTACAAACTTACCGGAAAACTCAACCCACCATTCATTACCCTCCGTATCAAAAACGCCATCATAAAAACAAATATCACCAGTATGCTTATAGATTTTAGTCTTTCTGGATTTTTCAACAAATTTATGGGGCCAACAAAAATTTCCTCTTTTTCTGATTTTATCCTCTTCCTTCTTTGTCATGGTGCGAACCCAATCACCATCAACTATTGTTGTGGCAAGAGTTCCATTTTTCCTAATAGTATAAGTTGATAGTGTGCAATCCAAATCCTTAGATTGAAAAACTTGTTCATCCCAATTTACATTGGAAAACTTTACCTTATCTTTCTTATTAAGAGGAAGAGGCATTTGGCATTTAATTGAATCGAACATTCCCAAAATTACCTCCTTGTCCCATTTGGGACTGTTTGATTGTAAGTATTATTATGAATCATATTTATATATTATACCGAATCATAAATAAAGTCAACAATAAATTTTATATTGGTGTTCACAAAACAAAAGATATTAATGATGATTATTATGGTTCTGGACATTCAATTAAAGCAGCAATCGAAAAATATGGCAAGGAAAATTTTACAAAAGAAATTCTTCATATTTTTACAAATGCAAAAAAAGCATTTAAGAAAGAAAAAGAAATAGTTAATGAAGAATTAATTAAAAATAAAAATTGTTATAATCTTAAAGAAGGTGGTCATGGTGGATTTGATCATATAAGAAAAACTGGTTTACATAAATCTTCTAAAGGTAGAAAAATAATACATAAAGATGATCAACAAACGAAAGTTAAACCCGAAGATTTAGAAAAATATTTAAAAGAAGGTTGGAAACTTGGATTTAGACCAAGTGCATTGAAACGTATGTCAGAATCAGGAAAAATAAAAATTCAATCGGAAGAACAAAAAAGAAAAAATTCAGAAACCAAAAAAGGTTGTATCAGAATGTTAAATCCAATTACAAATAAAATGAAATTTGTTAAAAGGGGATTAGTTGATGAATTTTTAAATAAAGGTTGGTCTTTTTATAAATTAAAAAGAAATCAACGGTTATCCTTCAAGTAAACACAAACTTTAAATTTACGAAGTTTTTCTAAAACAGGTGGAGCAAAAATCAAATCCTTTACCTTTCTTGATAGCATAATCTCAACCTTTGAATTTTTTTCATCAACCTTTGCGCCTATAAAATGATCTTGATCCGTTACCTTAGTAAATAAGGGATCTTCTTTTTGAAATGTCCAACTATCACCATACCTATTAGCAGATTCTAAATCTTGGGATTTAACATGAATTTTATATCCTTCACATTTCAAATCTGCATCAAAACTTTTTCTGTTCTTGTTATAAATTTTTAAATCCGGTGGTGTAAGATTATCCAATCCCTTTTCTTTTAAAATATAATAGACAGCAAACTCTGCCATTTTTCCAATACGGATATCTTTTTTTATCTTTTCAATATTCGTTTGATTTCTACTAGCGTATTCATCTTTGTTGGTTGGGCAACATTGTTCAGCAAAATCATTACAGATTTTTACAATATCATCATTTAAAATAAAAGCCATTTTTTAATATTATGATATTTTATTTTTTTGTCAAGTATAATACGGAACTGACGAGGCACGATCTCGCAACCTTCTGCGTGACAGGCAGACGCTCTAACCAATTGAGCTACAGTTCCATAAATTTAGTCCTATCGCACCAATATGCTTACCTTATTAAGGTGGGTTCATCCATAGATAGTCTATGGTAACGCCTCTATCATACATACTGTTTCTTTCTAAAATGGTGGAGGTAACCGGGGTCGAACCGATGACATTCTGCTTGCAAAGCAGACGCTCTACCAACTGAGCTATACCCCCCTTAAAATGGTGGACTAGAGGGGAATCGAACCCCTGTCCTTAATATTGTTCACTATCACTTCTACATGTTTAGGTAAATTTAGCATTTGATTGACTACAGGCTGCTATGGCTTACCGACCTATCTTTTTTAGTCTGCCTGATATAGTGAAGAGTCTACATCCACCCCCTGCACTTATTTTACGAGTATCGCAGATACTACTTCAACCTACTGTTATTCCACTACCCCTAATAGGATCAGGATTGTGGTGTTTATGCAGCCATAAGACAAAGCTCGTCTTCGCATCCGAAGAAAGACTCTGCCATATTTGTCACGAATGACTTGACTGATTCAACTGCATTGGTTATTGCCTTTGCGTTTATGTTTCAAACGATTTTTTAAGTAGCCTTTCGTTCAACTACTACATGCGTGTATAGATTTCAACGATTAAGTCGAAACCAGTACTAGCCCATTAAATTATACTTATCAAAGAACAAAGAACTTGGTACACGATGAGGGATTCAAACCCCCGACCCGCTCCGTGTAAAGGAGCCGCTCTATCACTGAGCTAATCGTGCATTAAGTCCACAAATACTTACGAAGTCGAACCAAATCTGCAAGATATTCTGAATCTCTTTCATGGATATCGTGTTCAACTTTTGAATATTCTTGCCAGTTATTCGTACCTTCAATAGAATCCAAGTAATTTTGCATTGCTTTTTTGCCAGATTTAACCCAAGTATAAATTGCTTGAAGTCTGAGGTAATCTGCATATCTAGCATTATAATAATCCCAAAACAAGTCAACACTACCCCATTCTTTGATGAGATATTCATCGTCTTTTCCAAGAGAATCAAGAATCATTTCAATCTGATCCAATCCCTTTTCATCTTCAACAAATGAAATGATAACAGCAGAAAGAACATCTTCTACGATACTATCAAGATCTCTCCAAGCTCTAGGGATAGCTTTACGGATGGATTTGTGTTGTGGATTAAAAAGGTAATACACATACCAATATGCTTTATCCCAAACTCTCCATATAGACCAATAAATCTCTTCCCATTTATTAATAAGTGGGTTTGGAAGATCTTTAACACTTTTAAACTTTTCGATTTTTATAGTCATTGTTTAGATTTTGAAGTTCTTTTGAAATTCTTTCAAGATTTTTTGTTTCTTTTTTAGATGTTTCAGCGCATTCAATCATACGATCAAGATCAGCAGTCATGTAAGCCTGAAGTTCATCTTTAAACACTTTATCATTATAACCGATAGATAGCAACCATTTTTTAATTTTATTTTTATTTTTCTCTGAAATCTCATTTGTTATTTGATTTGCAGTCTTTTTATATTTTGGATAAAGATAATAAAAAGCATGAGCAACTTCATGAGCAATTGTTCTTTTGGCTTTTGGTTGTGAACCAATAAGATAATACTTTGGTGCATTGATATCACTATTGGTAATTTTATGATCTATTTCTTGGATAATATCATCATATTGATTTATATCATTAAAACTTTTCTCATAACCATAACACTTGTCAATAATGTAACTTGGTACATTGAATCCAGCCCAATCATGAGGATATGTGAAACAACCGTCACCGTATTTAATGGAATACATCCTTTGGAATTCGGTCATATTGAAATATTTTCCCCTAATTTCCTTAAAAGATGATTCATAAAACTCTTGAACCCTACAAAAAGTCATTGCTAAATCATAAGCACCATCAATTGTTACCAAAAATACTTTGGGGTGGATTTCCTCTAGTTTATAATTAACATTCATGATTTATAAGTATATAAATAACCACTATGATTGTCAACTTAAAAGAATTCAGTATTAAATTAGCAGATAAAATTGCAGAATTCATTGGTTCTTGGACGTTTATCATTATTCAATCTACCATATTAACAATATGGGTAATAGTGAATGTAATTGGATTGTTCAATTTTGACCCATATCCATTTATTCTTTTGAATCTTTTCCTCTCTTTTGAGGCTGCATATGCTACCCCTTTGATTTTAATGTCTTCTAGTAGACAATCTGATAAAGATAGACAGCATTTAATTCATGATCTTGAATTAGATGAAGAAGCAAATATTATTATAAAAAAAATATCCGAAGTTTTAATTGAAGTAAAAAAGGATTTGGATTTAGATAGAATGGCTACTAGAGATCATAATAAATTAAAAGAAGATCACCTAGAACTTAAAAGAGATTTAGAAGAGATTAAAAGGCTTTTAAAAAATGGTGGGATGTCTAGGTAACGATCCTAGCGAGTCATAACAACGTCAGATTTACAGTCTGAACCGCCTCCTTAACGGTATACCATCCCATTATAAACTACCCCTCATGGATTCGAACCATGACTCACAGTGCCAAAAACTGCGGTGCTACCGTTACACCAAAGGGTAATGTCGATTATTATATTTTAGTCGTATCTCCAGAAAATACAAGCTTAATCGGATCAAAATTTTTCGGAAGATAATCAATTATATCAATCGCTAAATTATCTTTCATTTCATCAAGAGAAGAAAAATTCTTAATAAACCCATTGGGGCTTTGGTATTTAAAAACACCAACTTGTTCCAAAACATCACATTTATTGATAATGACTTCGGTAACACCCGAAAGGTTTATAGCATTACAAAGTTTCTTAACATTAAGCCAATTTACAATTCTTTTTCTACCCGTAGTCGTTCCCTTTTCTCCACCGATTTCAATGATATTACTCAAAACCGGATCATCCCAAAGACTTTCAGGGAATAATGGATCAACACCACTCTTGGTATCATAAATTTTTGCAACACCAATGATATTACGAATTTTCTTTGGTGAGAAACCAAGTGAGCAAGCATTGTGGGGAAATGTTTCACTACTCGTTACATATGGGTAATCCCCCCAATTTATATCAAGCCAAATACTTTGAGCACCTTCGCATAGAATCTTGCCATTAAGATCCATATCCCAAAGGTATTCTTTATCTAGTTTTTTCCATGCTTGAACACCTACTCTGTTTGCTTTGTCTGCATAACAGGGAGCAATACCTTGACCAGTGGTTCCCAATTTTGGCTTTAAAAATTCTAAATCATATTTGATATGATCTTCTGTGATAACGTGAGCATATGGGTGAACTTTTACCAAACTAGGATCAAAACCATTTTCCTCAATATATCTTATTTCGGCTAAAAATTTTTGAACATTAATTACACAATTCGGTCCAATAATAGAGGGCTTACCATGAAAAACACCAGATGGAATAAGATGTGTTTTATATTTTTTACCATCAATGTAAACGGTATGTCCTGCGTTCGGTCCACCATTCCAGCGACAAACCATGTCATAATTTGCAGCCAATGCACTGGAAATTTTACCTTTGCCTTCATCTCCCCACGCAAGACCTACGATAATATCGGCGTATTCAATCATTCATCCATTATATGGATGAAATTTTAAAATTCAAGAAAATTATGCGTTATAGACAAGAACACTACCAGAAGCTAATTTTATAGCACTGAATGACCCACTAATAGTAAACCCAGCAGGAAATGTAACAGAACCAATTGAAATATTGGAATTATATTGAGTGCCATTTACAGCCGTTATACCAGTGAAAACTGTATTTGTAATAGCAACAATTTGATTAAAGGGACCACCCGTAAGCGTATTAGTAGTACTAATTAAATTAAAGCCATTAGCACCTACCTGATTTGTGTCATAAACAGCAGCAGCATAAAGTGGTACATTTTGATCATTACTAACTTTAAACCAAGAGTTACTCCAAGCAACGTTTGGGTTCATTTGTAAAGGTTGTAGGGTAGGAGATAATTGCATATATTCCTAATTACTTATCTTCAAAAGATATCATTCCAGACTCTATTTCTCTATGACAATTTGCACATACTAAAATACATTTTTTTGCTTCTTCTAATGATTTTTTATAATTTCTAGAAAATCCTTTATGAGCTAAACCAAAACTTTTTTCATTTGGAATAATATGATGAAATTCTAAAGCTCTTATACATTTATCATAATTGCAAATATTACACTTTCCTCCAAATTCACTAATCAATTTAGCTTTAACTAACTGTCTTCTTTTTGTAACGGAATTTGATCTACATTTTTTACATCGGTAAGAATTTCTACCTTCTAATACATATTCTGTTTCACCATGATATTTACATGTTTTAATTGTGAATTTTTCTTTCATATGTAATTACTTATCTCGGTATAGCACCTTTTGTTATACCTTTTAAATGGCTGTCGAGGTAGGATTCGAACCTACAACCGTGGTCTTAACAGGACCCTGCACTACCGTTGTGCTACTCGACAGTATTAAACTTTTATCGGAGTGACAGGATTCGAACCTGCGACATCTTGGTCCCAAACCAAGTGCTCTAGCCAAGCTGAGCTACACTCCGTTTTTTTCAACCACCAGCTATGGCTGGGACTATTGAAATTTCATCGGTCTCCTTTACAGAAGTTGCCAAATCAGAAAGAAAGCAAATATCTTCATCATTTAGAAAGATATTGATAAATCTACGAACTTCGCTATTCTCATCAAAAATTCTATCGTGGAGTTCTGGGAACCTCGCACACAACATCATAAGAATTGAACCCATAGTATCACCTTCAACCAAAACAACTTCTTGGTTGTTTGTGATTTTTCTAAGAGGAACTGGAATCCTTATTGTTGCCATTCATATATCTTACTACACTGATAAAATATTGCAAGAAAAATTTTATAAAAAAATAGCGATACATCGTTGGAATCGAACCAACACTAACCATTTGGATGCCTACTCTATCGTTAAATATCTCGGACTTGTCGTGCTACCATTACACTAAATGTATCAAAAATGGAGCGTCAAGTAGGATTTGCACCTACGGCTTTAGAGTTTTGCAGACTCTTCCTTTGGACTTCTCAGGCATTGACGCATATGGAGGAAGCGGTGGGATTCGAACCCACGGTACATTTCTGTACTTCAGTTTTCAAGACTGACTCTTTAAACCGCTCAGACACACTTCCATTTGGAGGAAGCTGTGGGATTCGAACCCACGGAACATTTCTGTTCGGCGGTTTAGTAAACCGCTCTCGTAAACCGCTTGAGTAAGCTTCCGTTATTAATAACTTATCAGAAGCAGAATATTTGTAAAGAAAAAAACGTGGTGTTTGAAGGATTTTGTTGCGCACTTTGTTCCTTCTTCAACGGGCAAGGCTGCGTGGAACGCTGCCCTATCCGTATAGCTCATGTTGTTCTAATCAGTAACATCATAGCTCCCGTAGCTTCGCTAGTTACCATTCAGAAAGTCATCCCAACTTACCAATGAGCAAAGATTCGTTTCCTAGTTAGGTGATTTGCTACCTCCCAACCGTATTAATATCTTATCATAGAAAATAGACTTGTAAAGCATAAATATTTATAGTGAAAGATAACGACGAAAAAAAATTACAAATGATTTACGAGAAACTCTCTCATTCATCCGCTGAAGAGATGAAAGAGGATGATATCGGTGAACAAGAAAAAAGTGAAGAGATCGTAGATGAAAAACCACATGTGATGTATATTGATGTGGGTAATGATGTTTGGGAAATTGATCTAATGTCTGATGATCATAAAAGAGACCCAAATAATCTTTTACATAAAGTTAAAAAATTTCTAATCTATTATAGAAACGATAAAGAAATAAATCACAATTTTTTGCATGGATTACTCCATAGTGAAAAGCTTGCGAAATACTTAAAAAAGTTTAATACACACCCAGCAGAGTTTTTAAATCAACTTTAAACCCAATCTGGAAATTTTTCTCTATTTGGTCTATATTCTAATCTATAGTCTATAGTTAACTCTTCGTTTTCCTGAATATATCTAGCAGCCTTTATTGTTCCTTGGGGTATAAGCCATTTACAGTTGGGATTTCTACTATGATTAAAATAATGTATTTTTGAAATTAAATCAGATGTTAAACACCATTCTTCGTCACATGGTATCAACCAATTATGATTTATCTGGTATTCGGTTAAATCATTCCATCTTAATTTATAAAACGTCCTAAACCAAGGAACATAATTTAAAATTATCTCGCCTTCGGAAAATGGTATTTTTGAAAATATACCTTTTCCAGCAATAAGAGAATCTGCGATATATGTTAGTGGTGCATTATCAATATCTATGTGGTTCATATAGATATTTACAAATTTGCGGTATGAGAGAATCGAACTCTCGTCTCAGCTTTGGAAGAGCCACGTAATAGCCATTATACCAATACCGCTAAAATATAACCAATGTGGTCAGGAGGCTGGGATTTGAACCCAAACCGATTCTTTCACAGAGAATAATGCTACCATTACACCACAACCTGAAATTGGCATTCCCAAGGGGATTTGAACCCCTGCTACATCCGTGAAAGGGATATGTGCTAACCGCTACACTATGGGAACAAAAATTTACTCCTTATCGTATATCCATGTACAAATATTTACTACAAATGCCGTGGATATGGAAATCCAAAAGAATATCGTTTCATTAAAATCTAATCTACCATGTGTGGCAAAAAGCATATAAAGAGAACCCAGATTAAGAAATAACGCAATAATATTTAAGATGAGTAATAGTTTAGCCATTCTTATATCTTAAACCATTTTTTAAATAAAGCAAGGAAAAAATAAAATAATTTATAAATTGCATATAGTCCTAAAAAACTTAGAACCATGACTCCTGTTATAGCTGCTTCAAATGGATCAAGCACATAAATACTTACAATAAGGGGGTAGAGGGAATCGAACCCTCTCGTAAACCTTGGCAAGGTCTCAGGCTACCGTTACATTATACCCCCAAAAATGGCAGGAGTGGGATTTGAACCCACGATCTTTGCGTTATGAGCGCAACGACTTAACCACTTGTCCATCCTGCGTTAATTCTGGCACGTTGGGTAGGAATCGAACCTACATAAGGCAGTTTTGGAGACTGCTGCACAGCCACTATACCACCAACGTATGTTATATACTTATCTTATAGATTTATTTTAAAATGTCAATTGAAAATGTACTTATAGCAAATAAGTATATACATATATGAATAATATTTCGATAGTAAAAGAAGGCAAAATGAATAATAAAGAAGCTGGAAAGCTTGGGTGGTTAAAATCAAAAGAGTTACACGAAGCAGCTTTTAAAAAAAGAATAAATGATTATAAAAATAATCCAACTTTTTGTTTTCAGTGTGGTGAAATGATTTCATACGAAAAAAGATTTAATAAATTTTGTTCTCACACTTGTAGTGCAATTTTTAATAATACGAGAAAGGAAAAAAAATTAAAAACTTGTATATGTTGTAATAATAAATTTCATTCAAAACCCAAAGTTTCAAAATATTGTTCAAAGGATTGTGAAGTTAAATTTAAAAATGATAAAATTATTAAAGATTGGAAACAAGGTATTCATAAAGGTTATAGTGGAAAAAATATGTTAGTCCCACCTTGGTTAAGAAAATATATGTTTGAAAAATTTAATTCTAAATGTTGTAAATGTGGTTGGTGTGAAATAAATCCAACTACTAATAAAACACCATTAGAAGTTAATCATATTGACGGAGATGCTTCAAACTCTAAAGAAGAAAACTTAGAATTAGTTTGTCCGAATTGTCATAGTCTTACTCCAAATTATAGAGCATTAAATAAAAACAGTAAAAGGGATAGATGAGCCGCAGGTGAGATTCGAACTCACGAAGATTGCTCGTCGGTTTACAAAACCGATCCAATTGACCACTATGGGACTGCGGCATTAACTATTAATAACTTACCACACCAACCCTTTGATGTCAATCAAAAGATAAATCTTTTTTCTCAATTTTTTCAATACTACCAGTTCTTCCTGATTGAACTACATAATGAAATTCTTCCTCACGAAGAATTTCTATAATCTGACCTCTTTCTAATGAAGGGTGATTTTCTGTTACTACAATTGCCTGACGATAGTTATATCTTTTATTACGCATTGAAGCTTATTTTTTGCTTTTCTTTTTATTCTTAATGCAATTATTAACTCTTTTACCTGTTCTACTACTTGTTTTTAAACCTTCTTTATGGTATCCATCCCAACATTTTACTTTTTTACCTTCTAAAATGGATGCGAATAAAGTATCAAATTTCATATTACTGTGCAGCTGGTGCTGCTGTTCCTGCTCGTCTTTCTAAGAAAATCAGACGTTGATCTAAATTATCCATTCTTTTATCTAAACCAGCTTCGGTTTGGTTGATATGTTTTAAATCTTCTGAAAATATACCCTGATTATTAATTATAGTTTCTAACTTTTGTTGTGTTACTTCAAATCTTTTTTCAGATTCTGATGATGCTAATTTATCGGCTTCTATTTGTCGTTCCACATAAACTGCAAATTTATCTTGGGTTACATAATGTTGACTCATCCAAAGGGTTGCGTAGCTAAACATCATAAATGCTACTAACATTACCGCTGGTTTGATAAAAATGGTATACCATTTGTCTCCAGCGTGAGGTGCATCTAAGTGGGATAATGGGTTTAAAGGATCTAGAGACATAAGATTTTACATGTATATGACTATACTTACAATTACTTGTATCACTTTTCCTCTAGATTGAATGTTGCCCAAACAACTTGTGGATGACCCATACTAATTTCTATTTCAGGATCGGTCATATCTGCGATTTTATCAATATCAAGTTTAGCTAAAACTATGAATTGCAGTGCTTTAGCAAAAAGATCAGGATCTACATCTTTATCCCACCTAACAATAGTTTCCAAAAAAGGTTCTGGTATTAATGGAACACCATCGTTAAAAATCTGACTTTTAGCTTCAAATGCACTAAACTGCATTACTAAAGTCTCTTTTAATTTTTCATTTAAATCAAATCCATCAATCATGTTTATATTATACACTAAATATTACAAATGTCATCCCCTAAAACGCTAGTAATTTCAGATGTCCATCTAGGTTCACCCGTTTGTAAAACGGATTCTTTAATGGAGGTGTTATTAGACGAAAAATATGATAAACTCATTATAAACGGTGATTTATTAGATAATGGTTATTTCCAAAGATATAAAAAGAAACACTGGAAAGTTTTAGAAACAATAAGAAAGATTTCAAAGAAAAAGGAAGTAATATTAATCAGAGGAAATCATGATAAAAATTCTGAAGCTCTTGCTGCGATTTTAGGAATAGAATTTGTTCACGAATATGAAATGCTAGTAAACGATAAGTGTTTCTTGTTCTTACATTTAGATATATTCGATACATTTATTGCTCACTATGGAATTTTAACAACTGTTGCGGAAAGGATTTATTATTTTTTTCAAAATATTAATAAACCACTAGCAACTTGGTTAAAACGAACCAGTAAAACTTTCTTACAGGTAAAGGATAAAATTAAATTTAAGGCATTGGAATATATCCATAACACTCAATATGATGCGATATTTGGTGGACATGTTCATTATGCTGAAGAATATCACTGCATAAAAACTAATAAAAGTTATTATAATACTGGATCATTCTGTGATTCACCTTCCCATTATATTATTATAGATGGTAACGGGAAGGTGATATTAAAAGAAATTTAAGCTCTTATAGTCTTTTGAAGTGTATTGACACAAGCTACATCTTCATGTACCGCTACGAAATCAACCCCAACCACATCTTCACCATAATTAACAATTGAAAACCCATTCTGCCAGTTTGGATCTTTTACATAAGATGGATTCAGGTCACACGCACAAGCATTCTCGTAGTTATAATATGTAACTGCTTTTCTGTTACCCACCGCTGGGTGTCTTTGCGAGGTAGCACCAAAACGATGAACATGATTTGTGATAGTTGAGGCAAATACCTTCTCGTATTCTGCTCTTGCTGATTGACCGCCATTCTTTCTAACTGCTGTGCCATGTTTAACAATCAGATTAGTTGGGAGAACCACCTCATCAACCAACTTGATTCTGCACCAATCCTCGGTTGGATAGAATACATTTGCGTAAGAAAGCAACTCTTGAATTCTAGGCAATGTTGCCGCCTGACCAATTTGCTTACTCAAATATCTCCACCATCTACCTTCCTGACTATTACCAGAATGATTTGCATTAGTTTCTAAAATCTCACAACCCCAAGATTCGGTAATATCATGAAGAGTCTTCAAAAATGCATGATACTTTTTAAGTTCATCAGCAAGAGAATAGTTATGACGAACATCATTTGAATATGTGCTAATTGAAAGCATATCAAGCGTATCACCATTAAGAATAACCTTTTCTGGTCTTACTTCTTCAACAACCTTAAAAAAGATTTCAATTGTTGGCTGGTGTTCAACACCAAAATGCAAGTCACCAATTACAACAGCAGAATTTGTTGCTTCCTGTCTCACTTGGGATCTCTTGGGTGCATCGTATCGAATAGGAGTCAATTGCTCCAAGAACTGCAAAACTTCATCACCATCAGCATCATTTTGTTTACAAACTTTAAGTGCATTACCGATAAACTCACCATCTTCATTAATAATAGGCTCTTCCTCAAGATAAGAGCGAGTAGTAATATTCAAACTATTACCAATCCAATTATAAACAGTCTTACGAGGAACATCTAAAATCTTTGAGATTTCGGTGTTTGTTTTACCTTGAGTCTGAAGCTCTTTAGCTTGTTCTATTAGCTGTTCTTTATTGTATGAGTTTGACATATAACTACCATGATAAGATAGTTTGATATAAATGTCAACTATTTCTTTTTTAAAATGCTCTTAAATACATTTTTAAAGTTTTCAAATTTTGAATCCCTTTCAACCTTAAGATTTTTTACGGTGGAATCTAGTTTTGATTCTTCAATAGGTTGTTCTTCAATCAAATCCCTATAATTCCTATTTGCGTTGTAATTTATTTTATTCATGCTCTATAGTTTATTATATTGTCCAAATGCTTACGAATCCCCTTTAACTTTGGATACATTAAAGGTGAATTTTCAGAATTTTCCGCTTTAATGTATTCAACATCATTTGCGTTAACTAAAGCGGATTTTTTAGAATTTTCCTCTTTAGTTAATTTATTTTTCTCTAAAAGGGAATTATATGCCAATATGAGCGCAACAGCCAAAGGATCAAAAACGCATACAATACCCAAAGTAAACCACTTGACAATCGTATCCATATCCACACCGAATGCTTTTGCCACATATTTGAGAGTTCCGATGTCCACTTCTTTTGAACCTTCCATTTTTTCATTAATTGATTCTTGGCTCGTTTGGAAGAGTTCGGTTGTAAGTTGTTCAATTCGATTTCTCGTTGAAGTAATCTCTTCAGAAGAGCGTTTGATGTCTTCATAGATTGGTTTTGCTGCTTTAGTCGAGAGATCTGGTAATCTTTTTTCTTGTGCTTTTCTGGCTTCATTTAATGTAACGATTCTATCATTAAGTTGTTTAATTTCAAGATTTAAAAAATCTTTTTTTGAGGTCAGAGCTTCTTGTTTTGTATCCGTAAGTTCTACTTTAACATGGCTTTGTTGATAAGCTCCCGTTAAAAACCCAAAAATACCCAAAGATGTTATACCCATTAAAATTATTACAGCAAGTGTTAAATAAGTTTTAAGTAACCAATTAATACTCTTCCAATATCTATGAAGAAAAGAGGCAGCTACAAGTTTACCAATTTCCAAACCACCTGCCATCACACAAACGGCTACAAATCTAGCAGCATAAAGAGTAGCTAAACCTTGAACAGAAAAGAAAGCAGCACAACCAGCAACTATTAAAGCTACAATTCCAACTAAAGCAGTAAACATATAGAATACTTACTTTTTATAGTGCTTCAATAACGTTCAATGAAGCATGGGCGGTTAATGCACCAGATCCAGCCGCACGTTGAGTAACAAACAATACAAGTTGATCAGGATTTGTCATATCAACATTTGTTCCAATGTTTAAGAAATTTAAAGAAGTTCTTGCGTCAATAACATTAGATGATGAACCATAACCAGCAAGCACTTGGACACCGCCACTTACATATTGCACACCAGTTCCATAATCCCAAAATCTTGCTGATTTACCAAAATTAACAGGTGTTGGTATTGTACCTGATATAGCTGGGTTTAACATTAATCTCCAAGAATAAATGGCAGGAGATGAATTTTTACCACTATTGACAGGATTAAGATCGAATATATTAATATCTTGCAATTGAAGATCTGATCTATTATAAGGTTGACCTTGTCTTAACCCTGCTCCAAGAATGGCATATTCAGCGGTTGATGCCGTGCTGGGCCACGTTACATCGGTTTGTGTTATTGCCCCAGCAAAACTCGGATTTAAAGAAACTTCCGCTTCAACATCAACTGCTTCGGAAGCAAGTGTTAAAATCGGAAGAACTGTTTGTGTTGTTGTATTAAAAATTTCATACCTTAATGGCGAAGCTGGTTCATTAATAAATTGAGTACCTAATGTTCCACCAGAGCTATAAGTGTGAAGAAGAATTGCACCATAATTCGGTGAAGCAATTACCCAACGAACTCTACTTGTTCTACCACCGATATAGTCAACCCAATAAGTCCATTCCATATTCCAAGGACTTTGTGAGAATGAAATAGTTCTACCCGTTGGAAGAGAAGCTGGATTAAAAACATATGTTCCTGTAAGCTGAGTTGTGGAAGTACCAGCAACAAAAACTATACCATTATAAAGATTGTTTGATGCACCAGATAAAGTAATTTTAGTTCCTACTTTATAAGTGTTTGTTAAATCAACTCCATTTGTATCAAATACAACATTCCAAACAGTATTATAATTAGCTTGGGTAACTGGTGTTATAGAAACAGCTGATATACTGTTTGCTGTAACTGGAGCAGTAAACATGTTAATAGTGGAGGGACCCGTTCCATCCAATTTATCATTACTAAAGTTTGCACTGTTTGTTCTATCTTCTATAATTGTTCCATCTGGTAATGATCTACGAACAACAACGTTGAAGTTTGTTCCAGATAATTCAAAAAATAATCCATCAGAGCTATCAAATTGACCCATTCTTTTTACAACACCCGCCTGACGATCTGACCAATTCATCGTGAAGAAAACTTGGTGTCCAACGCCTGGTCTGTATTTAAAATATCTTCTCGTCTGTCTAATTGCCGATCCCGTTGAACTTAAGCCTGATGTCATTGTTACTGAACCAATAGCAGGAATAAATAAACTTTGAGCACTAAGAGCAGTAAATTGTTCTGCGTATCTTAAATCTCCATCCTTATCAACTGCTGCCTGATACCACCATTGGTTTGAATTTAATGCTGTACGAAGTCTACCAAGAGGATCAATTTGTAAAGTATCAGCTTGTTTAACCAAAACTGGTGTAGCATTTGAATTAGGAATAATAACTGCTGATACCGTATTACCGATTGTGAGATTACCAGAAACTGGAATAACCTGTGATGTACTAATCGGTATTGGATTACCTACATCATTAGTAATTTCAATTTGTGGGTTAATTATGTATGCACTTAGAGATGTAACTGGATTTAATATTTGGACTGCTGTTACAGAATTTGAAACAGATATATTACCAGAAACGGGAAGAGTTACATTACAAGCAACGATATCAAAATTTGAAACTGGATTTGTAATAGAAATCGCTGTAAGTTGTATTGGAAAATTTGTTACTGATACAGAACTGACATTATTTGTGGTAAAAACATTTAATGCACTATTAGTAATGAGTGCATAATGCCCCAATTGATCACCTATAGAGATAGAATCTGAAGTTGCTGTTAAATCTTGAGATAATACTCTTAATGCGCCTAAACCGGGACCAATCTGAGCAATATCAGCATGTAATCCAGTATAAGGGTCGGTGATATGAACATCACCAATATTCACATTACCAGAAGTTAATGATATTACCAACCCATCTAAATTGGTAATATACGATGCTTGAGCATAAAGAGGTCTCCCTGCATTATTGTCAACCTGAATCCAAGAGTTGTTTGGGGGTATGTTTGCATTAACATACCCAGCAGATACTTGATTGTTGAAAACGTAGTTACTCATCTGAATAACTACTTACTCTGAATTATTCCTTAATGGCAACAACTAGTTCTTTCCAACTTTCAAACTTTTCAGTGGGTTCTGGTATTTCCCAACCAAAAAACCAAAATTTACCCTTACGATATTGAGCAATTTCTACGGTTGGATTACCATCTTTATCCTTATCTTTGGATGTTACCAAATAAAGGAATTCTTCGATTAGTTCTGGAATAGTGTTATTTTGTTCTGACATAATTTACTTTTTGGAAACAACTCAAGTCATGACCACCAGCATAACTTATACTGGATTGTAGAGCTTGCTTTATTTCGTACATTCTTTCTTTCAAACTTACCTCTGCCATTTCAATCTGCAAGTCAAAACCTTCGACATGAAGATTTTGACCTTTGGCTGTAGCAGAAGCATTACCAAAATAATGTTTTTTACCATTAACAAAAGGAGCAGGAGAATCATTACAAGAAGCAAACATCCCTCCGCTCATAACCATTGTTGCACCTGCGACCAATGACTTAGCAATGTCACCGTAATACTTTGCACCGCCGTCAGCAATAATTGGCTTTTTGGCATAACGTGAACAAGACTGAATGCAAGAAAACGAGGGTACATGGAATCCGGTTTGATACTTTGTAGAGCAAGCAGATCCTGTGCCAATTAGACATTTAGTTGCATCAGCACCCCATTCTTCCAAAGCAAGAGTTGCTTCGACTGAAGATGTATTACCAGCAATCAAAAAAACATTAGGGAAAAGTTCTTTGATTTGTTCAATACGATTTTTAACCTTGATATGATGACCATGTGCGACATCAATTGTGATGTAATCAACAATGAGATTATCGCTTTTAATTTGAATCAATTCTTTGAAAGAATCATCATTTACACCCGTTGAAATACTAATAGTATCCCATTCCTGTTCATTTGCATTACGAACAAATGGAACAGTGCAACCATTAAACCGATGCATCACATAAAAGTAATGATTATCACAAAGCCATTGCGCCCATTCCTGATTAATAACCGACATCATATTGGATGGGATAATTGGTAACTCAAATCTACTATTACCGAATACAACAGTAGTATCCGCTTCTTTTCTTGAATAAAGTTCCGAATAATTAGGAACTAAATAAATGTCATCGTAGTATAGAGCTTTTTCCATGATAGAATTATTCTATCAAATTTTTAAATAAGGTCAAGTATTATAATTCACCATTTAAAACTTTTCCATTAAGTTTTATTCTGGTGAACATGGTAGAAATAGGATGATCTTTATAATCAACGAGTAATCCTCTTATACCCATTTGTCTAGCAAGTAATATATTTCCTATTTCATCATCAATATGGAATTGAATGTTTAAATCTTCAAACCATGTATCTTTTGCTGCAAAATTGGTGCAAAAAATATTTTCTCTTGGGAAATCCACACCAGCATTTTTTAAAATTCTTTCATTGTTGCTTATACCCTCTTCTCCATTTCCTGATATAGACTCAGCGGAAATAATATATGTTTTAATTCCCAATTTTAAACATCTTTTGAAAATCTCAAGAATCGGTCTATTGATATGTGTTGCCTCTTCAACCCTAAATGGTTTATGATGATATTGTCTTTCCACAAGGGTTCCGTGAAAATCAAAAGAGACAATTTTCTTGTCAAATATACCTGTATCTTGTATGGTCACATTACAATTCCTTCAGTATACTTAGCTCAAGTATACCAAAATTGCTATGACCTGAATTAGCTACTTTAGCAGTATATTTTTTTCCTTCGTGTGAAAATTTTATTAAATCACCATTATCCAATTGGATATCGTTGTTTTCATTCCATTCGGATATATCTAAGTAAAACTTAGAACCATCCTTACTTATATACTTTTCAATTCCTAGCATTTTATTTTTATTACTGGGCTGAGAATTTAGTACAATATGTCAAACCAGCAAACGCTATCAAAAGTATAGCTAAAGCAATATATTTGGATTTGATCATTTCAAATATTTACTCTAATGAAAAACACTTTAACGAACCTTTTTAATTTCCATCTCAATCTCATCATCCGTCTTCATTCTATAGGTTTCATCTTCTGGGTTGTAAACAACAAACCCCTCGTCAATCAAATATTGCAATTCTTGAAGGAGGGCATCCATAGTAACTTTTTGGGTATCTTTTTTATTTTTAGCCATAAGTATAGGATATACCAACCACTATGGTATGTCAACAATTATGGAAGGACTAAACGAAAAAATATGGCAGAGGGATGGAACCATTGTACCATCAGTAAGAGAAAAACTTTTACAAATCTCAAAAAGATTTTTAGATGATTTCATTACGCCAGTAACAGTTAAAAACATCTATCTCGTGGGATCTTTAGCGTCCTTTAAATGGACTCCAACTAGCGATATAGATGTCCATTTAACAGTAGACATCAATGAACCACATGCTGATAAAAGTATAGATGATTACTTTGATTTGAAAAAAGATTTCTTTAACAAAAATCATAATATCTTTATCAAAGGATATAAAGTAGAAATCAACATCAATGAAGAAGGTGCTGAACAAAAACAATTTTGGAAAGATAAACCAGTATATGATCTCTATAACCAAAAGTGGATCAAAAAACCAAACCCAAATACTAGAAACTTAAACGACCCTTTGGTATTACAACTTGCTGATTATTTTGAAAAGAAAACAGAGTGGCTTATAAAAAATGAAGCACCATATTATGATTTTAAAAAGTTAAAGAACACAATCAAAGCACTTCGAAAAGAGGGATTAAAACATGATGGGGAATATTCTATTGGTAACTTAGTTTTTAAACAACTAAGAAATTCGGGTGCAAACGAAAAACTTTTTGATTATAAAAACGACATGGAAGACAAAGAATTATCACTGGAGAAGTTTAAAAACTTCTTTAAGAAATAAATTTGTGTGTTCAGTGAAACTCATAAAACGTAAGTCGTTGTAGGTTCTCCCTACACTCTATTCACAAATTTAAATGGAAGTGGGTGAGGGAATCGAACCCTCGCTAATCCCTCATCTAGGGAAGTTATAGGTATAAACTATATCGTGCTTCCAATTACACTAACCCACCTAATTTTTTAAAACTCTTCTTCTTCCTTATCAGCATCAGGGCTAATGAGGTCATCAATCTCGGCTTGAATTCTTTTAATCTCATCATTATAACCCTTTGAGGTCTTTTTCTTGAGATCCTTCATTTCATCCAACTCCTTGCAAAGTTGAAATACTTTGGCTTGCTTTCTGGTCATTGTTGTTTCTTCTGTTTCGTTTGTCATAAAATTTAAAATGGTAGCTATGGTCGGATTCGAACCGACACTTTACAGATTTTAAGTCTGTTGCCTCTGCCGTTGGGCTACATAGCCATATTTGATTATGTATTAATAATACACCAAATTTAGAAATCGGTCAATACTTTTTTGTAAGTTTTCCCTTAACTTTTACAAAGCCTTCAACTGGCTTCTTAGACTTAGGAAAATTCTGAACGAACTTCTTCATGTCAGTTGGACGAGGTTTAGATCCTTTACCAGCCATATTACTTTTTCTTTGTGAAGCGACCCTTTATGTCTCTCTTAACAGACTTTTTCTTAAGAGGTTTAAGATCAACAGAAGATTTTACAGTCTTCTTATAATCTTTATAAGCTGCTTTAAGATTCTTTTTAACCTGTGCCTTAGAAACCTTCTTGGTTTTCTTTGCGAGATTAAGAATAACTTCATTTGCTTCCTTTTCGGAAACCTTAAAGTTCGTGTTATCTTTCTGGATATCTACCATGTGAAGACCTTCATTCGCAAGAAACTCAAGTCTTTTAAGAACATAGTTACCATTAAAACAATGATCCGTTGTTGCCAACGCTAGAATTTCAAGAAAAAGATTCTTGATATCATCCTCATGACCATTATAATAATCAGCCTGAATATATTCATCACCAAATGCATTGAGCTTATGATAAGAGTCCAACCACTTATAAAAGCAATTTATGGATTCAAGCCTATTAACAGGAACAACCTTATTAACGGCATCAATTACAATGCAAAATGATTTTGCTACTTTGGATTCGATATTAGGAATAGTTTCACTCATAGAAACTATCTTAAAGCAATTTTTTAAATTTGCAAGTACTATTTTAAATAATCTAAAGTAGAACCCTTGCGAGATTCTTTAATTAAACCTTCTTCTGGATTAAATTGTTTGCTACCCTTACCACCCAAATATCTTAATGTTGAGTTGAATGATTCTTGGGCAACTGCTGTTTTTCCATCAATATGATCTGCCATCTTTTGTGCGCTACGATCAACATGTGAATTTTTTGCTGCATCTAAACTCTTTTTTAAGTCATTAAGAAATGCTTCTAAATTTTCTCTTGATGGATCATTGATGTAATTCTGTGCGATTTGATCGGATGTTTTTTCACCAATATCTTTTAAAAGTTCTTGTTGTTGTGCTACTGGTCTACCCTGTAATAACGCCTTCACCTTACCGATAATATCCTGAACACCAGCACGAGAAGCTAAATGCTGAAGACCAGCAACGGCGGCAGCACCCATTGCACCGGGTACGGCAAATGAAGCCAAAGTAATAAGACCCTGAATACCAGCTGGTAAGTGTTGGGTATTAGCCAATGCTGTACTAATCATTTGCCCCACCTCGGCTAAGTTTTCATTGATAACGTTTCTTTTAACGCTACCATATGCTTCTTCTAAACTAACTTGATCTTTTGAATTTGAGAACATATTATTTCTTTTTCTTTTTCTTTGCTACGGATTTTTTATGAGATGCTTCTACATCTTTTTTACAACGCTTATATTTTGCTTCGTCTTCACGACCTACGGTTTTAGTACAAATTGCATATTTGCTACCTTCAGTCCATTTCTTTTTAGCCTCTTTGATAACATCAAGAGCAATGGAAAGTAAATCAAAAGCTTCTTCATCAATCTCTTTTTCTTTATCCTTTACATCCTTAAATTCCTCTTCTTCAGTATCCTTTACATTTTCTTCCTTTTCATCTGCCTCAACTTTTGCATTTTTATAAGTGCTTGGCTTTTGTGTGCCAGTATGAGGATCATTGTCTTTTCGATTAAAAGGGTGTTTATCATCAGTATTCTTTTCATCAATGTCTTTTGACTCGTTGATGATTTTAGAATAGATACTTTCTAATTCAGAGTGATCTTTATGCTTCATTGAAAATACTTACTCTTTACGTTTCCAAAATCTCACGTAAATCTCTAAAAAGTCTATATGCTGCACCAATACTTAAATGTAAAAGAATACCTTCAAATGAAATTTTTAAAATAGTTGATTCATTAACTTCACCGCTTTCGTCTAAAATCTCCTCAACTTTTACTTCTTTGACCACGAAAGATTCTTTCTTCTTTGCTTTCGCAGCGAATTCCTTCGTTTTCATTCTTTTATTATAGTCTTTATTGGACATACTATTATCCAATACTTATCGATTATTAACTACCCATTAACACTGTTATATTGGGCAATCGTAAAGGATAAATACTAGCTTGCGTAGCACTGGATTTCATATAAAGGATCATCATTGTGATCCTTTCCATGATAATGCCAATTGAATGAAATTAAAGAATTTTTAACGGCTGGATGTTCATCAAATGTTGCGGTTTTTTCATCATGCTTTCTATATGAAAGATTTCTTTGACCATTCGCACCAATCAATAAATCACCTCTTACCATGTCTAATTCAAACCCAAGACCATGTAATGCCTTTGCTACAGCAGCAATTCCTTTTGATGGATTCCCAAAACGACCGTTACCATCTAATCCAGCTTCTTGGAAAGCTCTTCCGATTGCTCTTCTATCGGAATCCTTTACTTTATAGATTGGTTGAATCTTAGGTGTTTCGTTTTCTGATAAAACTTTTCTGTTGAAGAAACTCTTAAATGATTCTTGTTTTACTTCACCTTCCTCTGAAGGTGATTCTTGTTTATTAGCAAAGTCATAAATGTAATCAATTATTTCTCTTGCTGCACCACCAATGATTTTTTCATTCTCCGATACGTGTTCGGGATCTATTCTCCAAATTGCAAGATATTTTGAAGCATGTTCGTGTGGTAAATCAAACTCTCTTAATACAACATACGCAACACCTTCGGCTTGCAGTTCTTTAATTTTTCTGTCAACTTCCATTCTTGCTTCTAAATCGTGAAGCATTTCATGTGCGATCTCGTGAACCAATGTTGAGATATTTTCAGACATTAATTGGATAGAACCCATCTTACTGACACCTCTTGCTCCACCTAATCCTTCTGCGCTAATATCAACCTGAATATTACGCTTTTTAGCAAAGTCCATAAGAGCATCAAAGATAACTCTTGTTTTTTCATCAGGTGTAGTTTCATCAAACCATTTTGGTTCTTCTACCATTTTGTTTTCCTTGCCTTCGATTTGTTCGGTGTCGGAAACATCAAACACTGGTCTTAAAATAAAACGGGTTTGTCTAAGAACTTCTTGATCTTGAGCAGCATCGGCTTCGTCTTGATTTAACTTTTTAGAAATTGGAACATAAATGTATATTCCCTTTGCTCCCTTTTTTAACTGGCGATTAAATTCCTTTAACCATTTATTTTTACCAGCAACATGGGTTGCGTTTCTCTTTTGAATAAAGATTAACATTTGATTCGCAAATGAATATCTTCTAAACTTCTTTCTAAAATTAAAAAATTCCTGAACCTCTGGTGAGCTTGCATCAGTTTTAATTTTTTCTTTTAATTCGTCTAAGAATGATGTAATCTTATCTTGCATACCTTCATCGACAGCATCTTCTAATTTTGATGCAATATCACCGAAGTCGGTTTCTGCTAAAGGTTTTTCGGTTTTATTTAATGAATAAATTGCCTTAACATATTTTGGTGCTTCTACATCTCTTTGATGTTCAGAATCAAATGGTTTTACCCATGCTCTTAAATTTGCTCCGTCCCAAATAAAACCAGCCTTTTTAATTGCATCCTTTTTCTTAAAGGTTTCTCCATTTTGATTGGTAGTAACAACAAGAAGATATTTTGTATTACCGTTTTTATCCGTTATATTTTTCTTAGCAAGTGCTAAATCTTCTTCAAGAACCGAATACATTTCTGTATAAATGTTTTCAAGTATTAAGGCATCGTTTTTCATATATTTTAATATTTACTTCTAAAGTACTTAGCAAAGCTTTCTTTTATCGCACCACCCAATTCATCAGCAATGATATCAAGATCACTTCCTTCAACTTCAGCAAGTTTCTTTTGGGCATCGATAATTTTTTGAAGAGCTTCTGAATCCTGATCACTTATCTTCTCTTGTTGATAGATCTTTCTATAAGTTTGAATAATTTCAGCAAGTTTCTTTTTCTTCTCGACGTTTTCGTAGAGTCTCTCGTCTCCACCGGGATTGATATTGTAAATCACTCTGACATTCTGATTGGTATTGATTCTATAAATTCTACCTTCACTCTGCTCAACGGATTCAGGTGTCCAATCATAATCATTAACAATCATTGTCTTAAATGTATTAGGGAATGAAATACCAGTTCCACCCATCTTCATACTCATCACCAAAATCTTAGCATCAGGATGCTCCATTTTCTTTTTAACTTGATCCAATTCCTTCTTAGGTGTTGAACTCAAGAATGAATATGCTTTCCATTTTGGATTCACACTAGCAAGAGCTTCTTCGGCTTTACTTAACAGTTCTTGTCCTGCACCAACAAAGTTTGTGAAAATTAAAACCTTACTGGCAGAATAATTGTTTTCTTTATCTTTTTGGTTGTTAACAATTATATCCATTGCCATTCTGATGGTCTCGTCGGTTTTTTCCTTTGCTATAATATCTCTAAATGCAAGCATCTGAGATATTGCAAGATTTGGATCTTTATATCCTTTAATTTTATCATTAACCTGTTTAATAAATTCTGCTTGTTTCTTAATAGAATTTCTTTTTTCCTTATCGATTTTAATATCAGGCATCTTCTCACCCTTCTCGCTTCTCATGTCTTCCTTGGAATGTCTAATATAAATTCCAGTAAGGTGCATCCATTTGTTAAGATGTTCAGCGGCTCTTATTCTATCTTCAAAATCACCTTCGACATATGCTCCACCATAACCAGCTGGAACCATTCCTGCAAACTCTCTTTTAAACTTGCTATCATCAAGAAGACCCATAGGATGTCCTAAAATTGCCAATTGATTCTTAACATCCATTGGTTTATTAGCGGAAACCGTGGCAGTTGCACCCCATCTACATTTTGCTTTCTCGGCAATCTTCTCAAGATTTTGTGATCTCTTTGATGTGCTATGTTTGAGTTTATGTAATTCGTCAAAGATAACAACCGAATATTCTTGGTTTGAAAGATGATTGATAACTCCTTCTAAATTTCCACCAGCAGAGAAGTTCTCATAATAAAGAACATTCCATTTCTTTGTAACCATTGGATCAACGGAGATTTCTTTTCTTTCCTTTTCACCCATAACAGCAACAATTTCTTCTGCGAACTGACTTTGAACTCTCTTTAATGTGACAATAAGAATTGGTTTCTTTTCTTCTTTGTAAACTAATTCAGCAGCATAAATCATCTGAACAGTTTTTCCACCACCTGTTTCTGATCCCAAGATGGCATACTTGTTCTTATAAAGGAAATCCACTCCTTCTTTTTGCAAACCAAAAAGTTTAAATCCAGATTCTGGGAAATCATTATCGGTTGCTTCCGATACTTGTTCTTGTTTCTTTAATTTAAGATCTCTTGCTGGTTTAAGAATACCATCTTCTTTCATTTTCTTAAACACAATTCTGAGATTATCAACATTGAAATTATTATCTTTTAAGATCTGACCCAATTTTACATATTGTTCATAGTCGCCCTTTAAATTAGCCATGTAATTCTCCCACTTGGCAGTTGGGAAAAGATAACGAATACATTCTCTAAAGACTTTCTTTGCGTCTTCTGGAATACCTGAAGCATAATTTGGTGCAAGTCTAATTCCTTGTTTTGCAACATATTCAACATTAAGGAGATAACCATCACCACTTTCTGGTTTTACTTCTTCAACCGAACCATCACCAACTGGTGCTTCTTCTTTCCCAAAATGTTTTTCAAGATCAGATACATCAAGATCTTGTTCAAAAATTGGCTTTAATAATTCATAAGATGATTTCTTATCATCCATGAATATTTTCTTTGATGCCATATCAAATGATAAAAGTTTAGGAGTCAAGCCAGCATTTTTACATGCGAAATAAACTTTCTTTGAAACCGGACTACCTGTGGGACCTAAATTAACCTCAAGCTTTCTGCCATATTTGGTTGGAAATGCTGAAACAATTTCAACCTTTGGTTTATTAACTGGTGCTTCTTCTTCACCCTGTCCTCTTGCTGGTAAATTACCAATTTCTTTAATCTCAACATCTGGATAAATCTTTTCTGCTAATCTACGGGCAAGTTCAGGAACCATGTAGAACTGACTTGGTGTAAGCTTTTTGAAATATTTGTAACTGTCTTGGAAAACATAATTTCCATAGTTGTCAATAACCTTTGGTATATTTTGTTCTTGGAAATAAGGATAGATAACTTCCTTATTGATTCTATTAATGGATGGGTATTCTTCCTTTACAACTCTTTTTCCACTTTTGATTTTAGGAACAGTAACCAAGATTTTACCGTATTGGGTATTTGAATAATCAAAAACTATCTTATCTTCATCCTGTTGTTGGGTATTTGTTACCTTGTTTATTTCATGACGGAGAACTTTCTCTTCCCCATCCCAATTAAATCCGATACTTTTTAATTGGGTTGATCTATACTTGTAAAGTGCTCCCATTAATCTCTGGATTAACCACACAGGCATTTCATCACCCATGTTAAATTCTGGAGCTTGCATTAATCCATTACCCCATGCACCACCTACAATTGTAGTCCAATCAATTTTATTGAATCCCAAATCATTGAATTCATTTGGAACACCTCTTGCTGCCATGTCATTAACAGCCTTTCTAAGTCTAAGAATAGCATCGGCTTTTACCAATTTTTTGGAGTTCTCGTCTTGATGAAGTCCCTCAACGACAACCTCATATAGACTTTCCAAAATTATTGAATCTTTATCGTACATGTTTTATATTTACTCTTAGGTAAGTTCGGCTGTTAATTTCCCATCAATAATTGAAACTTGCTTGGCATTGTGTACAGGTGATTCATCTGCACGATTTACGAAGGAATTGTATTTGTAAGGGTTATAGGTGATGGAAACTGGTAAAACAACTGGTTCTTTGTTTTCCAAATACCCGATTACGCCAGCATGGACGTTTTTTCTCTTCTCTTCACGAACTCTTTCCATTCCCCCTTGGCGAACTTTCAACACACAATCTCTGAGCATGAGATTTCTCTCATGTCCAATAACCCTATTTGTTGAAACATCCATGATTGAGAAAATAGGGTATCCAAGTTTATCTGACAAGTTTAAATTTTTATAAACCCAAACTTTTCCGGTAAAGCCTTTGTGACCTGTTTTGGCAACAAGTCCATAGGCTTCTTGGATTAATAATGTGTCACGATCTCGCATTTTTATAATAATTACCCTTAAAAAATTTTTTTAACTAAGTAAATAAGAGATGGATTTAAAGAAAATCATATTAAATGTCTTGGAAGAAGGTCACTTCCACATACCAAGAGAAGTGTTTCAAGACATGATGAATTACTATCTTGAGATGTATAAAAAGTTTAAGGTCAATGGTGGCAAGAGAGTCACGGATCAACAATATCCACCAAAGAAGTTTAAATTGGATTTTTCCAAGGTAGGTAAGAGTTTTGAGTTTCTTAAAAACACACCAACACCACCTGAAGTAACCTTGCGCTTTACTGCAAATAATTCCGCACAACATTGCAGATTTCAGGCAGGATATAATTCAGAAATCCAGCTTTCATTAAATGATGCAGAAAGAGTTTACACAGAGGTTATGGAGCACGAATTACTCCATTCACTTCAGAATATATTAAAAAAACACGAACAGTTTAGAAGAAATCAGGTTGATCCCAAAGACGTAAGGGTAAAGGATAAAAAATCAATCTATAAGTCCAAAGACCCAAATTCCATCTGGAGAGCAAAATTGCCAGACGTTGAGTATGCAGGTGTACCAAAGAAAAAATTTATAGATCAAAAATACGATTGGCACGGATATTCCAAAAACAAATACGCTCAAAGAAGAACAACCCACGAGAAAAGACCAATTGAATATTATCCGGATTTATTCTCCTCAATCAAGAGTATGCAAAGAAGTTGGTATAAATTCGCCAAACATCATGCAATGGATGAGAATGCCGTTAGATCAGAAGAAAAGAAAAAGAACTTCTACATGCTCTTTTTTAATAACATAAAAACAGGTAAACCATATCCTGATTATGCCAAAAACTTCATCCCCAGCTTGGCAAGTAAAATCTTTGAGGTGTTTAAGAAAAACGGAGATGATTTTCTAAACATGATGTTAAAGAAACTCTATGACGGATTTGTTAATAAAGATCCGGATTTCTCCTATGATGAATTCAAAAGTGTTGAGAAACAAGCCGAAGACGATGCCTATAATAAACAAAACGAAAAGGCAAAGAAATTAGGCTTAAAGGAACCAGCAGCATTTAGTTTTGATCCTAGAAGCCTGAAACTTGATTACTATGACAGAGGTGAAATCTTTGATCAGGTTCAAAACGAAGAAGCCGAAGAATACCTTGATGGGAATAGATCGGAAAATGCCGAATATGTTTTAAACGAGCTTGGTTTAAAATCCAAGGAAGACAAGAGAGGTAATGAATATGTCTTATATCCAAGTAAAATAACAAACATTATAAAACTCTTTAAAAAGATAGCTGGTTTGAAAAATAGCACATTTGATAAGGTTTCCAAACAGGCAAGTGATGCTATGTGGGATGGGGTGTTTAATTACTTCCTTGCCACCTACACAAGAGCACTAACAACGGAAGCATTACCAAATTTAGATAGAAGATGGTTTCGCCTAACAGGAGAAAACGAAAAAGACGCAAGAAGACAATCCAAAGAAAATTACGATAAGCAAATAGCCGAATATTCTGATAACTTCAAAAAACTCATAGGCTCTTTGCGTTCTGCCAACGTATAAAAGCTACCCTTAAAAAAATTTTTTGCACTAAATATAAAAAGAAATGAAAGCACCAAAAAGACTCGTAACACTAAAGGAACTCTATCAGACGAAAGTTTTGAAGGAAAATCAAATCCCTACAAATGAAACTGCAAGTGATATGGATGCTTTATACACAATCATTAGAAATGCACTCAATAGAAACCATATTGATTTCAAAGAAGAAGCCGATTGTTTAAAGGTTGAATATTTCGAAAAACAGTATGAGATCAAGGTTTCTGAGCTTGGTAATACTGGATTATAAAACTTGATTTTTAAAAAATTCCCCTAATTAGGGGCATGTCTTTTAATCAAAATTCATTTACTCAGGGAGAATTATTCCCATTGGTTCAGGGTGAATTATTTTCCAATTTACCAAATACCCGTAAAATAAAAAAAGGAAAATGTCTTCAGTGTCATAATGAATTTTCAAAATCAAAAAGCAATAATCTCTATTGCTCAAAAAAGTGTGTCAATAATGCATACCGTGAAAGAAAATTTCCCAAGAATATAGTTATAGTAAAATGCTTAAAGTGTTCTGAAGAGTTTGAAAGAAAACGCAGTGATCACAAATATTGTTCAAAGATTTGCTTAAATAAGCACAAATACGAATTAAACAGAGAAGAGTATTTAAAATATTCCAAACAATGGAGAGAAAGTAACAAAGAACGAGTCAAGCAATGGAGAATAGATAATAAAGATCGTTTGGCAAAATGGTATGAAAAAAACAGAGACAGGCAAAATGAACGCAAAAGAATAGCAGAAAAAATACGCTATAATAAAAAGAAAGATGAAATCTATGCCAAACGCAAACATTTCATAAAAACAAATCCCCATGCCAAAATAGCAACTGCATGTAGGAAAAGAGTTCAGGCAATTTTTAGACGTAGTGGAATTAAAAAGAGTTCCAAAACCATAGAACTCTTAGGATGCACTGCCAAAGAAGCAAAACAACATATAGAAAGCCAATTTAAAGACGGTATGAGTTGGGATAACTATGGCTTCTATGGATGGCACATAGATCATATAAAACCATGTGCTGCCTTTGACCTAACCGATCCTGAAGAGCAAAAGAAGTGTTTCCATTACACAAACCTTCAACCCCTATGGTGGCAAGATAACCTTTCCAAGGGTAAGAAATATAATATAAATGATTTGGAATTAATTCCATTATCTTCAGAATCTTCGGCGCAACCGTAACATTCTGAATACTTTTTTATACCCTTTAAGGTATAGTGATTTAAACACTACTCTGTATACCGCCCATAGGTATACCCTATAGGGTATAGGGGAGGCACTGCCCACCCCCCTATGTTAGGAACTAACATCCCTATAGCTAAATTTTCGTAGCCCCACCTCGGTTTTTGTCAAGCTCAAAAATCCAATGTCGTCTAATAGATACACGATAGAAAAAACTTGACTTGGGTAAAACAAAATGATTCGCAAGACTTGACCATGTATCAGTCGAAGAAGAATCCCAACCACCTTTCGATGATTGGGATCTCTTGAAGGATGGATTAATAATCCTCGTCAAGACACTCGCCTAGTTCGGCAAGCTCCTGTCGCCCATCATTACCACTACGACTCCAACCACAGTAGCAACGAGATAGCTTATGATGGTTATCACAGCTATGACAAACCCAAGCACCACACGAGCGACTCCACTCAAAGGTAGAGCCACAGCTGCAATCCTTAGAAGCTACGTTAGAATCCTGAGACATTTAAATCACCTCCTTTATAGATCAATAGAAGAACAAAGAAGTATGAAGAAGTAAAGAAGTATTTGCGTTGGGCAAAATAAATTCTTTTCATTCTTAATGCCCTAGGAATGTATGAAGAACTATCCGATCCCCACCACAAGGATCGGATAGCTTTTACTTCACCACTATCCTGTTATGAATTATTCTGAAAGGGTGAGGCTACTTGCCAAGAGTGTTGAGGATTGATTTGGAGGAAGAAGGCTTGCCAAGGTAGGGATGGATCTTTCTGGATCTTCTGGATATAAGAGGCGTAGGTATAGCCAAGGGTTAGGAAGAAGGAGATGGCGAGGATGATATTGATCCTTGTTGTGTATTTGCGAAGGAGGAAGATATTCATTACTTGGTATTGTTGGAGTTGTCGCAGTAGTCTTGAAAGGAGATTAACCCCTTGAGATAGCTTGCCAGTAGTAAAGCCTCATTGTAGTTGTAGCCTTGACCCATACGAGCATGGATAATGTCGCTGGCATTAAGGTTGACTGATATCTCTTTGGCTTCCGTGAGGTTGCCATTGATAAGGTTATCAATAGCGTCTTGGGCTAGGATTGTTTTCATGCTTGAGCCTCCACGATCTGCATAGCGGCTTCCTTGAGGATGCAGACACTACCTGCTTTAGTTGGATAGTCTCCGCATTCCTTTAGCTTGGTATTGATATCGAAGGGAACGATAGTCATCATATTGTCCCAAGTGTTCAAGGGGATATTGTTGAAGTGATTGTCCTTTCCTTCCATGAGGGTTTCTAGGTGGAAGCGACTAACACGATTCATCACGGCAGGGGTGACGAATTGGGAATAGTATTCCCTATGTGTAAACTCTCCGTCGAGGTATTGTTTGCGAGTGATCATGGTGAGTGGTGAGGTTGAAGGTTGAATTAGTATCCTCTTTCGTTCTTGTCGGCGCAGGAGTTACAGATGGCGTAGTCGTGCTTGATCTTAACTTCCCTTCCGCATTGATTGCAAGTCTTCAATACGCTATTCTTCTGCATATAGTTGTAGAATTGGCGCATATCCTCTTGGGAATCAAATCCGTCTGGATTGTAGTGACCGAAGTTATCGTCGTAGAAGGTAGCCATAGTGGTGAGTGGTGAGGGTTAGGGATGGTTACTTGATACCAAGGGAGTTGAGCTTGTTCTGAAAAGCCTGTTTGGTGGCGTTCTCATAGAACGATCCGTCTTGAAAGGGAGCTTGGGCAAAGGAGTCATCATTCCAATGGAAGGAGACATTCCCCCAAGAGCTTGCTTCAAAGAAAGCGGCATGGTGGACGATTGCGGTATGTTGCCAGTAGAGGCTAGTCACTAGGCAATCAATGGCGCAGATGATGCAGATGAGGAGGGCAAGGGTGAGGGTTTGATAGATGGTGTTTTTCATAACGAGAGTGATTAGATCAGATGACTTGGATTCTGTCAACAATATATTTTAACGATTGATGACAATCTGAACAGGGGGTTGAGTGGGATATGGAAGGCAATTAGGTTGAGGGACACAAACAGGAAGCGGTGCAAGGGGTGCAAAGGCTCCTAATGCTCCGATGATATTGGCAATGCCGTTGAGGGTGACAGCGGTTTGAGTGGAAGAATAGTTTCCATAGATACCTCCGTTATTATAGGAAACCGAACGGGTGTAGTTTCCCCTTGCTCCAGAATAGGAGGTTGTGGAGTTGTAGGAGCTTGCGTTGCCATAGCCTCCTCCCCCTCCATACCATGCTTTTGATGAGGAGAGCATGGAAGCGGTGACAAGGATAGCGAGGACTGATTTGGTGATGGTGTTTTTCATAACAAATGAGAGTCAATCAGATAGAGTTAAAGATTGCAAGACTTATTTTTTGGGGGTAAATGGGTGTTGGGTAAAATAAAATCTTTCTGACTTGTCTGCCCAAACCTAGGTAAATTAAATTGATATTATATAGGCACAAAAAAAGAGGGCATTTCTGCCCCCTTTAATTTGTTATGTTAGTTGAGTGTTAGCTCTGGTGGATGGCTGCGGTGATCGTGCGGATCAACTCTTCGCAATCGTCAATCCCCTGCTGGAGATCCCTGCTCTTGTACTTCTTGCCTGTGTACTGGGAGAGGCGAGTGAGGAGGAATTTGGCATTGGCTCCTCTGGTGATCATCATTCCCCTTTGGAGGGCTTTGAGACCCATTTTGATGGTGCTGATCTGCACCCCCTGAATCTGGATGGGAGTGTCGAGGACAACGCAAGGCTCTTGCGTTACTGGTGGTACTTTGCTCATGGTGGTGGTGTTTGGTTATATAGTCATCATTGACTATGGATAAAGTAGATCATGTTCTTGATTATTTGTCGAGCGAATTTTTTTAAATAAATACACCTTGGGTAAAATAAAATCTTTCGCTTCTCTTTCCCCATAGGGAGGAAATAAAAAAAACCAAAAATCCCCTCCTCCTTTTTAGGGGAAGAGGGGATTTGATGGGGGGAAGGTTAGAGGATAATATCCCTCACATTCTCTGCCTTGATGGTGAAGCAAAGGGGCTTCTCTTCGTTAGGCTTGGGAAGCTCTGATGCCAGCACCAGCGGTTCAATCACCGACTTGTCAACCGATACGCCGTTGAGGAAATACTCAACCTTGGGGGTGAAGTCGATTCCGCTTGCAGGATAGAACCGAGCATAATCAGCCCCCTTGTGGGTGATATGAAGGGGAAACTCTGCCCATTCTCCCCAAGGCAGACCAGCGTTTTCAGAAGGAAGAGAACCATCTTCACGACCTTCCTTGACGACCTTCATGTTCTCATAGTCCACCCCTCCACGAATCACCAGCTTGGTGATTTTCTCGACCTTGTTGCCAGCGTGAGCCTTCTTTGTCTTGAGGCTCTTGCCGATGACCGCAGAAAGGTTTGCACCCTTGCGATTCTTGATGACTTCCTTGATGAGGTTGATGTTCATACTATCAATAAGGGTTTTCCACCCTTTGCCACTTTATTATCGGTAGGCTTTGCACCGGATCATCGTTTGATGATGGATAAAGTAAATCATACTTTCGTCTTTTCGTCAATAGGTTTTTTTATTTTTTTTATAGGAGGTAAATGGGTGTTGGGTAAAATAAAATCTTTCCCAGCTTTTCCCCCATATAGGGATCACAAAAAAATCCCCTTGACTTGCAAGAGGATTTTTGATTGTGGAAGGATTAGGCTCTGTGGATCACAAAACCGCTTGTGTCTTTCTTTCCTTTCCCCTTTGCTTTCAATCCGACGATCACACCTTTTTCATCCAAAAAGCGGAGATCGCTTTCATCACCATTGATGACTTTCTTCCCCTTATAGGATGAAGGGAGAGAGTCAAAAACCATCGCCACGTTTCCCCCCATTGAAAGGATGAGATCACAAAGGGCATCGTTATTTTCCTTTCTTGAAAAGGTGAGGTGATAATTAGAGGGCAATTCACCTTTCAAGAATTGAATCATGCGGTTAGCGTTTGGCGTGTAATCATAAAATTGGACATCCGAAAAGGATTGCATGATGTCACCGATATTGTGCCAAGGGAGATCGCTTGTGCCATTTAAGCGGACGCAAGGGGTCATCCCCTTTTTCTGTGCTTTCTTTACTAGGGAAGCAATTTCCTCCTTTAGTTGAGAGACAAAACCATCACGATCAGAAAGGAAACGGAGAGTCTTTTTTACTCTTGCGTCTTTGATAGGTTGCATGGCTCCCCTTCCACTAGTAAATAGGCAAGCAACCTTGCAACCATCCGAAGCATGAGGGCAGAGGTTTTTTCCGCTTTCCGTTGCAGGGGCCAAGTAAATGATGCCCGTGATGAATCCCTTTTTCTGCCCTTTGATCGTCTTTGCGTTTGTATCGTGGGCAAGAATAGGTTGTGCTTTTGTGGTGGTGGTTTTCATGAGGAAGCTATGAGATCAGAAAACCGCTTTCATGGCAAGAATTTTTTTTGATTTTTCAGATTTTTTTTTTGTGGTGGAAATGGGTGTTGGGTAAAATAAAATCTTTCTCGTGTATTCACCCATTATTATATTGTAAGATAAACGAACACTATCTATTCATTTATCTTACAAGTTATTATCTTACAATTACTTACAAAGTAAGAATCTATTCATCTTCTGGATGGACATCTCTACAATACTCTGCTACTCCTGCATCATATCCCATCTTGTATTGAATATGATTTAGAAGCTCTTTACCTTTACCATTCCATCCGTCATAAGGATTATCGCTTACTCCCTCTTCATATCCATCCACAAATCCCTTGCAATAACCAATGTTTCTTTCGTCTGGTTTAATGCTCATAGTCCGTGAATCTGCTTGTGCTTGATGAGTGCTTCAATGAATTCCGTGAGTTCTTTATTTGGAATAGTCAGAACAACTTTCTCTGTCTTATCATCTTTTTCCTTGACAGTAGTGTAGGCAGGATAATCTTCTGAGATTTCAATGATGTAGTCTGCGTCTTCTAAATTGATTGTGATACTTGTTCTAATTTTCATGTGTGTATATACGAGTGCGTGTGTGTTATGATGTTGCGTGTGTACTTGCGTGGTAATAAAACACGGTGTTGTATTTTAACACGGTGTTGTATAAAAACGCTGTTACAGATTTAAACTCTCAATGATTTGA